ATACTTTATAAGAGAATTATAGTTAGAAGGTGTCATAAATTTTTAAATAATATATTTTATTGCAAATAGTTTAAACATTGTCAAAAAAAAAAAAAAAACGAAAGACCCCGAAATACTCCGAAATCTTCCGCCGACCGAGATTCCCCAGTCCCTTGGCTTCATTAAAACCTGCCACATTTGGGCATTGTTAAGAGGCCTGGCAGGTATGTTGGGTATAATATCGGATAAAATTTTTAATTTATCAAGCTTTTTTAACGCTTACCATACAATGATTCATTGCTTGGAGTGACGGAATATTCGGGAAGCGATACAGCGAATTTTTTAAAATTCGCTAATTTTAAGCTATTGATATTACCAACAATCGGATCAATTTTGGTTACTTTTACAGGTATTGGCTTTTTTCCATCAAAATGTTTTATTACTTCCTTAAAAAAATCTTTAAAAGGCTTATCTTTTACTTCTGGTGATTGCTTATTAAATTCTCTATTTTTACGAAACTTATATCCAAATTCTTGTAAAACTGATTTAGCATTATACTCATTTGACTTTCTTAATTCTGTAAATTTATCCAAAATATCCCTATCTTTATCTGATAAGTTTGTAATTTTAATACATCCAGCAGAACCAGGGCTTCCGCCTCCATGAATCGTAAAATTACTCCTACCTTTTGTGTCTGTGCCTTCAGCTGGATGCAACCTAAACTTTCCGGAACCCCAAGACACTCCACCTAAATCATAGTCAAATGTTCTAATATTAGCTGGATTATTTATGTACACATCGGATTCTGGACTAAAATAATACATTCCTGCAGGAATTGTTCCTTTATTTTTAACACCTTCAAGTTCTGGATCCATGAACCCAATAGCTCCAGAGGTTGCAGGAGCTTTATATAAAACATTTCCAGCATTATCCTTAATAGCTATTTCTTTAGATTTCCTATCAAAATGTATAAAACTGCCTTTAGAAGCTTTAGGATCTGTAGTCTTTAAATCAGATAAAGCCACAGGACCCTTTTGCCATTTAGGACCGTTAAGCAAATTAGACAAACTGCCTCTTACATATCCCGGAAGTTTTGCTACAGAATTTAAAAATGGAATATCGGCATACTCTGAAGTTTTGTTGGTACTCATGGGAATAATTTAAAAATTACATAAAGCGGCCTCCTTGGGTGCGCATTGTTAAGAGGCGTAGGAGGCATTCTTAAATATAATATCGTATACTTTTAAATACGATGCAAGTTTTAATTAAGGGTTTAAGTGTTAACCAATTTTAAAAAATCTTTTTCATCCAATATGGCAATGCCTAATTCAGCAGCTTTTTTATTTTTGCCGGATCCGGAATTTTTATCATTGGTTACAAGATAATTTAAGCCTTTGCTAACGGATGATTTAACTTCTCCTCCTAAATTTTCCACCATAGCTATTGCTTCTTTTCTACTGATGGACATGGCTCCTGTAAAACAAAATGATTTGCCTGACAAAGGTAATTTGGATATTTCGCAACCAGACTTTAATTCTTTTTCTCTTGAACTTTCATAGACAATCCAATTATCGCAAGTAATAATGTTATGCCAAATAGACATTAAATTGTTTTCTATTATAGCTTTTCTTAATCTTGCAACGGTGTCTTGGGTAGTGCCGGAAGGCGTAATAAGGGAAATGCTATGATCAATAAACAAAGCTCTATTCATTTTATCCACGCCGTTAGCCTTTATCAGCTTCTTAACAATCTTTTCTCCTATACCTTTATAATCAAAAGAACACATTAGTTTCGTATAAGAAATAGCCCAAAACTTTTCAGGCAAACTTTTATAAAAATCCGCCTGTTTCTTATATCTCGGATCTGGATAAAAATCTATAACATCATTAATTGTCTTAAGATTCCATGATTTAAGCGTTTTTGCGGACACATTGGGAATATCAAGATTGTTTAAAAAGAATGCCAAAGATTTATACGCAGATTCGTCGCAATCAGGATTAATACAATATAATTTCTTACCCTCTATTTTTAATTGGCTTCCGCAATAAGGACATTTATTAGGGATATCAGCATTGTCTGAGGTTTCAATGACCTGAGAAATAACGGGAATTATCTCACCGCTTTTCATAACTACAACCTTTGCGCCAATACCTATTTTATGATTTTTAACCCACTCATAATTAAAAGCGGAAGCTTGCGTAACCTTAGATCCATTTAACATGACAGGTTCTATCTGCGCTATAGGGCTTAAAGATCCATCTTTAGTCATCCTCCAATCAATGCCTGTTATTGTTGTCTCGGCAGCCAGTTCATTTGCTTTAAATGCTCTTGCGTTCGAGGGATAATATTCATTCTCATACTTGCAATTTTCATTTGATTGAATAACCAAACCGTCAATTTCCCAAGGTGCTTTAGCAAGAAACTCCTGATATATGCTCATTAAAGTTTCACTATTAAGACTGCCTTGTTTAATTATAGTATAAAAAGGCACGCTAAATCCTTCTCGTTTTAAAATGCTTAATTCAGTCTCATAATTTTCCGTAACATATTCTGACAATATTCTGTATGCATAAAAAGAAGCGTAAGACGCAATATGACAAGTGTCATTTTTATCTCCCAAAAGTCCTACGACAGCATTTCTCGGATGCTTTTTATATTTGTCATTAGTATCAGCATTAAGTTTATCAAATGCCTGATGGGTTAAAAGTATTTCCCCTCTTATAGCAACTGTACCTTTTGCAAATTTTAAAGTCTTGGGAATATTTAAATCAAACAAACGTTTAAATTGCGATTTGCCCTTATAGCCATCCCCTCGGGTAGCAATGTCTGTAAGCTGACCATTTATGTAATACAACGTCAAAGACGCACCGTCAAGTTTGGGCGTAATTACCCAATTTTTTGTTAAGTTATTATTATCAAAAGACTTTATTGTATCATCTTCTCCATTTTTAAGCTTTTCCAATGATCCTATCACATAGGAATGCTGAAAATCTGAACCATCGGCGCCTTCGTTAAGCAAGTATTTTATTTCATCGTATTCTTTTGTATCTTTTATTTCACTGATGATTAAATCATATTCTTGGTCTGTAATAATAGGGTTGCCTATTCTATAGGCTGTGTTGGCTTTGATTAATAAATCCAGTTTTTCTTTTATTGTCATGTTTTGTTTGGTTAGGGTTTCCAAAATTCGAATATTGGTTCAAAATTACTTCTTTTGCCATTATAATTAGAGAGTAAATATTTATGTACACGTTTTAAAATAAACCCTCTTTTTAAAGCATAATTTATGGTACTACTTTCTAAATCTATACAATTTTTACAATCTTTTACATTTAAAGCTAAGATTCCGGTTTTAGGACGCAAACAATAAAATGCTTTATCTATAAGAACCTTTAAAAACTTTTCTTTCCATTGTTCATAATCTGAATATCGCACCCATGATTGGGTAGTTTCGTTAGAATATTTTTCTGTGTCAAAATAAGGAGGCGAGGTAAATACCAAATCTACCCCATTACACGGAAGATTATCATAATCCTCTAAAGGACTATTTATTAAGTCATAATTCATTGCACTTCCTTGCACTGTCTGTTTTAACTCTTTTTCAATTGCAGTTAACTTAGCAAATGTCGCGGTATTTGGTTCTGTTCCAATATACATTTTTACTTTATCTGCCTTAACTGCACCAAGAAGCCTTCCGCCATAACCCATACAAGGATCCCATACTATAGACTCGTCAAATGGTAGTAAAACATCATAAATAGCTGCAGCAGCAGTGGGACGAAAATTTGATATACACTGTACACTGGGATGTTTAAGTAACCAATCTCTTAAAGCAGAACCGCTTAGTTGCTCTTTATGCTCCTGCAGATGATATTTTAAAGTGTCATTCAAAACCTGATCACTTTCAAATGCTTCCATAGGAGTTAAAAAGTGTCCGCATTTTACAGTAGCACGTTCCTGACTAAAATAAGACCAAAGATATCTAATGCCTGAGTGTAAAACTCCAAAACCATAAGAACCGTCTGGATAAGACTCTAAAAATTTATCCTCTTTCCAAAAGTCATAATTGAGAAACTTCTTTAAAGCATTTTTTCTAAACTTATCAGAAGCCTCGTAATGAGGAAAACCTTTGGATCTGATATTTTTTATTATAATATTTAATTCTTCTGTATTCATGTTTTTACTTAATCCTTAGCCATTTAATTTTTGAGTTATTAATAAATTTAGCAATATAGTCGGACATGAACTCTGTATTATAAGCTAAAGGTTTAAGTTCTCTAAAGTAATTTAACAACCTTATCCTTAGATCATTTTTTATGCCCTCTCCTTTTCCTCTATATAATACCCAATAAACCTTTCTAAATAATTGCGATCCTTTATCAAAAATCAATTTCCTGTCGTTTGAAATTGTGGTAGTAAAACACGATTTAAAGCCTTTTTGCAAAACATCATAATGCGCTTTTGATAAATGCTCTAACAATTCTGAAGATTCTAATAAGTTTAAAGCACATTCATATTCTTGTTTTCTTTGATTAATATTTTTCATTACAGCAGGCATTAACACCTCCACGATAAAATGCTTTGTTGCATAACCGCACTTTCTGGATCTAAAAACGCTATCAGCAATATTGGCATCTTCTATTAACTTTTTCTGTTCTTCAGTTGGATTCTTACGATCAAATTTCTGAGTTTTTCTAAAAAATATAAAGGGTTCAATTTCCTTCAAAAATTCTTTTGTGCAGGGGATATAATCGTATTTATATTTAGAAATATCTACAGAAGCACTTTTAAATGTTTCAAATTTTGGTTTATAAGCCATGCGCTCATCTAAAATCTGTGAGGTTTTTAAACCTACTACACTAAAGGAAATAACATAAACTTTATTTCCGGAAACTGTAGGACGCTTATCAAATGTAAGTGTGGCATGCAAATTTAAGCTATGTGCCAGTTCCTTAATATCAGAAGCTAATTTTTTACTAATGGTAGAATAATTAACTATTAAACGAGGAGTTTTAAAAGCATGATTTATCGATACCGAACCATCAGAAGAAATAAGCCCTGCAAGCAATCCTTTTTTAAATTCCGTATTAGTTGTTTTAAAATCAAAGTTTAAACATTTATTTCCTGCACCATTATGAGTGAGTCCTCGTTCTCCCCCTAACATTTGAGTTAAAAATTCACACATTTTATCAACTTGATCAAAGGATATGCTAAATTTACGGCTATCACCCTCACACCAAGAAGCCTCTTCTTTAGGAATAAATTTCTCCAAAACTTCGTAATTTTTTACGCATAAAATATTTTTTAAATAATTTTCCACAAACGCATAATTATATCCAGGCACATCAGCTAAATGTATTTTTCTATCAGTCCATTTACGGCCATTATATTGTGGCTTATCCCACCACCCATCTCCCGCAAATAATCCTAAAAACTGACCTAAATTGTAGTCTTCTTTAACTTCAGGCATATCTTCAGAAAATATGCGATAAGTTCTGGAGTTATCTTCTGTAACTTCACCTGTTGGAACAGGAATTAAATATTGATCTTTCTTTTGTAGATCAATTGGCTCAAACAAAGAAGTAAAGCAGTTTAAACCAATCGAAGAAGTTTTAATATACTCCCCTGTAATACAAGGGAGAACATATTCAGCATCCGGCAGAAATTTAACAGTATTAAAAGGAATTTCATTATTCATGGTTTTAAGGATGCATAGAGAAAAGTAACCGTCAAGCATAAAATCCTATACCAAAAGTTATTTTTTAAATTTTTGGCATAGGATTTTAATACAAAACTAAAAATTGTTAGGAGACAAAAAATAATAGCCCAAAAGTTGTAAAAATAACTTTTGGGCTATTATTAATTCTATATTTTAACTATATTTACGAATCCCTTAAGCACACAAACACGTGTCCCCATTGGCAGTCGCCGTCAAAATCAGCCCCTAATCCACTGCTCACCACAGGCGGAAGCAATATATTCTTGCCCTCATGAAACACAGGTTTAAAGCCAAGTACGCCCATCTTGAACCACGCCGGCGCCCTACTTGCAGTAATCCATCTGCCTCCATCCACCACAGCCTGCAACGCATCTTTTGCCATTTTTGTATGGTCTTTAATATTCTGTAACGCATCTTTTGGTGAAAGGCCTCGTTTTACAAGCTCGCGCTGAATATACGGTGAATAAATCTCAAAACCCATTTCATAAGGTATGCCAAGCTCATCCATAGAAATCTCGGGATTTGCATCAATTACGCCTCTCGCAGAAAAATCCACGGGCTTGCTTATGACATTCCTATTCCATTGCGAAAACTTAGAAGTCCCCCCGATAAGTTTTTGTAAAAATCCTGATACTCCTCTTTGCTTTAATTTGCGACTTGCAGGCTCTCCGTAACCATACAAAGCTTTTAAAGATTTATAAACATTAGGTACATTTTTACTCGCTTCATCAGGGCCTAATTCTTGCAATATCTCGCCTTGTGTATGCGCCATGTTAATCACGTCTTGATATAACTCATTTGCATCCCCCGGCAAGAAGGTATCTTTGCCCATAACAGAATACGGCCTGAATTTAGGTGGTATAACAGGCACCTTCGTAATCATAAATTCTTCAGGCTTCATACGGTTATTTTTTAATCCGTCTAAAGCCATTATACGATTTAGTGCCTGTTGCTTTTTAGATTTTGGTCCGTATTTAAAATCTTGTTTTGCCTGTTCTAAATCTTTATCTATGTCAATATCTGATAATGCGTTATATATAGCCTGGGTTCCGGTGCCATATTTAAGCAATGATTCTTTTCCGGCTAATATATCATTAAATGTGGACCTTTTAAGTCCCAATAAAGATATTATCGTATCTTCAAATGCAGGATTAGGATAAGGCCTATCTAATGTAATTTTACCCCATCTGTTGCCGACAGTTAAAGCAGGATCAAATAATCCGCCGGAAATCGGTTTCATATTTTTAAAGTCTATAATGCCGTCATTTTTTATTTCAACAGGGTTAAATAATGCAAAGTCCTTATCTGTAAAAGGCGTGGCTTGAATCGAATCGCCGTTATCAGCGCGTTTTGCATTTATTCCTGCACCCTGCATTAAAGCTATATATTTATCCCAAATAAAAGGCGATTTTTTGGCTAATGATGGCGTCTGCCCCATACGAACCTTACGCCAATAATCGTCATTGCGTTGTCCCCTTAAATGTATTGCGTCTTTAATTACGTTATATGCACCGGAAGATAAAATCGCATTCGATTCAAGGTTGCTGTGGCGCTTTGCCATCATACCTTCTTCCCCGCCCTTTACAGGCATTTCATTTTGGTCATAAATGCCCTGACCTCTCGAAGAAAGTTTTGAATCAGACGTATGATGCAGTTTAAGAAAATAAGCATTACCTACAGCAATAGGTTGGTCTAAGTCTCTATCAATTACTGGATCATAAACGGGTTCGACATCAGACAAGTTATTTTTCTTTAATTCGTTTTCGACAAAATCATACCATTTTTCGCTATCTTTATTAAAGGTCGGCAATTTATATTTTTTACCCGTTTTCTCGGCAACCTTCCCAAGCATAGCTTCATACATCATATTGGCATTAACTCGAGATACCAAACCCAACTGATTAAATAATACATCTAATGGCTTGCCGTCTTTTGTTCTCGGCATTTCATTTTGCGGTAAAATATGGGATACAGTTAACTTATTCCCGGAGCGACTTGAGTTGCCCTGCCAGCTCTGCTTCCCTTTAAACCGTGTAAGAATAATTCCTAACCCATGTACAGAAACACAATAAACTTCTCCGTCATACTTCCTTTTTAAATGACAATTATTTTCTCTATTGTTATGTAAAGCTGCTATACGAAATTCCAAAAATCGGATTTCATATGAAGGAAAATTAGCTTTAATTATTTTACCTTTAGCATTTAGATTTGAATAATTAAATCTTTCTCTGACATGTATGCTAGGTGAACCCCCTAATAACGTATAAATATAAGCTAAATCTTGTACCATTTTATACGAAGAAGTCCAAATAGTCTTTGCTCTTTTTTTATCTCCATCCCCGTTAAAATAGGAAGCAATAAATAACTCTAAACCTTCTTTAGGAAGTTTTTTAATCCAATCAGGGATAAATTTCTCTGAGGCTGTGCCAAACTGTTTTAAATATATGGCTAAAGATTTTTGATGTATTATAATATATTGCGACGTTAAATCATTATAATAGTAATTAAAACCTAAACGATTTAATATTTTCTCTATTACTGCACAAAGAGGTTTTTTAGTTTGGGTAATAGCAATATTAAAATTCTTCTGATGCTTATGTTGCGTACTACCTTCTGATAAATAAAAAGCCATAAACATTGCAAAATCTAGCGTATTAAACTCACAAAGGTTATCTTTATCAGTTAATTTGTTTAATGTTTTTGAATCTTCATATTCATAATATGGAATTTTAATGGTTTCAGGCAGTTCTCTGTCAGATAAATCAAAATCTGCTGATACCATGAACATCTTTGACATACCATAAATAGTATGTGCGTCTTTAGCTTCCCATTTATTATCATTTGACTTATTGTTACGAGATTTGCACCAAATTCTATGGGTCGGAGTAACACTATATGCTACTCGTGGAGCATCGACTTCATACAGATCTCCAGAGTAAGTATAATGCATTAAATGATAAGGATAAACAAATTTAGCATATAAGTCTTGTTTATCTTTACAAAATTTACCGTTTTTATGCACAAATTTATCCTGATTTCTATCAAATAAAGCCGCTACTTTATCCTTAAACGTAACCTCAGTTATATTCTTCCATCCGTCTTCCGTGAATACTTCAGTATCGGGGTGATAACACATCTTATCCCCCTCTTGCATAGGCGCAAAGGTTTCGACATTGACCTTATATCCATCATTTGTCTTTACTACATCAGTTACAATTCCCGGAGTATTATGATCCCATACTTGGGAAGAATCCAATCGCGTTGTTTTTAAATACTTGGATAACCTTCCCAAATTAGCGTCATTAGAAGAAACAACCCTGGAACGTGTTGATACAATTAACGGATCACCGGGATTCACCACAGTACCTGCTTTAATAACGCCATTATCGTCTATTTTATCCATTTGTTCCTTGTTAAACTTATCCGGATAAAAAGCTTTAAAATGGTCTTTGCCTGTTTTTATATCCTTACTGTCATTAGCTTCGCTATATTGATACATATGTTGCGAAGTCATCTTTTTAGCAAAATCTTCCGATATTACCACGGCATCGTCCATTGACCATCCCTTATACGGCACAAATCCCACTCTGGCATTTAGGCCCATATTTAAAGTGCCGTTATTATCAGTAAAGTTGGTTTTAGCCAAAATAGGCGGATTTTTGGATTTATCCCTGCTTATTTTGTCACCCGCTTTTACCAAAGGATAATTAGTAAGCATGGTTTTACGATTAAAGGCAAAATTGTTATATAAATTCTTAGTCTTAGTTTCGCCTTTATCGTTTTTATATTTAATATAATCCGGCGTCACTTCCAAAATATCCGCAGAATTATCATCTTCATCCAACGAAATAACACCGGTTTTTTTGCCTAAATAATCCTCATATGACTCATTATTATCTGCATTTTTTAAAGATTGCACATTAGGGGATTCGCCGTCTTTAATAGGCAAGGCTTGAGTAATAAACTTATGCTCATAAAACGCCCTTGCAGCAGTAACGGAATTTTGCATAGGCAAAAGATTAAGCGTATTTCCAAAGAATTGATTTGGAGACACGAACTCATATCTAACCTTTTCAATATCATCCGGTTCTTCTGTTATTACTCCGCGTTTTAATACCGGAATAAGCTTATTTTTTTTAGCCATAAGTTCTTTAGGATTATTTGATGCGCTTAAGTCGTTTATATTCGAAGATGACATGTATTGTATATTCGCTTATTTAGGAGTTTAATTCAAGGATTTATTTTTTATGTAAGCAAGGTGTTATAGCTAAAAAAACAAATTAAGGACCTATTTAAGGTCCTTAATTTGTTTTAGAAGGTCAAGAGTTTTTAACAGCTCGCAAAGAACTTCATTTTCGCGTTCACAAACGATTAATCGTTTATTCCGTGATGTGAAATCACACTCTTTAAAAAGCCAAACGGCCTTTCTCGCTCCAGCTTCGATTGCGATCTTTGCTGGGGACGGGGTAACAGGGTCAATTGTCATGCCCTCCTCTATTTCGAGGGACAAGAGACACCTGGAAACAAGATCTTTGACATCCTGTCCTACCGATATTTCGAGGCGGGATAGGACGTAAAATTCTGCGTATTCCTCTAAGCGAATTAAAAATTCGGTCTCGATGTTGGATAGAAGAGAAGTGTACTTTTCAGAATCAATATTCATAGCAAAAATTATATCAACTTCACTTATTTCCCATTTATAAACAGTTTATTTATAAATGTATGTCAAAGTTAATATGTCCTTTCTTAATAATATATACCTCAATTTAATTTATTTTTTCACTTATTAAATAAACGCCCAAAAAGGCATAAACCTAAATGGGCGTTTATTATATAGATATAAAAATATAGTTTTAATTAATAACCTTTAGTAGTACAGGTATTTAATGTAGCATCAGGAATCGCATAAGGAAACTTTGATTCGTTATCATATGCACTTACAGGTTTATTTATTACTACACTATCACTGTTATTTTCTACAGGAAGAGATGATTCTTCATCTGCAATACCGGGTTCTGTTAAATCTACTCCCTCTGCAGCATCAGGTGCAAAAAATACTTCTTTATCTTCGTTAATAGCTTCTTTTAACTCATCATTAATTTCTTTTATTTCACTATCACTTACTTCAACGTTAGAATCCTCTTTTACGACTTCAACTTCGGAAAATTCTTGAGAAAAATCCGCAACTTCATTTATATCAGAATCTTGTGTATTTGATGTTTCGTTTGGCATATATAAAATCTATTTTATTAAGTGATTAATTTATTTATATGTAATGTTTTAAGTGAAAATATTTTATAAATATACGGTCATAAATAAGTTATACTAAAATATTAAAATTTTATTAACCTATAAATCTCGTATAAAAATAAAATATTTTTCACTTTTTAAACTGCACTAAGAAAAATAAATCGTCAAGAATTATTTGATTATTTCATGAGCTGCCTTATTAGATCACGTGCGTCATCATGGATTCTGACTATTTGAATTGTAGACGCATTTCGACAGAAATGTATATAATCTAAAACGTCTGTGTAATCCTTTGCAATACGCTGTATTAGTTTGTCTAATTCCAATTTTAACTCGGGATTATCTTCCGCATATGGTGTAATTTTTGAAAGGCTATTAAGAATACCCTTTGGAAGATGTTGCGGAATGGCAGATTCACAATTATTTGATGATTTAGAACAATTTATATGTATGCCACCCATTTGTAACTCCTCCAGCCCTCTTTAGTATCATCTTGATCTATAGCTACTTGATTTTCCGGTTTAAATACTTTATTAGAAAGCATATAAACAATTTTCTCTTCCAGTTCTCTGGGAGAAAGTTTGCCTGCGCATTCATGAATACATACCCTTGACATGTATTCATTGTTAAATGGAAAAACCACATGTACTTGATCTGATTCCGTAAAGTCAGTTATATAAAACCGATCCGGAGAAGAACGACTAAATGTAAACCCACTATCAATGTATTTAGGAAGCTTATAAAAGTCTCCCTCCATAGCATCTATATAAACAAATAAATAGTTGTTTATATCGGTAAATCTAAGGGCAAGACGTAGTTTAGATGTGGCAATATCTTTTTTAGCATCTTTACCACATCTTTCCTTATCGGAAACTTTACCCCTCCAATGGTAAGTACGAGTACGTTCGTTTTGACTTGAACGAAAATCTGCTATTTGAACATGCTTTTCACCGTTAAACAATCCACTTATTTGATCCAAACATTTTTGTATAATTATCTCCCTACTATCAGAATCCCAACATTGAATAGTTGAAAATCTTTTTTCTTCGATGGCAGTCGGTAAAATATGGGATACATCGTTAAAAACATTTGCGCCGATAGCAAACGTATTCTTAGAGATAAAAACTGAACTTGGAAGCTGATGTTGCATGGTAGGACTAATACTGCATTCATGCAATGTAACTTCAAGCTTGTTAAGAGATTTTGTTGTAAACGATAACGTAAGATAATTTAACATAATTTTTCCTTTCTGTTTTTTTATTTAGTTTTCTCCAGAAAACTTACCAGCTTGTCTGGCTGGCAGTAATACTTAGTTACAAGCTCACCAGTTCATCTGGTGAGCTTGTTGACTTAATCTTTAATCAACCAATACCCAATCTTCGGCGAATATATCCGATTGGCTGGCCAACCATCCGGTCAAAACCGCTTTGCGTCCAGTCGAATCATGCGTGTACATGCAGATTGTCGGCAGCCCGAGAAGCCTTCCGCCATTGTCAATAACAGCCTGTTTAAGCTTCGGGTCGGAGCATATTTCGGGGGTGATTTCAAAAACCGGCTTTTTCCAGAGATACATTCCCTTTCCGTTCCATCCCCTGCGAGACACCTTTTCTCCCCTGTTGAGAGCTTCGATTGCTTGTCCGAAGTTCATAAAATTTTTTGATTCTGTATTTTCAGTAGTATTATTCATGAATTTTCCTTTATGCTTTAAAATAAAATTTTTGTGGGGTTAAAATTAATATGATGGTTAGCATGCACATAACCAACAGGATTTTTTACAATCCTAGTAATAGCATTGCCACGTTTATTCTTTACAGTGAAATCATAAAGTTCTTTATACTCAGGCTCATAATGACTATGACCGTGAATCCAAAATTGCGGTGCTATTTGTTTGCCATCAATGGTTTTGTTAAAAAATCCATAACGATCTAAAGCACTGGCATAACAAGACTTTAAAACATTTTTATTACTTTTATTAAACTTAACGCATTTTAAAAGCGGCGCATGATGCGTTACAACAATGTTAATGCAATCAGGCTTTACATCCCAAGAAGATTCCTGGATTAGTTTATGACATATAAATGACTGACTAACCCAAAATATAGGCTTTATCACTTTCGGCGTTAATTTTAGATTCTCATCATATCTGCACTCCCAATCATTCATATAATATTTCGACGCTTCAATGGTTGGAATATCAATGTCTGACCATAGGGTTGAGCAAATGATATTTACCTTATTAAAAGAAGAATTTTTATTAAAAAATTCGCAAGATTTTTTTGTGTACTCTGCAACAGTATTGTTAAGAAACCTAATGTTATAAATTCCATTGGCAGCAAATATACTTTCAGTAACAGATAAGGAATTTGCCCATCCCAATGTATCCGCAACCATGGAAAATCGTAATCTTGGATAACTTGACTTGGCTTTCTGATAAAGCAGATTCATTGTAAGCTCTTCGTCATCCTCATAACTTAAATAATACTCGTGATTTCCGGGAACTATAATGACTTCTTTAAATTGCTTGGAAAGAGCTTTAAACCAATCCAGCATAAACTCACTTGTGTAATTGGACAGATAATTTATGTCACCCGCCAATATTAAAATATCAGCTGAAGGTATTATCGGATTTTGTTTTAAATAATCTTTGTTATCATCAAATTCTAAATGTAGATCTGATGCATATTGGATAGAAAATGGATAAATTATTTCCATAATTTTTTAATTTGTTATCTAACAACAATTTGTCCGCTATCTTTATATCTTACTTTTTCTACTGTACTTATACCTAAGGATATTAAATATTTAGGTATGCCAGTTTCAATAATCGGGGGACATCCCAAGCTTTCTAATGCCATAGATATTACATTATTAGGATCTTTTATTGTAACCAGGCTCCATAAAGGTGAAAACCTCTTAGTTTGTTTTATAGATGGTTTACTCCCAAATAACGGAAATTGTCTTAACAATTTCTTGCCTGCATCATTATAAACGCATTTAACGAAGATTTTATCATTTACTGCAAATATATCAGTAACATAGCCAACCAATTCCTTCTGCAATTCTTTATGCTTGCCCTCAGGATATCTGTATACTCCATCAAACTTTCGGTCAGGATGGCCGTCTTTCCATATGGGAGGAAAATAATTTCTTAAACCAAACCAAGGACGCAAACTTTTTCTTAAATATTGCAAAGATTTTGGAGTAACAATTTGCACCTTACACAGCTGATCAGTGGGATAAACTTCATTTAATTTCCATAAATACTGTATAGTTTGATACTTAAATGTATTTTTAAAATCAGGTTGGGTAAATAAGTGCATTAATAGTTGCCTATGCTAAATGTTATAAATTCGTCAAATTTTTGATTATTAAATGTGAAATCCAAATCTTCCGAAACTACCGACGCGTTATAAAATGACTGAAGTTTGCCGGAGTTGACATTTTTCTCTTTGTAAACTCTTTTATCGGTAAAACCCTTGTGACAATGCCCAAAAACAAAAACCGGCGTTTCGCTAAATTCAAAATCTATTGCATACCTTAATGCCTTTGAACCAATATCAGTACTAAAATCACCCAATGGCGTGTAAACTTTAGAAGAAATGATATTATACGGTGGCATATGTGTTAAAACAATATCCGGCATTATATCTTTATTTTTACGGCAAGTTTTTTGCAAAGCCTTTAAAAAGTTATCATCCGTTGTCATGCGATTTTTAACTTTTTCATTTTGCTGCACATTTAAAAAGGTTTTATCGGCGCTAACAATTTCGCTATAAAAGATGTCAAGAGAATCACCTTGATTTAACTTTGTCATAGGTAAAGTTATAAAACCCGTACCTTCCAACAATTTCACCTTATCTGCGGTTTTAGCATAATTTTTACTTTGACACTTAACATCTTTCCAAGAATAACGGTCATGATTACCTCGTATCGCACATACAAACTGGGCATTTGGAAACATTTTAAATACATGGTCATAAAGAAGCTTAGCTACATGATGCGCGGAACGCTTTACGCAATATTTGTCAAATTTAGCTTTCAGTTGCTCAATTTTTATCGCGCATTCCTCTATAGATAATGAATCATCAAGATATACTTAATTCATGCTCATTTTTGTATCTATAAGAAATTTATCATGAGAGGAGACATAGCTGTCGGCTATGTCTCCAGCAATAAGCACAAGATCTATATTAGGATCCACATAAGAAGAAAATTTACCACAAAATATATCTAAAAAATGTATATCTGATATCGCACAGACATTATATTTTGCTCTATTATTCATATTGCCATTCCCTATCACCACCAAAAATGTGTCCAAAAAATTCGCCAAATAATTTTTTAGCTTTATTCATGCGTTTTTCATATTTTTTCCATTCATCCCATTCACCCAAAGAACTTGGACGTTTAACCGACGGAATTAAATAGTACTGATTAAACAGATCCGTTTCCTCTTTTTCGGTTACTCGTTCTTCTAACATCCAAAGAATTTCGTCAATAATTTTGTTCCACTTTTCAAACCCGTCTTTATATTTCGCAAATATACCAGGATATCCTCCATTTAACTTCTTAAACCTTTTTAGCCTTGGGATTAGCCATCTTGCCATAGCTGATCCCAAGTCCCAAGTTTCGGAGTCGTCAAACCCTCGTTTTAGCAATTGTCTGGCATATTTGTTAAAGCGTTTATCTTTTGGAGTAAGTATGTCTTTTTTATTAAAGCTTAAACTTCCCTGATAAACCTTTGACTCAATAATATGCCTAACTTTCTTTAATTGGGATTTACGCAGTTTCTTCGACATAGCTTAAAGGTGTAATGCTTTCAATGACAAAATCGCTTCCTATAACTTCTGGATCATCAATTATATCATCAAATTCGTCGTTATAATCTTTCTCATTCGCAATTCTTTCAGCTTCTTCTTTAGACTTAGCGCGTATAACAACCTGTCCTACACGAACAACTTCCTGAGAGTAGTAAAATTCAACCAAATAATCCTTTTCCGTTTCTTTATTCTTTGCCATTTTTGTTTTCCTTTCTTATGTTTTAAAATTTGAGCATTAATATGTTGTTTTAGTTGATCCAAAAATCAATGGCCACTTTTCTTGCAAGATTTGTTGCATTAGTTTAGCCACTACCTGCATATCCGGATGCGCTTGAGGGGATGTCCTTAACTGCAAGAAATTTAGCAATGACCTTATATTCATAGTCATAACAATTTCCGTTTTAGTACATCCAGGCAAACTTATCCGTGCTTGTTGAGGTTTCCAATCTTTGTCTAACTTAAAATTATACGAAAATTCAGCCTGTTGCAAATCCATGTACCAATTGCAAATTGCCTTGATATCATCGGTAATGACTGGATCATTTACAGCATATAGTACTTTCGAGGAATCTAATGTATCTAATAAAGATATAGCCTTATACAACTGCTCTTGAGATACCCAAGCAGGACGAATGAAGGTTAATCCTTTTTTGCTATTTCCGTAATTCACGTAACGCGAGCTTTCAACTGAGTACGACGCAATTCTATGTCGTGCAATTTCTTGCAAAATGTCTCTTGATGTTATTATACGAAACGTAAAAGATACATGTTCTAATGTAGAAGTATGGTTATTATCCAAAATAGTCTTTATTATCTTTTGCCAAGAATCTTCAGTAATCTTGTCTTCAGACTTGTAACAATTCCTAATCGCCAGTTCCAACAATTTCATTGGCGATTCTTCGGAATTATCAGCAATTAATTTTGAATAACCTAAAAGTTCAACACTGGGTGCTATGATTTTCATAATTTTTTATTTTTTAACAAGGGCCACTGTTTTCCAATAGCCGTAAGGGTACATTTCTTGGATTTCAGCGCCGCAAATCTCGCACGCGCCTCTCCAAATAACCATTTGGTTATCAACATCTATTTCAGCAGGCTGAGTATAATTGATGTTTTCTTCGTGACAAAATGGGCATTGCCCAGAATGTGTTCCTTCTATTTCTTGTGTCCCCATAAATTAAAATCTCCATTAAATATATGTTTATCGATAAAAAAGAAAATACATCCTCCGATTAAATTACCAACTATAGCAGACCACACAGGGTCTGCTATAGTTGCAATAACTGGAATTAAAATAATCGAAGAAAGTTGCCATCTAATAAGATAAAGCAAAAACCTCATTTAACTTGATTCAGTTTATCCAAATCTGTTTGACTTGAGGTGGCGATTTGAAAAATCGCATCTTTTCTTTTAAACTTGGAAGATTTCTTCATATTAAACTTCAATGACTTAACAACTTTGGTTAATTCTTTAATAGAGAAATCTAACGATTCCAATCTTTCCAAAATTTGATACTTAAACGGATCTTCTCGTTCTCTAATAATCAATTCCGGTTTATTGTTTCGCCTATTCATCTCTAATGTCCCCTCCAAATAATGGATCTTCTTGGATTGCGGTTATGACTTCTTCAGGAATATCTTCATCTAACAACTCTTGCTTAGTTTTATAAGTGGAAATTTCATCATTAAAATCTTCACCTCGAACCATCAAAATAGAGCATTCCTCCGTGGGTTGATAATATATATCAAACTTGTCACTCTTTATATAATAACGAAAATCATTATCCTCGAATAACAAATCAAACAACATCCTCTGATTATAAGGCAATAAAATACATTGGCTATAATTCGCTCGAACATCTCCATGCAAATGCATAAAAAATGCAGTATAAGGCCATTGATCGTCTCTATAGGAATAATAAGAAAAAGAATTTATTGATTCTAAATTAGCAGGCTTGGCTATCCACGTAAGTAAATGATTATTGTTATAAGAATTAAAACAATTATCTTTATTAATAGTTATGTCCTGATTACCCTCGGTATCTCCAATATTCCAAAGCTGCATATTATCATCTTGGAATGAAGGTAAAACAATTTCACCATACTTTCTTAAAGCATTTAAAAACTGCAACTTATATTTGTCATAAGCTTCATTTGGAAATGCCTTATTTGACGCTTTTATTTCTTGAATAACCTTTTCGAATTGTGTTTCCATTTTTTATTGTTTTTTTTAGACCATTATTTCCTTAAAGATTTGTCTTAATAATCACTCAAAACGATTGCACAAGGCATCTCCCCACTAGCATACGTATTGATTGCTTCTTCTGCATCATCAACATCAAACAGTAAGGCCGTCGGCGATTCGTCTCGCACATGCCTAAGCAATTCCTTTGCGAGCAAGCCAACAACCTCAGCATCTGACACTAATTTTTTATCGTCCTCATAATCAAAAACTGCAACAGTAGAATTATTCCGTCTTAGTGAAACTTTAAGAGTACGCATTTTATTCCTTTTTAATTTTGTGTTTGAAAATTATATAAATTAATCCCAAGACTGACATTCTCCAACCACTAAAGCGGTTGGATTCTCCTAACCTCACGGTTTAGGTTTTCTGTTTCATCAGTGACTGCATTGGATGCTGTTGCATCTTTTAGTCTTACACCGCCTCCGCAGACAAACACGACTTGCCCAGCCGCTAAAATATTTTTAGCTGCGTTTATATCCCTATCTAATACACTTCCACAGACTGGACATGTCCAAGACCTTTCGGAAAGCTTTAAGTTTTGTTTGATATAACCGCAGTGATTGCAAGTTTTAGAAGAAGGAAAAAATCGATCAATGATTTTTAGTTCTCTTCCATACCACTTGCATTTATATTCCAACATATTTCGCAGCATACTCCAAGAAGAGTTGGAGATAGCGTGCGCTAACTTATGATTTTTAAGCATATTTTTTACTGCAAGATCTTCCATAACTATCGTTTGGTTTTCACGAATTAGTTTGGTTGTAATCTTATGCAAGGTATCTATACGCTTATTTGAAATTGTTTGATAGCATTTGGCTACCTTGACGTTTGCTTTGGTCCTATTCTTAGAACCTAACTTTTTGCAAGAAGCTTTACGTTGCAATCTTCGTAATTTATTAAAATCTTTTTTAGTATCCGGATTTTTGAATATTTCCGCATTTGAAGTTGTTATTAAATTGTGCAGCCCCAAATCCAGACCTACGGATTTATTTGAAACGGGAAGTTTGCAATCTTCATTACTATCTACAGTAATTGAAAAATACCATTCTTGAGAAGGGGTTAATCTAATCGTTAAGGATACTAATCTATCTGTAGACTTAAGCCTCCAATTATCTTTAGATAATTTTAAAGGTTGCTTGGATTTAGCAATATAAATTTGGTTATTTTTGATTCTAAATCCTGAAGTAGTAAATCTTGCAGAACTTCCTGAAGATTTCTTTTTAAACTTAGGATATTTGGCACGTTTGGCAAAAAAGTTATCAAACGCTGCGCCTAAATTTTTTATAGATTGTTGCAAACAAACATTAGATACTTCATTTAACCATGAGTATTCAGGCTGACGTTTCCATTTTGTCAGCTCTTTCATTAAATCAAACGAACTTAATGATTTGCCTGTTTGCGTAAATGTCGAAGACTTAAGATCAAGACTTTTATTATAGATAAACCTAACGCATCCCAAGGTTCTACGTAGAAGAATCTCTTGGTCTTTCGTAGGATAAAATCTATGCTTTATAGTCTTTATCATTTTTAATTGAACTTATTTAATTAAATAAATTCAGATAATGCAATAAAAATTTTAAAAAATTTACCCACGCTTTAAAGCGTGGGCTTGTTTTATCTGTCGTCAAAATCTACATCATCACTTAGTTGATGATTAACACCTCTATAATGACCTTCTCCGATTTCTTGATAGTTGTCTCTTTCTATATTCGTATCATCATAATAAATATCATTATGATTTGCAGGAACATAGTTACTGGCTCTATCCTTAAAACGACGCCTATAAACACCGTCTTCCTCTAAAACAAAATCGTTAACTTTTTTATGCGATATTTTTAACTTATAATCGTCTAAATCGTAATCATCAGCATATTCTTCGTTGGAAACCTTTTCCTGATCATCTGACTCCTCTAATTCATGAGACTCTGCAAGCAATGTCGAAACAGTATGTGGCACTGCTGTTGATTCAACATTTGTAGGAACCATGTCATCTATTTCCAAACTTACTAAAGTTTTCGCATGTGCTTTTGAACCAAGTTCAACTACCAATCCGTCAAAAAACACTTCAAACTGATCATTATTAAATGAAGGAGTTGAAGCGTAAAAACCCACAGGGGTAAACCTTAGATCCGAAATCAAAGCTTTAGATTCAGAAGATAAAGTTTTTAAATGTTTTGATGGAAATATTCCCCAAATTCCTGACAACGATGTGGATTTTGAATTAGCTATCTGGTTTTGAACAATTCCGCCAATTTTAACATTATAAGAACCGTCTTGATGACAAACTACAGGACATAAAATAAAGAAAGGTACACCTCCTTTTAATACTAAAGTAAACAACCTTTTAGCTGAAGATCCATTAGTAGAAGAAGTAATACTTACATTATTTCGCTTAAAATACCCTTCAATTTCTAACCAATCATAAAAATTGGAATACTCTTCTTCAGTTAAACTATTATAAGGATCATCTAAATAAAATTCTATAGGAGTTTCAGAATTATATTTCTGAGCAAATAGCTTAAATACGGAATCATTATGAATGAAACCTTCGTCAGATATTCCTTTATCTTTTAAACTTATATCTACAACGATATTTACAAACGAAAACACATTTGAAGAATGATCTTTTGAAGATTTTAAATCTGCAGCTGTAGGTGATATAGTTGAATCTGCTTCTATTAATAAATCTGTGTTTGAATCTTTCGGCTTGGACTTTTTACCACGCTTATTAACAGACACATTCGTTTTTGTATGCATCATTTCGGGTGCTTTCTTTACCCAAGAACCATCAGGCATTTTTCTATATCCTGAGGGGCGCCCTCGTTTTTTAGGTGTAGATGCATATTCCGACTGTGCGGGCTTTGGTTTAGATGATTGTGAATCTTTGGGTTCGGGCGTTATAACCCTAACCCAAGTACCGTCTGCTTGCTTTCTATAGCCAGCGGGACGCCCTCTCTTTTTGATTGTTTGCTGTTCCATTAAATTTATGAGTTTATAAGTTTAAGCCAGAAAACTCACCAGTTTATCTGGTGAGTAGTTAATAAAGTTCTTAAGCAAAGTTTTGTCCTATTAAAAGGACTTGGCAGGGATTAATAGTAGCATAAAAATATCTCTTATTATCAGGACCTAAAGCTTCATATCTGTCCACAGGCATGAAACTTAACAAGACATGATCTCCAACTTTTAAAATATTTTTACGTTTTTTATTATTACAATTTATATCTTTAAATTCACCATTATCCATATCTCCTATGGAAATCACTAAAGCCTCTTTATTATAAAAAGTTTTACCTGCTGGGATAATAATCCCTTCACGTTCCATATCCGCAGCTTGCAGCTGCCTAACAATAATTTTTCCTTTCGGAGCTTTTAGTTCGAGTTCTTTAATCATAGTATTAAAAAGTTAAGCGCAGATTCTAAAAAATCTGCGCTTACGTCAAGAGAATTTTTTTAAGTTTAAAAGAACTGAGATCCAAAATTCGGATAACTTAAACTATGTGTGAAATATGGGTTGCCTGCTTTTGCCATACGATTACGCGCATATTCATATAACCTACCCACTGCACTCGGATCCGAATACATAGAACTTGCGGTTAAAGAAGGGGCAGCACGGGAACGTCCATTTTGATCAATAAAGCTTACATCTTGTCTAATTTGTGCAGAAGGTGTAATTAATCCAAAGTACTCCAAAGCAAACGGACCATATTTATTTAATTTGTTAGCCACAAATCCTCCCCATGTTTTATTGGAAGGATGCTTCTCAATAACTTGCCCTATAGTCTCTGCCTTTGCTTCTGGAACTCTATTGTCTCCAGCTAAATTATTAACATTATTTACTACTTGTCTTGTATCTTTAGTAAGACTGGCCGCTCGCTTTATATTTAAAACCGACGCAATCTTCTCCGCAGCTTCATTATATTCCGGTAATGTATAATCCTCTGTATCATTTTGTTTGATATACTTCCTCTTTATAATTCTACCGTTTTCATCACGATCCTTAAATAAAATTTCTCTACCCAGTCTACTATAAAACTGAGGAGATAATTTTTCTTCAGGAATTTGAAACGCTACATTTCCATTGCCCTTATTTTTCTTAAAGGAATTATATGCATATAAAGCTGTAATTAAAGCTGCTAAACCTCCAACGTACGGCAAACCTTTATTTGCTAAATCCAACCATTTTTTTGATGTTTCATTGGACATTGACGCAATTTCTTTATTTTGCAGTGCGGCCTCTAATTGATTTTTTGTAATTTCAACATTTTTATCCGCCAATTCATTCTGAATATCCGTGTAGTCCTCTACCGCATTAATACCTTGGGTAAATTTATCAATTCCGTATAAACCAAGTTGTTTTGGACCCATTAAACTTCCCAAAAGCTTTAAACCAGTAGCGCGATGGGCAGGGCTAAACAATGCAGCCGTACCTAACGCGCCAACTCCTGTACCGGTTAAATCAGCTAAGGATTTAGTGGTATCATTAGAGTATAAATGCGCATTTTCCCATTGAGCCATATTATGGCCCGCATAACCACCTAAACCAAATCCTAATAAAGACGGTAATTTACGAAAAATCTTTGATAATACTGCACTACTCATTGAAATTAACTTTCCACTTAAATACTATATTTTGATTAGCAACTTTCATATTTGGCGACGTTTTAGGTGGCAACTGTGTACTTGGGGGTGTAGGTAACCCTGCATCTTGAGGAGAATTGGCCGGAGCTGGCTTTGTATTTGTGCCTAGGTTTTGTGGTGTATTGGCAAAATTTGATACGTTTTGTTTCCATTGATCTGCAGGTGTTTGAGGACCTGGATCTTGTGAAGGTGGCGCACTATTTTCCATTTTAGATTTTTGTTCCTCGAGCGCAGCCTGCTCTGCCTTTGCAGCGTCATCCGCCCGTTTTTGTTTCCATTCTGCCAACATAGAATTAAAACGATCAGATCTTAACCCTTGAGACTTAATTGAAGGGCTTTTTGAGTCTGCATACTTTTTATAACCGCACTTTAACAATGCGGAATACAGAAGATCTTTTGCTGTATCTTTAACAAAATTTTGGGACATAATTTTACTTGTCTAAAAATATAACATTAAATCTTCTGTATCCGCAAGTTTTAAATTTAAGCTGATTTTTTAGTTAAAAACTTAACAAATTCTTTTATTTGCACAATCGGATAACTATGCAAAGGAGTATCAGGGATTCTATCTCCGTCTTTTTTCAACACGGAAATAAACACCTTCCCCAAATCGCTATCCCTATCTTTTAAAAACAATCTTGGGAAATATAAAGCTCCGATATTTTCCGCTGTAATTGCAGGAGGATAATCGTAATATGCCAATCCTTTAACGGTTTGCCAATAATCGTTTAAAGTTGGCAACATTACATTCTTATAATAATTTGCCTGTTCTTCCTTTGCTGATACTTTTTCCATATGTAATTTAGTCTTCAAATTGATCTCTATGTTTCTTTTGATTAAATCCGTAGTAATCATCTTCAGATCCTACGTCCGTCTTCTTCATGTTTACAAAATCCAATTCTAAATCAATAGGAATCTTTGCCAAGATATCATCTTCTAACACTAAAAACAACTGTTGCTCTTGATCTGATATATAAATAACTTTATTATGCACAGATAAAATTCTGTCGCCTACTTCAATGCCTAAGCTTTGTTTATTTACATTGTCAGGAATATACACTATAACCCCTGTGACAGGGGTATCATTTTTAATCGAAAGATTACCGAAAGAATTAAATAAATCTGTTATTATGTCTCCGCTTTCAGTAACTTTATCTTTTAAAACCATTACCCTACCATTGGATTTAAAAGTAGGTTTAAAATCTTTTAAAAGCTGTTTTTTAACAACAATTTTTTCTGACATTATGCGGTAAAAGTTTCAACAGTAGGCAAAAATCCTATGTTGGTTTGTGTTTGGTTGTTTTCAAAAATTGTTTCTAAAGACCTTAAATTTAAATATTTAGGTCTTAAAGTTTTTACTTTTCTTCTTTTTATCCAACGTAATTCTTCAGGAATAAACCCTATAGACTGGAAAAACTCATCAGGTACAATTTTGTTTACATGTTTATGATACTTCCAAAAAACTAACTTTTGATGAATTGGAAAAATTCTATCTCCCCCATGACGATTATAATCACCTTTTACATCGACATAAAATTCATCATCTATCAATCGTATTTTTGAACTATTAAGAATTACTGAATTATAAAACTTTTCAGGGTTTACTTTAACCCAAAAATCCGCAGTATAGCTATGCTCTCGATAAACAACTTTTGTTTTAACTTTTTGCTTACCTGACTTTAAATTAACTATTATATCCTCTGTAGCTTTAGGAACTAACAAGAAAGACTCGGGTTGATATTGAAAATCTACAATTAACCCAAGTCTTTTTGCATCACGTAGAAAAATGTAAAACTGAATTTCTTCTTCAGAATCAAATGTGATCCCTTCAAAAATTAGTTTGTCCTTTTTTCTCATCACCCTGCAGATTAATTATCCAAAAATCTGCAGATTTGAGTAAAGGTTGTCAAGCCGTTATCAAAAGGATAATCAAAAATTTTATCAAGTTTGTCTTCCTGCTTTAACTTTTCAGCTGCTTCTTTGCGGAATGGTGCAAAAGCGTGCGCCCTGCTTAACAAATTATTAACAGCACAAATAACAGACATATCAGATCTTGCAAAATCATTATCCACTTCCTCAGATATTAAAGAAGCTAATTTATTTTGCAGTGGATATGCATGTAATACCTGTATACCTGCTGCAGGAATAATTGTTTCCTTTAGCATTGGATCTTTAGCAATTGCTGTAAAAGCCAACTGAATTTTCAGAGGTTCTGCAGAAGCAAACTTAGTCAAAGCACATTTGTCTGCAATGTCAAAAAGTTCTTCGATAGTATTAGCTTGTTTTAGTAAATGTCTATGTCCGTTAGCTACACTATGTACAATATTTTGTATTCCAAGATTGTCTGCACATTCATTTTCTGAGTAGTAAGCTAATTTTAGAATATTCTCATTTACTTCATCAGCTAGTAAATCTTTAACAGTAGAAGCTAACTTTAAAGAAGCTCCCTCATTGTCTTCCGAAGTTTCTTCAACCAAATTTCGTAAAAGTTCTTTTTTATCAAGTTCATTCTGTTCCCTTAACTTACGATCATCTGCAAATTCTAATGCAGGCTGTGGGACAATTTTTAAAGCCTCATCGTATGCGTTAGAAGTATTTAATAATGGATATTTATCCTTTAAAATTTGGCGTGTCATAATTGCCGAAGCCAACCCCCCTAAGAGTAAAATACCACCTAGACCTCCTAAAGCGCCTGCAAAAGAGCCGTATTTTCTCGTACGTCCAGTTACAATATTTTGATCTTGTAACTTCTTCAAAAGAAATAACTGGTCATAATAATCTTTTGTAATGTCAGCCCCTTCATCCTGTAATAGTTTCTTTTTTACGGAATTATATAGCTTATTTGCACCATAATAAGAAGCTCCCAATGCAAGAATACTTCCCAACACGTTTGCCATTGCAGTATAGGCATCTCCATGGTGATCTTCTTCCGCAGCGTGTTTGACATTATCATCCTCTAAAGCATCTTTTATTAAAAGATTTTTTAAATCTTCATCTGTGGTATCTGCTGTTGTTCCTGTTACTCGCTTTGTTATACGTTTTTCTAAATTACGTTTTCGTTGTAAATCACGTAGTTCAGAAATGGTATTAAGTAAAAGACTAGTTCCTCCGCCTGCAGCTGCAGCCGTGAGAATTGTGGACAAAATGTTATAATCTGAGATATTCATGTTTATAAAGGCCTTTTAAATTTAAATGTGTCAAAGATTACTAAAGCAATAAAATTACCGGTTTGTTCAGAAAATTTTATGATACTATTGCGTAGCTTTATGCAAGCAGATTCTCCTTGCGCTTGGTTTAAAAGTGATTGATATTGTTCTACATCTTCCGAATTTTTAAAGTCTAAAACTGATACACAAGTTTTAACTCTCTCACATAAATTTGGATACTGTTCCAATTGGTTTTTAATTACCGGCATTTTATTCCATTCAGGATAAACTGGCACAGTGTCTGAAGTAGCGTTTGCAGATATGTTGTTCTCATCATTATTAATTAAATCTTTTGTATAATCAATTAATTCTGCAGATTTAGACTGGCTGGATAAAACCTCATCAGATACAGTCCGTGAAGCATCTAGTATTACATCTGAAGCAGCTAAGGCATTAGATACTTGGGCAAGTTCTCCTATCCCTTCGCCTGGAGATTCTAAATCTTCAAGTTTGGATAGATCTTCTTTAGACATTCCATTAAGACTCATAGTTATCTTCAGGACCTATAGACAGCCCTTCATCTCGTAATCTACGAACAACATCTGCAGCTAAAGTTCTATAGGCTATATTCTTGGCTTTTTGTTTTTCTACATCTGCAGAGTCTTCATTGACACTTTTTTCTGCAAAGTACGCGGATCCGGATAATAATGCTCCGATAATTGGAATTGCTGCTAATGCCAGACCTGGCAAACCTCCCACAACGCCAGGTAATGCTTTTGCTGCAGCTCCAAGAGCAGGATTGCTTGCATGTTTGTACATACCACTAACGGAATCAATAGAAGCATTAATGCAAGTGTTTACCACATTATGATAATAACTATTCCATTGGTTACTGTTTGCAGATGCAACCTTAGTAAGCACCAAAATTTCCGGAGCATACTCATAATTATCTGTAACCCTAAGTAGATCAGCAAACGAAGCAGCGAGTTTGGTATATACATGATCTACCAAATCAGGCTCAGCAGCTTTATCTGCATTATTATATTGTTCAATTACTTCAGAAGAAATATTTTTCGGAGTTACTCCGTAAGAAAATAATTCCAAAGTAGTACCAAATTTTTTAAAAGTATTATCAGACATTTCTATAAATATTTTAAAGCAGCCTTCCAAAAGTATCTCTAAATCCAGAATTTTGTAAAGGATTAAATGCCGGGGGTGTCAAAGAATTATTTATGCCCATTGTTCTTCCCATAAGTCCACCTAATATAGACATAATAATAGAACCCTTTAACCCCATGTTAAACAACAATTTGGCTACCACTGCACCTAAACCTGCACCCATTGCTGTAGATGTGGCTGCATTTAATTGAGATTGAATGCTGTAAGGTAATGTTTGTACATAACCAATTAAAGCCATACGTTGATTATAAGGTAATGTATAATCCTGTAGTAACCTTTGCTCTAAGCCTCCCATGTAGATTTCTCCCCTTTTTGTTCAGAACCTAACAACGCACCTAATAAGGCGCCAGCACCGCCTACTGCTAAAGCCCCTTTTAACAGAGACCGTGATAGTGTATCTTCAGGATCTCGATATTCAGGAGGTAATCCTCTATTTCTCCACCAACGATATCCAGCATTTGCTAATGCTCCTAATGCCCCAAAACTTAAAGCACCTCCCAATGCACCTTGTATTGCACCGCCCTTTGCAGATTGTCCTGTAATATATAAAGGATTAATGGGTTTCGTAATATCAAGTGCAGCGTCTCTAAACTCTTCAAATTTCGATGGATTATACACAAATTGTGTACCAGGCTTAACCTCGGGAATATTTTTCCAATCAACAGCAGAAGATTTGACCATAGAACGTGGAAATATTTCTTGCCCTGCACCTGTACCAGTGCTGACATTAGAGTATTCGTATGTGTAAAAATTCGGCGGAAATTGAATGCTTGAACCTGAGTCCATGGTATTTTGTGGAAAGCGATTGCCTAAGTCGAATTTTAACTTAAAATCACTAACTTTTGGCAGACTATTAATTTGACGCGAATTATCATTCACCCCAAATTCTACATCTGTATCTCCATCTTTTACTTTAACACTATCTGCAGTGTCAGTTCTTAGCTTTGTAGTTTTACCTAAGCTAAGGTCTTTAAATAAAGAAGAAAAAATATCAAATGCTGCTTGTGTATTTGAATTAGCCATTTAAGTTATATCCATTCTGTTCTTTCATTAGGGCATAGCCTTGATTCCTCATTTGATCTCGTTCTTTATTCATATAAGACCTCACCAATGAATACAAGGTAAAGTCAGATTGTTCAAGCTGTTGTAGTTGCTGTCTCGATTGGCCTACTGGCATCGCTAACAGCTGTTGTGCTATGCCCATGGCCCTTTGTTCCATTGTCAGCACGGAAGTGCTTGGAGCAGCACCACCTGCAGCCATAGAGTTATCTTGAAGTTCAGCTTCAAGATTCTGGCGTGCTTCTTGCTCCTTTTGAATTTCTTCTTGAACTTTCTGTTGCTCAACTTGTATCTGGGCGTCTTCACGCTGTCTTTGAGTGATGGAACTGATTGGATCGGTAATACCCAACGATTCCATAAAGGTTTTATACGGAAGCAACCCTTGCATACCAAGATTCATCTTGGCAGCTTGTGTTTCAACGTCGTCAATAATCCTCGGTTGTGGCAACTCAACTTCAACAGGTTTTTCATTAAAAATCTTCTGCGTCTTTTTTAATACCCATTTGCCCAATTTATTAAATTGGTTATAGATATACCAAAAGTTATTTTGTAACACCTTTAAAGATGTAGGTAAAACCTGCAAGTCTAAAGACAAATCATACAAACGCGACGGAAAGCCTGCACCATTAAGCAATTCTTCTTTTTCCGCATTTATTATGTCTTTACTAATATACTGTTTGCCCGTGCCTCCCAACTCTTGATAATTCAATGCAAAAGGCGCTACTTGCCAAGTTGTTGGATCAGCCCTATAATTGGCAACCATACGAGTCATTTGATCCCTGAACATTACTGCGTCAAAAGATTGAGCAATACTGTCATTACCTCCTTGTAATGCATGTGGATCCAAAGATATAACTCGAAGCGGTGTTACGTAATCCAAAGCCAACATTTCGTCAGCCTTTGAATAAAGTAGCAATTTATAGATTACACGAAAGTTTAACAAGAACTCTGATATACCCCAGCCGTCACGTGACAACCCAGAAATTACAGGACCTCTAAAATGAAATAATTCACCTTTATTAAATTTAAAATCCTGATTTTTATTCAAAGCTTCCAGCATAGAACGCGGAATCGTGTTAATTACGTCAAGTACTCCTCGTTCCACTTGCTCTCTTATGTCTTGATCAAACTTCCAAATATAAGTATTTTCCCCGTTAATTCTACTATGAATGATCCTAATATAACGAGGGTCAATAAGCATTAAGCGAAAGTTTTCTTTACGCTTATCGATCTTATCTATAAACTGACAAGTAATTGTACCTTGAAAATTATTTTGAGGATCGGGAACTGTAAAAGTTAAATCTTTTGAATTATACTTAACTAAACTAATATTATCACGAAAATCTGTAAAAGTATAAAATTTGCCGCTAAATTGCGGACGGGGATCAATTAAAATTCGACGAAATGGTACGTATAACCTTATAAAGGCATTCCCATAACACCCCCATTCATCCCCAATATTCTGCATAACCTGCTTTATATCAAGAATATCGTTAAAAAATGCTCTTAAAGATTTTTGCGTAGCTTCATCGCAATTCTTAAATTCAAAATCCGATATAAAAAATGACGTAAGTCTACGAACTACTTGACGAAAAATCGGAACATTGGCATACAGCCATTGACATAGTTCAAACCCTTCGCTTAGAGTTCTAGGAAACCATGCCGATGAAGGCATGAAAACAGGATCCCTAAACTTTGAAGCATAGGGAGAGAAAAAATCGGATATAATAGGCCTATCAGACATCTTAATTTTCAGGCTTGGAAAGAGGCAACTCAGCTATCATACTCGCAAAATCTGGACAATTATCAGAAATATTCTCTTTCTTGTCTTTTATAAGTTCTTCTTCTGATACCTCTTGCTGAGAAGATTCATCTTTGACTACTACGCCTTTTTTTATCATATTAAGTACAATTTTGCTCAAAAGTATAACTACCTGACATTCTCCAAGCACTAAAGTAGTTGGGTTCTCCTAACCTCACGGTTTAGGTTTTCTGTTTCATCGGCGACTGCATTGGATGCTGTTGCATCTTTTAGTCTTACACCACCTCCGCAGACAAACACGACTTGCCCAGCCGCTAAAATATCATTTTTAATTGAAATTATTTAATTGAATAGATTCAGATAATGCAAGAAAAATTTTTCAAGCTTTTGTTGTATGCTGTGGAATATAGAAAAGAAATATATTATATTCTACATTACCTAAATCGACTAAAATTTTTGAAGACAAAACCCGTAAATTAAATTCCGTATAAATATCGGGTTTACCCTCCTGAGGTAATTTAATTACTGCCTCTGTTCCAGGATTTACCTCTAAAGTAAAATCTTTTGGATCAACAATTAAACTGCATAAATTGCCATCCAGTTGAAACTTAATAAACTTAAAGTTATAATTTATAACATTCGGAATAACAAAAATGCCCTCTGATTTATCTAAAGGTTCTGTGGAAGTTATGGCTGGATAATTATTAACTTCAGGAGTTAAAGAGACTTTTGTTAATAAATTTTTTACTTCAAAAATATCCCTATGAATGGCATTTAACCTTTCTACAATTGTTGCATCCTCTGCAGGCAATTCCTTTTTAAATGCTTCAGATTTTTTTATTTCTTCAATTGCTGTATCAACAGGGACTGGGTTAACATTGACTTTATCTTCCAATGAAGTGTTTGACACAACAGGAAAATTTTTAATAGTTACTCTGCTTTTTACATCTACAGGTTGAATGCTTTTAGAAATATTAGCAAACATGTCTACTGAAGATTTTGGATCCTTTATACTACTCATGGTTTTTAAGTTGTTTTAATCAAAGTTGTATTTAAGTCTACTATTCTTAAATATTTTAAAATAATTGTAGCTGTCAAGGAATCATACGCAACCTTGTTTAAGTTCTCTGCAGGAATTGTGCTATCTGCTAAGCAGCTATAAATTTTATTATGCCACAATCTAAAATAAATGTATAAAATTTTGTCGTCAGATAAATTTATAGTTAAACACGCATGTTTTTTATCCCCATAAATAAGCAAATCCATACGAATATCCGGAAATTCATTAGATAAAAATTTATGGATAAAACTTAAACTCATTAGATAATCACCATAATTGTAAATCAATGATTTAAAAAATAACTTTAAATTATCTCGGGTGACTATTTTTTCCGGACATAACAGATCAGACACAGGGTTAAACGGCACGGTTTTGGAAGAAGGTGTAAATATAAAACTTGTAGGATTCAATCCTGCAGCATTAAAAACTTTCTCCAAGGTATACAAAGATGGAGTATCACATACCTTTTTGAGATAATAAATAATACCACGCTGAAGACCTTTTCCTGTTAAAAACCCTTTTAAGGTTAAGTTATTAGCACGTGCAACAAATTTTAAAGCTTCATCTAACTTCTTTAAATCTACCAACATGTCCAAGATAGGAACACAAAAATGCACACACTGCAAGACATTTCAAGCAGTGTGTGCTTAAAAAGAACCTATGCAACAAAAGCAAAAACTACTTTAAAGAAGCTAGGGCTTCTCTAATAGCATCCTTGCAGCTAGCAACCTTTTGAGTATAACGACTGCCAACATCGTCAAAATGTGCCGATGCAATTTTTGTTAACTCAGGCACTTGTTCTTTTGAAGCGCCGAGAATCTTGCACTGATTTTTAAATCCAAGCACATAAGCTTGCTTTATTTGTTGCTGCATCTTTTGAAATTTCTTATCCATAGAATTATTATAGAATAATTAAGCAAAATTATTTCTTAAACGTCAATAAAAAAGTTTATTGTTTTGATAATACCTTTTTGTGCATCCATTACAAAACAAATCTGACGAGCACGGCTACTTAAGTTTAAGTTATCCGCATAATCATCCGATGGCACTAAAGTAGGCAATTGAATAAATTCAAAAGACGACATCTCTTTTTGATTATAATGGTGCCTGTCTCCCATAAAGAAATAGCGATTTAAAACTGGAGATTTAAATTGCGCTACCTTTTCTAAGAGTAATTTTTGTACATAATTTTCTTTGGATTTATCATCACTTGGCACCTTACTATGATATTTTGCAGCTGCACCATGTTCCAATACACAAGCATTCGCTCCATATTGGAAAATCAACCAGCGAGATGAGCCGATTTCAAAATCCATAACATCCTTAAACATTTGTTCAAGGCAAGTAAACAATACCCAATCTCCAAATGAATCATGATTCCCACTCACAGCTTTAACCTTTATCCGTGAAATACCCTTCCAAATTGCCGCAAGTTGCTGTAGGAAATAAGAAATTGATTCCAAGGCATATTTAAATTGAGTCACACCTCTAGGATTTACAATTAATTGAGTGCCTTTGTCTGTAAATCCTGTAATTGAATGTAAAATATCCCCAAGGGAAATAATAATACATTCCTTCGGTATAACGCGCATATTTGAAAGTTCATCGACAATTTGTTTAATGTAATTATCGACGGCACGTTTAGTACTTTCTATAGTCCAATCCTTATCAGAATAAAACACATTATTCTTATCTGTAAATACTCCGAAATGAAGATCAGATAAAGTAACAACAAACGCTTTATCCTTTGCAAATTTACAAGAATTTTTTCCTATATTTATTGATTTAGGCAAACAATCCTGAGTAACTCTGGGAAGTTTAAACGTCGAAAGCACATCCTTTATAGGATTATAGATACATTGTTCAAACTGAATCCACTTATTCGCATTTAACTGTATCTCTTTCCACTGTAGATGATTATATTTTTCAGCTACACGAAATTTACGAATTGCTGCCAAATCTTCAACAACCTTTTCATCATCATTTACTTCAGTCAGATAAGACGATGTAACAGGCAAGGAATTATGCCTAAATCTGAGCTTGTGTAAAATCTTCTCTAATATGAATGTAGGAATCTTATGTTTTAAAGCAATTTCCGAAACCGTGAGAGGATTGTTATCAAAATTGGAATAATCCTGTAAAATTGCAAACAGTTGTGTCTTTTTAAGCGTTATTACATTAGCTATATTTGCAACATTAGTGAAATCAAACACATAATCTTCAGTAACAGGGTTGTATAAAACGTCATCCGCCTCTACAATATACCCTTCATGCTGTTTCGCGACATTTTTATCTGCAGAAGAGTTTTTATTATATATTTTAGCCAAAAGACATTTTTTAAACTCTGTAAAACTACCAAACAGTTTTTCTAGTTGCTTGCCTGAAGGCAGTTTATTACCTTCTGATTTGGATCTAAGGAAGCGATAATAATCGCGTGTAAGTTTTCCAACGTTTTGTAGGTGTAAAACTTCAGTAAATATATGTATTACGTTTTTAATTAGTTCTTCTTTGCTCATTTTTTTAAATTTTTAATTAAACCGGAAAACTTACAATATTGTCCTCTATTTCATCAGGTGTCATCCAAACCTTTTTACCGGTTTTTCGATCCCTTAATAAAGTATATAATTTTCCGTTTTTACCAATTCTTGTCATAGAAGCTAGCCTAACGTCAACTCCTATTTTCTCTGAGTTACCAGTCCAATAAGGTATTCCCTCTGAACCATAACGTATAACAAACATACCACCGGAAATTTTCAAGCACCAAATTTGACCATGAAAATATTTTACATAACAATTGTCAGGCACAATTTTTAAAGATTGTTTACATAAATCCTGCTGTACAGAAAATAAATAAATATCTTTTAAAGGATTTTCTATAAGATCTTTTGCTTCAACAATCTCATATTGTAAATCCTTTGCCAAATCCGGATTCGTTATTAAAACACGGTGATCAGGCGTTGTTTCCTGAAAAATTACTCCATTGTCAATGCCAACAATATTCCCTTCGTATTCTTGCAATACGATTTTATCTGGTTCTGTAAAACCTATGATTCGGTCATCATGCTTCCAATAACCAATTTTATCTTTTAAAGTAATATCCTTTATAGATTTAAACCCAGTCTCAGTTAAAATCTCATATCGTGGATTAAACACCAAACATTCAGGACCCACCACGGCATCAATAACCCCAAACTGACTTGGGTGTACATTTTGTGCCTCTTCAGATACTAAATCAGCTGACGAAACTCCTCCAGGACCAAAAACCGTTACACGTGATTGTTGATCAAGATTATAAACAGGGTTAATTTCTTCCGAAGGCAAAGACAACGGGTTACCTATAATATGCCCAGTGGCATAAGAATCAAAAGCTCCGGATGGGAAAAATTTTAAACTACGATTCTTGCTTAGTTTAAACATCAAAGCATTGCGTAATTTTCCAGCATCCAATCTTACACGTTCGGCAATTAAATCATCAGGCCCTAAAATCTTTTTAAATCTTAAAGAATCTCTTTCGTCAGAATCTGTATCACCACGATTTATCGCTAAAAGTTTTTTTGTAGCTTTGATAACCGAACCTAACCCTACTGAAGCTCTTGGGGTATTTTTATCCATTTCCGCCACTTGAATTTTCGGAAATGGCGAAGTAGATGATTTTTTATGGCTGCTAAACTTAAACATAATGGTAACCAGGTTACTTACTGACTATTGGTATTTAAAAGAGCATTGCGCAACTCATTATATTCCGCAGCATGCTCCTTTATATTCGGAATGCCGCCTTTATAATTTGCACGTAACTCCTTAAATAGCTTTTCTCGATCCTGTTCAGGAGTATTTTCAATACGTTTTAACAATTCTGGATTATTGAGGATATAGTTTTCAAATCCAAAGTCTTGTAAATATTGATATAATTTCCGCTGGTCATCATCAGATAAATTCGCAAATTCAGGATTATTTTTTAAGAAAGTTTTAAAATTAAAGTCCGTCTTATACGCGTTATCTACAGAATTATTTCCCCATGGCAATATGGAAGCCCCTAGAGCACCTTCTACTGCTCGACTTGATAAAGAACGTGCGCCTCCAGGAACAAATGTTCTGGCAACACCTGCAACGGGTGCAACGGGATTAACAGTATATTGAATGCCAGGTTCTAAAAGAGTTTTAGAAGTCCAATCTACAGCTTTCCCCAAGCCCTTACTTCCTGTACGAGCGGCAATTCGAGAAGCTGCTAAGCTACCACCTCGTGCAACTAAACCGCCCGCACCACCTACAGGTAAGGTAGCTGCAGTTGCTGCAGCAGTAAGGCCTGCACTAAGAGCATTGTTATCAATTTCATTTTTAAGGTTATTTGCATCTTGCGCTGCATTGCGAGCCATAGTATTGGGATCGTAATAACCTTTATATGCATTAAGACCTGATGAAAAATAACGCAACTCCGGATGTTCCTTCATCATTTGCTGCACTTTTGCATGTAGATCAGGTTTATTCCCTTGCATAACTTTAGAGGCAATAGCGCCAAATGGAGACACATATTTCAAAGCTTTAGGAGCATTATAATACAAGTCTGTAGCAAAATTTGCAGAGGAATTAATAACATTTTTCCCCATTCGCACCAGGCCATTATCCTTTTTATTAACTTTTACAAGCTCATTATCTTTGACAGCATTTGAAACATAATTTTCTTTTGCCAAATCATTTACGTTTTGCTTAAATTCTCGTACAATTTTAGCATTATTTGGATCTTGAGCCCAAACATTTGCTTCATCTTTGGTGACGGTGTTCTTTGGAATGTAGATTGGAGCGTAATCCGCAAATTTTTTAAAATTACTAATGTTAAACGACATATATAAATTATCCTAAATTTCTTAATTTAATTTCTTCATCAATTTGCTGATTATCAAATGCCTCTTTTAATTCAGCAATCATTTCATCCCTGTTTGTCGCTTTTGAAATGCGTTTCGGTACCAATTTACTGTGACCTTTGGATAAAGCTCTTGGATCATATCTACGTTTATTACGTGCTAAAATATCCGGACCCCAGGCTGATTCTAGTTCTTCATCAGGTATACCAAGGTCATGTAGTATTGAGTAAAGATTTGAACTGGATTGCCCTACATTTAATTTATAAATACCAGATGACGGGTCTAAAGATACCCTAAATCCGTTGCCTGTACCTCTCTCCACATTAAACTGTGATTCTAATTCGCCATTTGATTTTCTCCTAGAATAAACTCCAGGACGCAGCCTCATTTGTCTTAAAGTGTTGTACTCGTTACCATTATGAATAAATGTGCCACGTTCAGTATAATACGGAACTCTCATTAAAGTTCTTTCTGGAGCTACATCTAAGAGTTCGCCAGTTTTTGCATCATAAAGATACAAATCTCCTCTAACACTATTGGCTAAATATTTATTTTGCAGTAAAGCCTTTTTCTGTTCGCCTAAGGTGTATCTCTTAAGCTTTGGAATATTTATATTCTTTACTTCTAAACGTACACCACCGTATTCCAATGGAAAACTTTCCTTTAAAGCAGCCTGAACCTTATTTTCCAAAGATGATCTTACATAATCACTATCATCAACAGTGTATGTCTCTTTGTTTAACGTATCTTTGTCCTCATCAGGAATCATAATAATTATTGAACTACAAAAAATTAAGGCAAATTTTCTCTTGAAATGCAAACATAATTTAAGGGCGTCTTAATTGGCGCCCTTAAATTATTAACTAAAGCATTTTAAACTTTTAAAGCTTTTTCACATAATACATTCCCTTACGAATATCGGACACAATAGCTTTAGGATCTTTTATATAATCCATCGTTTTGATCGGTGTCTTTTTAGAGAGTGACGACAATTTAGCCCTAATAGCTTCAGCATCGTAAACACTTACCGAAGAATCACGGAACTCAATCGAAAAATCTTTTTTGTCACCATCAAAGGAAAGAATCACAAGATCTCTTGTTGCTGAATCCTTCACGTTTCCGATATCTGCAGTAAGTGAAGAATCTTTGTGCACATATTCCATCAGTGTCTTATAAGATCCAAAATCTTTTGACAAAACACGTTGAGTACGTAGAATATCTGGATCTTCTTGATCTTCTGGCCATTTAATATTGGCATAACCACGATATTCAGGACTATCCATGTTGTGCACAACTTTATCCACAACAATATCATAAGCAATGCCGTTAACATCAAACTTAACCCTCATAGGATTAGTAGCCATAAATAACTGAGTCTCTACAATCGCATCCCAAAGTTCATCTGTAGCAGGCACTGTGACTTCTAGAGTACTATTGTCATTTGTTCTAACAACAATGGGAATACCAATTCGACGAAGTACCTTTGGAATATAAACAGCTCCTCCAAACACAGAACCATTCTTATTCTCCAACATCTCTGTTATCCCTATGGGATGTCCTAAGCGAACAATTGTTACCTCCTTGCTTTTAAAATTCGTATAACAAGGCATTGTATCTATACCACATAAACGCTTATCTATTTGACTATTATATTCTTGATTTATTTCGTTCATTTAGACTCCTTTAGTGTTTTACTCTACTTCGATCGTATTAAAGTTAAATTGGCAAAAAGGATTAAGTGTCAATCTACAAACATTCGTATATAATAGCCGACGTTCCCTAACGTCCTCAAGTAGTTCATTTAACAACTCTTTCCAATGTTTAGGATCCAAAACAATTTCAATTAAATTTTCAGAATTAACAGATACGCTAAAATCCGATACAGAAAATAACATATCACTGATAAACTCGTTAAAAATTTTCAGATCTACAATATCTTCCTCTAGTACTTCTGGCGTAACTGTGAAGAAGTAAAACTTTTCGTCTGGAGATTCCTCTTCTGTATACTCTTCCATGTAAACTGGAACAGTCAAACTTCCTGCACGAAGAATGCATTGTTCTCCACTATTTATAATTGTATCTATGAACTTTCTCTTATCGCTGTTGTACATTTTATATATGTCGCGAAGTGTTGTGTCTTTTTTAGATTCTTTAGTTTCTTTTTTCATTTTCTTTTTTCATTTTCTTTTTTCATTCTAATTATTTTTCGGGAGTGAACAACCGTCAAGCTAAAAACTTAGCGGCTTCGGAGTAAGATTACTCCTCGTTTTTCCTGCTTCTACCTGTCGTTGCTTTTTAGGGCGCAAACGCCGTTCATCCACAATAGGGCAGTCCACAGGCTTTACTTTCCCGCGTTCCACGGGTAGAGCTTTCAAGCCAAAATTCTTAATGTTACAAGCGGCGTTTAGGTCTCGATCGTGGAAACGCCCACATTTGGGGCATCGCCAACTTCTCTCATATAACCTCAAACCGTCATATACATATCCGCACTTGCTACAAGTCTTTGAACTTGGAGCGAAGCGGTTTATACTTATAAGATTGATCCCATACCACCTGCACTTATACTCAAGAATACTGCGAAACATCCCAAACGAAGCGTCAGATATGCTTCTTGCCAGCTTTTTGTTTTGTTGCATACCTCTCACATTCAGGTCTTCAATACATATCGTGCGCACTTGGCTATCGTGCGTAAGTATGCTTGTCACCTTGTGAATATGGTCTTTGCGCTGGTTGCTTATTCTTTCCTGTATACGAGCTAATTTTATCCGTGCTTTATCGCGATTTGCGGAACCTTTCTGTTTTCTGCTTAATTGCCGCTGTCTTCTTCGCATTAGTTCCAGCGAGCGAGCCAAATTCTTGGGATTATCAAAAATCCTGCCGTCGGAACATACGGCAAGCTTCTTAATCCCAAGATCTATTCCCACGGTATTTTCCTCCTTTATCTCCGAAACCGAACGTTCGGTAATATTAGTCTCAACGAGAACCGAGGCAAAATATCTTCCGGACGGATTCATGGATATGGTCACCGTTTTGATTTTTCCCGCAAATTTTCTGTGCAAAATCGCGGGAATACTCTTTGACTTAGGGATACTTATTGTTGACGAACTAAAATCTACGCTGCAATGTTGGGGACATTGAAAGCTTTGTCTGTTCTTTCGAGATTTAAATTTCGGAAAACCTACCGCTTTCGGATTTTGAAAAAATTTTGAATATGCGGCGTCCAAATTATACAGCGCATTTTGCAAAGATTGCGAATTTACCTCCCTTAGCCACTCATTTTCGGATTTTAACTCGCTTCGCATCTTTTTCATCAGATCAAATTTGCTCAATTTCTCTTTCTTGCTTTCATATTCAGATTTTTGGATGCTAATCCCCCAATTATACACAAAACGACAACATCCAAAAGTCTTTGCAAACAAAACCTTTTGCTCGTCAGTCGGGTATAATCTGTATTTGTAAGCTCTTAACATTTATGACTCGAAAAGAATACATAAGCAAAAATCATTCCAAATTCCCTTTAAAGGGTTTAGCAAATCTTTCTTTTAGCTTTTGATCGTATAATATCTCTTCAATTAAAGGCAGTGCAATTACCTCACCTTGCTTTTTATTGGTCAAGTCAAAATGTTCAGGGTGACAAGATGGACATTGCAACAAATGATAACATTTTCCAGGTTTAAATTCAAAACCGTTCTTAGGGTTAATTCCAGGCTCCATGGCCTGCTTAAATTCTTTACACCCTACACAAACTAACTTCCATAATTTATTTTCATTTACAAGTTTCCAACAATCAGGACAAATATAAGCTGTGACTCCTTTGACTACTGGAGTATCAAAAATAATTAATTTTGAATAACTTACCAATTTTCCGCAAACTTTGCACTGATATGAGCCTTCTTGAACGTTCTCAGCACCAAATAACTTAACCGCTTCGTCTTGCGTCTTAACGCTTGAAATTAGATTTTGTAAACCTTCAGAAGCCTTATTTAAGGCTCCCAAAAGTTTATCTTGTTCGATATTTTCCATTTTTAGCTATGTGTTTCAAAGTATTTATCTAAATACTCTGCCTTATATGGATCAGGAATATCAACAAAATTTTTTACCTCTTCAAGCTTTAATTTCTTTTTTTCACGCTCTTGCTTAATTTTTTCTTCACTAAATAGGGACATATCTCCAATAATCTTAATTGGTTGACTACGAGAAGGCATTTTTACATCTATCCAACCTAAATTTTGAAATTTAGTTAAATTAGATTTAATCGTATTTACATTAGATGCACCAACTTCTTCTGCAAGATATTCTAAATCAACTTCAAAACAAGAAAGATCAGTATTATCAATACCTATTAAATCAATCTTCTCTTTATACAATGCAAATTTTTTACCTACACCCGAAGACGTATCATCAGGACAGTCAAGAAATCTAATTCGAGTCTCTGTAGTAGGTTCAGCGCGATCAATTATCTTAAACCCTTTCAACGCTTCACTAATGCCCCCAATACACATAGGATGAATACCAATCTTGTCTGCCAACTCTTTTAATGTAGCAGTAACCATATGTGTACTGGGATTCTGAAATTGTTTTAAAGCGTCAAAAAATTTATAGTAATAACGAATGTCAGGAAATGCTGTATCGATAAAAAAGTTTTGTGTATTTAATGTACGATAATCCGCCAACAAAACACAATCACAGTCACAACCGTTGCGACCTCCTCTGCCGAACTCCTGAATTAATTCCTCCAGACTTCCTGGAAACGAACGTAAAATAATTCTGCCAATATCAGCTTTGTTGATGCCCATTCCAAAAGCATTGGTAGCAAAAGCCACACGAATATTACCGTTGAGAAAATTTGTTTGATTGGCTTTACGTTGGGATGGAGACATTTGTCCTGTGTACATCATGGAACCCCCAACAATTGCAGGACCATAAATCCTGTAAAGATCGGATACCATATTAACTGTAGAACAATAAACAATACTAGGAACCAATGGAGCTTTATTAAGTTCCCGAAATACCCAATCATCAGCCTTGTCCGATTCAATTTTTATCGAACGAAAATGTAAATTCGGTCTTGGGTAAGACTTAACTAACTTAGGCGTATCCTTTAGATTATAAATTTCTCTAACGGCCTTTTCCACATCATCCGACATCGTAGCTGTTTGACCAAGAAAAAGTTTAGGACAAACACGTTCCACGAATGGCGCTATCTTTTTATATGAAGATCGAAACGAGGTAGCCTGCTCATAAGCGCAATGAATTTCATCCACCACAACAAAATCAGGAGGGACTCTATCCATTAGCTCTAAAAATTTTTTATTTTGCAATCTTTCCGGAGCCACAAACAAAAAGTCCAAAGCACCCTGCTCCCATTCGGCCATGGCTTTATTCGCTTCTGTTAATGATACTCCCGAAGATACTACGCCTACACGCACTCCTCTCTGCATCAACTCTTTCCATTGGTCTTGAATTAACGCTACCAAAGGAAAAAACACTATGGTTTTATGCCCCATCGCTAAGGATGGGGCAATATAGCAAAAAGATTTGCCAGAAGATGTACTAGATACAAGCAGCAAATCTTGACCTTTTAACAAATGGATTACAGGTTCAACTTGATTAGGCCTTAACGAAGGATACTCAAACACCTCCAATACCTTCTGCAGATTACGCATATAGGTATTAAAATCGCGATGCGTTTTATCTAGAGATGCCAAGATTCGTCTCTTCTCAAAAATCGAAGTTTTACCATTTGTCGAAGGTAGTGGATTCGATAAGGTTTTATGTGTTTCAGTTATAGTTTCATTCATGTATTTTTGCTGTATATAAACCTTTCGTTATTAGTGGCGTGGCCTCCCGATGTCCAAGAATGTCAAGTTCTGGTTTTTTAGTGAGGGCACCTACCTGAAGAGATAGGTGGTATTTGTCTTGTGCCGATTATGATGTACGCTTTGAAGATTTATTTTGATCACAAGGTTTGCGCGTTCGTCGTCGAAATTCTACAGTTTGATATAACCGTGACAGCTTTCGTCGAGCAAATTTTGATTTTAAATTGTCAAATCTCGATTCTCGAGCACAGTCTGATTGGCTATCTTCATCTGTTGATAGAGGATATACCTCGTACCAATAGACATATTTCCTATATTTTTCGTCCGTCAATGCCTTATGATAAGTAAGCTTTTTTTGTTTCACTAACTCTAATAAAGCCTTATCCATTATGATTATGCCATCACATGGACAAATACGAAGCATATAGTTTATTAAAAGTTAGTGATTATAAACTAAACTTTACTTGTAAATTTCAGTAAGTTAAGCAACATTCTTTAAAGTTGTATTAAAAATGATTTCAAAGAAATCAGCTGTCTGCATTCAGGAATAAATTCCAGATCTTCTTTGGAATTATATTTTTCCAAAGTATAATCTGCAGAAGTCATTGTGAATACAGCAGCGTCCGTATTAGACGTAACATGTTTCCTAAGCTTTGTACTAGGAGAATACGCAAAAAGATTATTTGGTGGCATAAAGCTTGTATCCGCCAAAACCATAATCATGTTTGGATCTGTTGAAATAGAGTCCAATAAATTAAACATTTTAGTATTTAACTTGCCCGTAACTGCAGAATTAACAAATGCCAAAACAGGATTAATACTCTCATAAACAACAATTAAATTATCTTCATCTAAAGGCAAATTTAGGTCACCTACCTGACTTACGTGATAAAATAAAGCTTCCTCCATTGTTTGAATATCAGGAGGAAGCCTAACGCCAGTTAATTTTTTTAATGATTGAAGATAATTATGATCGGAATACAATAAAAAATTAGAGATCCCTTTCGTCATCCTTATCTTTTTTTACTTTAGGTTTTCGACCTCGTTTTTTCGGAGTAACTTCCGCATTTAATGTAATCTCTTCCGCAGGTTCTTCATCAAAAGAAGGTCCTATTGCATCTGAAATATCATCAAATGTTTCTTCAGTTTCTTGAGAACCCTCAGGAGTATTTACTTCAGATTCATCGCCCTCCAACACCTGATCTTCCTCAATATCCACATCTTGTATGTCTTGTATATGATCGTGCCCGCGTATATTTAACTCATCTAAAACATCAGATATTAAAGGTTTAAGTACTGATATTACATCCTGCCGAGGAGCGCTATCTATATTCAAAGCTTTAGACGTAAATGTATCTTTTTGAACTGAAGCTACTTTTAGACCATACAAACGTTCTTTAATAAACATTTCCGGTAATCCGTAATCAAACTTTAATGGCTGATCCCATTCTTCCTCCGTATCAAAACTATGATCTATATTTAATACATACAGACAATCACGATGCGGAATCGAAAGAGAATTTTTTACCACCTTTAGTTTTACAATCTGACCTATGGGAGTTTTACTTGTCGAAGTTTCCCTCGTTAAAATTTTTCCCTTAGTTAGAGTAAATTGTAAAGTTACACTTTGATTTAAAGCATTACCTCCAATTTTTGTTCGGTTGTCTTCTTTCAAGGCAGCCTGAGATAAAAACCTTGCGGCAAAAGTATTCATCTCAATTTTAGTATTTTGATGGGACACCAAAATTAAACAAATACCATACTCCTCAAGGCTATAAGCCATAGCCCTTGACCAACGCTGCAATGTTCTGGCAAATTCCAGATTTGAGGTATCTTCCAAAGAATTAATTGCAGGATTACTGGATTTGTCCCCTAAACCAAGCAACGCCGCTTCGTTTTTCGGCATCAATTTAGACAAGGTATCCAAAACCACAAAAATTGGAGAATCGTTTCTGCTAATTCCTCGTTTATCTAGATTTTCTCGTACTACACGCCCAAAATTCAGAATGGATTCCAATGCATGATTTAACGTCGCAACTTCACTCCAGCGCACGCGATTAGCAATCATATCTTTTGCTTCCTGCTTATTAAGACTTAAACAAGAAGCAATACGATCTTCGCTAAATAATTTATTTTTACCCTCTGAATTTAAATATAAAGCAACTGCATACGGATGATTTCTCAATCCCATACCAACTAAAGACAAAGCCATAGTGGTTTTACCAATACCATCTTCTCCAATAATTTCCAATGCAGTACCCGTATTGATACCTGTACTTGCAAAGGTATATTGTAACAAAGGCGATTCAAACGGCAAAGCAGGCACAGCTTCTTCTTCTAAAAACTGGCTCAAACTTAAACCGGCTAAACTGGCTTTCTTGGTTGTGCCCATGGCCCTTAAAGAAATACCAGAGTCGTCTAAAACATCTCTTACAACAGCGGAGGGTTTAACCTCCGCTGTTGATTGATCTTTTTTAATTCTAGGCATTTAAAATTAATGTATTTTAGCGTTAAGTTGAAAATACTCCATCATTGTTTGAGGAGTCATTTTTTGAGGATTCGTTATCATTGCCATATGCAATGTACGAAACTTTTCATAATCTTCTGCAGATAGTGAAGCTTTAGCACGACTTAATGTTGCATTATCTTCAGGAATATCCGTATTCGATGTTGGTGTATAAGGTTCCCCGTGAACTGAGCGTTTGACAGCTTCCGCAGGTTTAACCTCTTCAACAACCGGCACACTATTTTGTGCATCCTCATGATAATCTTCTACAATTAAATCTGGTTCCGTTGCGGGTTTGGCAGATATAGAAGCTGGATGCAAAGCTTCAACATTCACTGGAGGAAGATTTGCTGCAGCTTTATCCGTTGCTGGCATCGGAATCACAGGTTTTTGTATTGTTGGAATTGGGCGATTTCCTATAGCAGCTTTGGCAACGCCAGGTTGCGGCGTATAAATGCCTTCAGCAGCATTTCGCTTAAACGATTCACGCCTTGCCAGCATTTCCAAACCTTCTTCGCGCAATTCCAAATGCAATTCTGCGTCTTTAAAGACTCCGTTATCCTTAGCCTTTTTCAACAAGTCTATCGGGAACATAGGATCCTTACACAGCAAATCGAGCTGCTGTTGATAAGTCCAGATCTCTAAAACATTTTCAGGATCACACAATATATACCTTTTCTTCAAAATATCATCCGAAACGGGATATTGTGAATAGCCCAAACGTGTTTCATTATTTGGATCTTTCGACGGTGTAAGAGTGAGTATTCTATTATTTGTTAAAGTATTATGACAATACCTTACTTCAAGCAGACATCCTGTTTCCTGATCGGTCACGTCTCCGAACAGTAATTCAGGATAATTTGCCGACACTGAAGACAAACCAGAATTGGCAGCAATTTGCTGTTTTACAATTTGCACAAGCGTTTGGAACATTTGCTCACTATATACGCCTATCTTCTGCTCCATTTGTTCAGTTTGAGGATTGCGATGCAGGACATTAGACAAAACAAATGTACGAGGTTTGCTCGGTAGCTTAACTGATTCAAAATTTGCAGCAGTATTATTAGGCGAATATGGCCTATACTTAATTAGTTCTTCCTCTTCAGGCGTAATTGTAGGCTGTACAGTAAGAGGATTTGTTGTTGCATATTTTCCTGTGTTAAAGAAGATAAAACTCCTTAAATCGCAAAATGCATCTGCGCCTCTTCTTGGATACGTATGTGAAGTCATATCCAAAGTATCAGGCGATAACAAATGCATCTTAAAACTGCCAAAAAACATATAACCTTTTACAAACTGCGCCCAAGATGTATATTGTCCGGATGCTGTTTTAAAAGGTTCTGTAGAACTTAGTAGAGCTTCTGTGTTATTCTGAAATGAAAAATCCATGCCCGGAAGTATTCGGACAACCATATTTGGTTCGTTTTCACGAGGAGGAGCTAGCCTAACCCACGGAATATTATTCCGAAAAAACGAAGATAAAACTGAATTTTGTTTTGTATTATTCATAGATGATTGTGATAGATTCAAATAAGCCATATTTCTGTGTATATTCTTGTGTTTTTGTACCTGCCAACGCTACGCAAGCTTGAACGTCTGGCAAGCGTTTTTTAATCCTTCAGTTAGTTCTTTATGTTCTTCTTCAGAAGGTTCTGTACCCCACCGTTTTGTAACTTCGACATCAATGCTGTAACGCAAGCGTCCACCTTTTAGATCCCAATAATTATTCTCAGACATAAAAAACTTCAACATACTTACAGCCAAATCGACTTCGTTGTAAGGAGATAAAATATAAATAGCGTCATATAAAGGAATTACTACTCTGCTCTTCATATTCATCTTTCTAAAACTGGAATTTAGTGGAGGTATGGCCCTTGCTAAAGAGTCAGCAACCAAAGATTGCAATCCTATATTGCAAGCTTCTCGACGAAGTTTACTTATGATACTTTCTCTAAGATCATCCGACATTTGAGCATCCAAAGGCGGTATTTTAAAATGTCTTTTAAATCCCGAAGGCGATTGGTAATACCCTTGTCCGTCAGGCAGAGACTTACACCATTCCAAAAATTCCGCAACTTGCGGTTTGGTGTTCATATAAGCATCAATAAGTTTTTGTCCCGTACCAGGTTCAGGTTTTTCACCTGATGCTATTTCAATATTACGTTCCAGCAAAGAAGGACTTGCACCATAAGGTATAGAGTTATGTGACAAAAGGGTCATATCTATATACTTATGTGTATCACACTCAATAGCTATTACGTCATATGAAGGAATCAGTTCTTTTGATACTACTTTAATTGTATCTATAGTTTCTCCTAAGAAGAAATAGTCTAAATAAGTTAATGACAACTTATGATCACCCTCTAAGGTTGTACTACAGCATACCATAGATGCTAAGACTGCTAAATCGGATAGTAGATCATCGTTAGGAGACTCAAAGCTTTGTTCTCCTTCCTTAAACAATTTACGAATGATTTCACTTTTTATGGATGTGTCACACACAAATAACTCGCAAGGAAGTCTATACGACATGTTACTAGAGTTACTAATAATATCATTCACGAAATAATCTACGTCGTGGATTACATTAACATCCTGTTTCCCAAATGGAATATTAAAGCTATAAGAAAGAACGTCGGCGCCTATACTTAAATCTTCCACCTTTACCCATTTCTCGTAGTCATTGTCTCCACCATTACGTGAAACCCTCAGTTTATGGTCACTCTTAAATGTTGCTAGCACGCCATTACTAAAGCGTACCCTATAGCATTCTTGATCCTTTAACCGTACGACATTAAGTACTCTTGTGATATCAAACGGAGATTTTAAATAGTCTCCCACTTGAATAGTGTTAGCCTTAACATATCCACCCTTAGATATGGAATAAATATAATTTTCTTCTCCGGAGCAGAAATTAGCTACTTTTCCCGCAGCATCTCTCGTCTTCTTCTTGTTTAACTTTTCTCGGGGTGTGTTAAGCATAAATTTATTTTCCACTGCAACCCAGTGGACATCTTGTTTCGGATGCTTTAGAGACCCGTCATTATTTCTAACCAAATCAGGATCATTAGGATCTACAAGCAGTGTAGGATCTTTTGCATCTTCAGTAAATTCAACAATGTCATCACAGTATGCTATACGCACTTGTTTTTCTGATCCATCGGGCATCTTTTTAAATGCAAATTGTGGATCAGGGTCATTTAAAGTCGCAATTAACTTTTTATCATTTGCCAAATATGCAATCGACCACACTTCCGCTGTGGCATAGTCTGCATCGACAAAACAATACCCTTCAGGCGCTTTAAAGCACCAGCGCAACGGCGCAGGCACCATGTCTTTTATCGTTATATTTTCGGTAATGCCGTAAGTTTCACGTAAAGAATTTACGATTTCATTAAAATTATCTTCATTAAACTCCGACAAATCAGATTTATCTGTAATATTAAAATACTTTAATACTTTCGTGAAACCCTTGTCTATGTAATCTGTAACATATCTTGGTATGTTTAAGATGTTAGGCTTAAACGATCGTGGCCGTGAGCTTTCGGTCATAACGAAGTTGGAATGCAGCCTTCCATCCGAAGTTAAAAACTTTTGCAGCCCGCCTTCTTCACCCTTTAAGAAATTCTTGGTTATCTGATTAATTGCATTCATTTGCAATAAATGCAGACATAAATCATCTCCTTTATCCGCAAATATTTTAAGAGTATCTTTATCCACAGCAGGCTTATAATTTTTCTGCTTAGCGGGGGACATTTTTAATACTCTTTCCCAGGGTATTGCATTACCCTCTTCCGGCTTAGTTGTTTTAATAGGCGTATATTTCTTTACATCAAACAACCATTTCTTTTTATCCTCTGGAGAATTAGGATTGAAACTATCCACATAATAATAATGTTCAGCAAACGGCAATAAAGGCAAAGCTTTACGCCCATAAAGTTTTTTTAACAGGTTGAAAATATCTTCAAAAGATCTTTCATCGTCAAAAAACTTTTGAATTTCTGCGATATTCGCTACAGGCGTTTCCTGCGGAATTTTTGACACTTCCGTATAAAACAAATCATATGCCTCTTTTTTAAGCATTTGCATAAACAACTTTTGCATAACTACGCCTGCGGCCAGATAAGCTATTCGCGCTTTATTGGCATCCTCAGTGCAAAAAGGCACACCCGCAATAGACATGGAGGTAAATCCATCAATAACAAACGGCAACTTAATATTCATAAAATAATCATAAGTGCCGTCTTTAATCAACATATCCTTAATAATAGGATATAGCCTTAAAGTTACATCAGCATCCGAACAACCATATGGGTAAAGAATTTCCAAAGGAACTTGTCCATATCCTTCATCTTCATCAAAGGATACGCCTTTATTATTTTTCTTCCATAGAATCAGATCAATATCATATCTGCCTTTGTCTGTGTATTTGGCAGCTAATTTTTCCAACTTTTGATCAGCGTATTCATCAGCTGTCTGAATACCGAACATGGTGTCAAAAATAAACTTGCCATCATACACATTTAATCCCAAATGCGTTGACATCCATTGAGCATCAGCCGCTCCGTTATGCCCTACAAAATGCACTTCAGGGTCATTAAAAAAATCTTGCAATAATTTACATACCGATTCTTTTGATGCATCAAAGACCCATTCGGCTTGTTCATTATTAAAGTTTATATAAGCTGCCTTGCCTGGAGCCCATGCAAATTGTATTGATCTTAGATATCCATCTACAAAACATTGTTTACCCCACTCACAGTCAACTCCAAATAATTTATAACCTTCAGACTTAAGCTGATTTAACAAATTGGATAACTGTGAATAAGTTGAAATACATTGATAGTCACACTTTATCTGCTCGATTGGCTTGCCTTGTAGAAAATGATCATAAAAGTCAGCCAACATGCCTATCTCTTTATCTAATTTATCGTACAATTCAGGCTTATAATAGGCATTATAAATACTGCTAATTACAAACACATGAGCGTTGTGTTCTTGACTAAAAAACCACGCCTCTTCCAATTTTGATACGCTTATTTTATAATTTAAAATAAAGTCACACGCTTCCGTACCGACGCAAACTATAATTTTTGGGTGACAATACTGAAATTCTTCCAGAAGCAAAGGCAAACAATAATCTATATCCTTTTTACAACCTTTTAAATTCTTTTGTTTTATTCCGTACTTTATTAATGACGTAAAATAACAGTCATCAATATCAATTCCATTTTGCAAACATATTGCGCGAAACATTTCACCAGCACCCGATTTTAAATGCATGGGCGTAGAATATCTCGCATCCACATCCTCTTTTAATGGCGCCGCAGTTAAAAACATTATATCCGCATTTAACCTGCCTACACCATTTAAAAATACTACATTATCGTTTTCGGGAGTTAAGTCATCCTTACAACGTTTATACGATAAATCTCCGCAAAAATCTGCCAATTTAGGACATGGCAAATCCATATTCACGGGGGGTAAATTAATTTCGCTTTCTCTCATGGTTTTTAAAAACGACGGGCAGGAAGTCTTGCCCGTCGTTTGTTAAGTTTAAATTAGCCGCATGCAGACCATCCACATGCATAGCATTTTTTACATCCCTCTTCACGTAACACTTTACCTCCGCAAACAGGGCATGTTTCTCCAAGATCAACTTTACCAGCACACTGAGACAATACTTTGTTAATTGCTTTCACAATTGAAGTAAAATCCCCTTCGGTTTTAGATAGCTGATGTATTATCTCTTTCACTGATACACCGGACTGCAAATTCAAAGCCACCAAACGAGCAAGGGCTGTTAATGTGGCTTTATCTGAAGACTCATTGGCTTTTACAATTTTATATATAAATTTCTCATCTTTAGATACAAACTCGAACGTAGCCTTACCCAACTTCTTTAAAGTTCCTTCCTTTACAGTCTTGGGTATAATGCGACGGCGCTCAACCCATTCTCCATCCTCGTCAAAAATGTTATCTTCATTTATGTCAATAAACATCTCAAACGGACTATTTTCCAAGAAACTTACAATAAAGTAATAAGATATTCCTTTTACCGTTCTAAAAAATACTCTACACGGCAATATATCAGGACGTTTCTCAGCGGTAATAGTAGGATGAATAATCGATGTAGATGTGGGATTTACGTCATCTTTCGAATCCGCAGTTTGCAATACTGCACTCATCGAACCCTCACGATAAGTCGTAACTCCTTTAATTACTCCGCTATTATATGCATCTAAATAAACATTCTTAAACTGTTCATAAGGGTAATCCTTACCAACATTTATCGTTTTGCTTACAGCGGAATCCAAATGCGCAGATACTAATTTCAGAATTTCCAAATGGGATTCAACAGGTAGTTGCATAGCTGTTGAGAAAACTTCCTGTGGATATTCTAAATTATGATTCAAGATCCATTGGTAAGCATAATCTCGAATTTTTACTTTTTCACACAAACCTCGATCTTTATGTATCTGATATTCTTGGCCAGTTTCAGTTACATAAGACAAGTAAGTAAAATCTGCGTATTTAACTTCTTTGAAATAATTGTTCGGAGTAAAATCCCCCTCCCAGAACCTAGGACATTTATCTTTTATGCTTTCAGGAACAATCGGCACTCCAACAATTCTGTAGTATTCTAACTGAAACACAGGTTCCACACCGCCTGAAATATTATTGGCTAGACATCCTGTATTGCCTGTGGGTTGGACTGAGAACAAAGCTGAATTGCGAATGCCGTTAGTTTCTAACAATTCTTTTTGCAAAGCATCCAATATATACTTCGGCAAATGTCTAAACGTGTATTTTATATTATCAGCATGTTTTGCAGGATTGCATCCTTTAAAAGCGCCCTTACATTTAGCTAAAGCGATACTTGCCCTTATCCCTAAGAAATTATAAACATCAAAAACTTTAGTTAAAAAGTCTTTAGCTTCCTTAGAATCGTATTTTAGACCCAACATCATTAAAGCAGAGCCTATGCCTGTAATACCAAGCCCGATTCTTCGATAACTTTCAGCCATATATTTATATTCTTCCAAAGGCAGATTGGCAATGTCTATGACATTATCCAAGAATCTTACGCAATAAGGAATAATATCGGAAAACTTCTGAAAGTTAAAAACTGCAGCATGTTTAGTTTCATCGTACTCTATAAATGCCGTAAGATTGATGGATCCTAAATTGCAGCATCCTCCGCTGTATAAAACCTGCTCTCCACACTGCTGATTATTAAGCATATAAAATTTTGGATGTCCATGTTCATTCACAGTTTCAAACATCCCAACGCAATAATTATGCACATCATCAACTGTACCGGTATAGACATCTTGTTTGCCTATATATTCAATAGACACAACTCTATGATTAAAATCAACAGCCTGTGCCTTTAGATCCGCATAAGAACGGAAAGCAGAAATCGGACCAAATCTATGAGGAATCTTATTTTGTTTGCAATAAGAATCAAACTCACACTTAAATGGATCTCTTGACAAAGCAAACTTTAAATCCGTATAAGCTCTAAGTTGCCTTGTCCTGTTCTCACTTTTTGTCTTACAAGCATAATTTGCAATTCCCTGTCGCAAACGCTGTATGTAATTTTCTTGTTTAAGTTTGTTACGATTAACACAAAGGTTTGAACAAAAAGCTACTTCCCGACTTTGGAAAGGTACAAAAAACTCTTTGCCACAATTTTCACAAATCTTTTTTACTAAAACTCTATTATTAACAATCTTTGTTTCATAACCTTGTGATACGGCATTTAGATATGTTCTTTGCAACCTACTATCACATTTCATTAAATCATTATAAACACCTAAAGCTTTAGCAGCATATTTACAAATATCACGAATACCTCCGCCTCCAAAAAACTTGACACGATAATCATCATTAAATGACTGTAATACGTGAAAACCTCTAGAAGCTAACTCATCTTGCAATTCTTTTACAGAAAAGAATCTTTGATATTTTAAAATTAAATCTTTCGCGATACCTAAAAGTATCTCATTCGAAACACCTTTATAATTCTTATTCTTTTCTCCAAATGAAGCATTTTTTTGCTTCTCTTTATAGGAATCCCACTTTGCCTTAGTCCACTCTGTAGCGGCACGACACATAGGATTAGTCTTTCCAAACATACGCTTACAATGTAAAGCATCATGCGCAGCTTTTGACATAACTTCTAAATTATCTAAAGAATTATTTAATCCGTTATAATCCTTATGATGCACAACTTCTGCATTAGTGAGTCTTCTACCTATAACATATTCAGCATTAATGCGATGTAATGCTTTGCGAGACTTTTTTCCGGAAGTCTTTATCCAAGCATATAGTTGAGAATTACTAGATCTATTAAATATTTCATTAAACTTCTGATATGAAATAGAAGCCACATACAAAGATTCTCCTGGGGACATATCTTTTACCTCTTTATATGTACCATCGGATAATCTAAACTTATGATTAGACGTGCAATCAATATGATTACCATCATCTAAAGTCACTCGATAAATGTCTTTATTATATCCCGTAATACGAGGATTACGCATTAACTTTGTAACAATATTGCCAGCATTATCACAAGCTAACACCGGAACATCTCTGCCAGCTTCGGCCAACTCTTTAATAGTCACATTTGTACGCCCGTCAGCAACAGCAACTTTGGTATCCCCAGTAAGACAAGGATTTGTCCCAACTAATTGCAACTCAGGGATATAATTTGCACAATGGGTCTCATTTGCCCTATCGAGAAATAAAACTCCAGGTTCCGAACGATTGCTGGTAGACTGCATTAAAGCTTCCCATAAATCCGTAGCCCTAACTGTACGATAAACTTTTACAGGATAACCTTTTTTCTCCCATTTATCCAAGTCTCCATCCCATTCGGATTTATATTTTTCAAAAGCCGTATCGGGAAATCTCAACTGCCAAAAATCAACAGCATCGATTTCTTCCTGCGAAGCATTGTTTTTAACAAGCTCGTTAACTCTATTTAAAATATCCATAAAAGCATTGGTAACATTTACGGACATATTCATTTTAGTTAGATGAAACGGCTTTTGTTTGGCAGTAATAAATTCATATATATCAGGATGCCAGCAGCTTAAACATAGCATCATTGCGCCCTTGCGAATTTTCTTCTTTTCGTTCTTAGGCGTTTTTTCTTTACTCTCTGTATAATACTCTCCCGGACCTTCCGTAATAATCTCAGAACTTTTATCAAACAGCTCCAAATACTTTACAGCACCGGGAGTTCTGGCGCCTATGCCTTCTATATAAGAACCCCTAGGACGAATAAAACTGCAATTTAAACCCCAACCTCCTTCAGATTTTAAGGTCAAAACCTGGTTCTTTAATACCTCCATAATTCCTTCAATGGAATCCATATCATACTTAGGTTGGGGGGATAAAAAACAGTTGACGAGGGAGACACTTGTGCAACTTCCCCCTGCATTGGCCAGTATGCGGCCTCCGGGTATAAACTTAAAATCTTTTAAAATCTCGTAAAAAGCCTCCGCATAAAATCTTTTGGATTCATCATCCTTTTCTACATTGGCTACAGCATTTGCTACACGTTTCCACGTATCTGTAATACTATTTTCATTTTGCGTTTTATAGGTTACTTCCCAAATCTGTCGGGAAAACTCATTCGTAAACGGATCCGGATTATCCGTAGTTTTTGCTTTTACTTGTTCGTCCATAGTGTTGGTTTAGATTCTCTATATTTAATTAACTTTCAAGCCAATTCGTATTGTTTTTTTAAGTCTAAAATCAGGTTATTGTCGGTTATTTCTCCTAAATCTTTAAACTTCAAAGGATAGTCTAATTCATCTATATCAATTCCTCCCATCATAGAAATGCTACGCCTCAACTTAGCTGCCGTACTGCTTCCGACTTTATCATGGTCTACGGCAAGAATTATTTTATCAAACATGCCATTGCTAATTAATTTTAGCTGTCCTACGGATAAAGCGCCTCCCAAATAAGCGCAAAACGGCGGCCCCATTCTGGCGGCATCTAAAACGCCCTCACAAAGCCCTATAACTTTCTTCCCTGATGGACGGGATAAATTAAACTCTCTTGCGGCATCATAACCCATTAAAACATTACCGGCCTTGGAACCTGGAGAAAAATAATATTTTCTTTTTAAAATGGAATCAGACACGCCCTGCATAGGTATATATTTGCCTGTGGCGTCTTTCTCGGCTACTTTATAATACCCGCTTACTCTTTTAAAAGGATCATTGACAAAATGCATATAATGCAATTTATCATTGCCTAATTTTTTATCTAAAATTCTTGCTTGCCATAATTTAGGCTGGCCTAATTGAAAAGCGGTAAAAATAATACACCCCTGAGGTGTAAAGAATTTAAAAGGGTCAATTATATATCCTTCAGTATCCTTACCGAATTTTAGATGTTTAAGTTGCGGATTTTCCTCAACACAAAACGAAGCGTTAAACTGACGGACAAGCGCCTCCATATCTGTATAACCCCTGTCATTTAAATAAGAGACTGCAGGATGGGATACTGGCAATTTATTTAGTGGAATACATGTGCCAGGAGAAACCCATTTATTTTCTAAAGTATCATCGGAATTAAATACTAAAGAAGAGGTCAATAAATCTTTATTTTTATAATTCTTTAAAAATTTATCCGGATCCCAAGTTATATACCATTTATAAGACTTGTCTTTATGTCTTAATCCTATGGGACGCATTTCCAACAAATCCTTTATATTATAAAACCGATTGGTTTTAACGCAGCGTGCAGCGCAATTATGACCCTCTGCTGCAAATTTTGATAAGTTTACATAAAGATGCTTGGACATTAACTCTTTAGGACCATCCTCCTGCAATAATTCTGGATCAGGCAATGATAGTTCCAAATGGTTATGGTCTATAACATGCAACTTGCCTGTAAAATGTACTGTAAGTAATCGTGTAACTAATCTTTGTATTTGTTGACTTAACTTAAAATTCAATGCTGTGCATGTTTTTTCCAAAGCGGACAGATCTATTTTTAATAATCTGTCATCAAGTATGTAGGTTTTAGCTGTGCTCATTGTGATGGATAGATTGAAGCATGGGATTGATTTGTTTATAATTTTAAGCCAGAAAACTCACCAGTTTATCTGGTGAGATGAATGGCTTGTTATTTAGATTTTTGTTGTTCAATATAATTTTTAATATTTTCTTCCGAAGTGCTTCCTACTGTTCCATAAAAAGTACCTTTACTCCATAAACCAGTTCCCCAAAATTTTTTCTGTTTTATGGAGGGGAAGGCAAAAAATAACCTCACGGCACTAATTGATTTTAAGGTTTGCGCTATAGTTACAGGAGCTATCGTGTGTGGAGCTTCTATAAGAACATGAACATAATCAGGCATAATTTCTAAAGCTCCTATTTTCCAACCATAAGCTATAGCTGTTTCATTTAAAATGAGCTTCAAAACTACAGATTCTTTTTCTTTTAAAACAGGGTGTCTAAATTTTGTACACCACACAATATGATATGCTAGTTGACAAATAGAATTATTTTGTTGACTTTTTTCCATAATTAATAATCATATAAAATAATGATTAAAACAATGTCAATTAAAACACCTTTAAACCCTGAAGATTATTTTCTGTGGTTTAATCAGTGTGCCGATATGTTTAATCAGTATGTTGATTGGGCGTTTAAAGTTAAATCTTATAATAAAAACAAAGCCCATAAGGAACTCTACCTAAACTTTCGCGAAAAGTTTCCCACTATTCCCAGCGCACTTGTCCAATGTGTTAGAGACATGGCTCTAGAAGCTGTAAAAAGGGATAAATTTAAATCAAAACCCAAGAAAAAGAATAATTCCAGCTTAAGGTTAAATAAGTGTCTAATAAACTTAAAAGGAAATTCTATTTCTGTAATTCACCCTAACAAACGAATTAAGTTTAATTTTGATTATGCAGATTATTTTTCTAACTATAAAAATGCCAAATTTCGTAGTGCAACTTTACAGTATAAAAAGATAAGCCATACAATCGTTTTAAACTTACAATTCGAGTTTCCGGACACTCCCTTGAAAACAGAAGGGGAAATAATAGGTATAGATAGAGGTATTTACAACCTTGTGTCTTGTTCTAATGGACTGCAAATCAAAGGTAGTCAGATAAGAGCCAGACAACGAAAAGATTTGTTTAATAAAAGAAATATTCAATCAAAAGGAACAAAATCTTCTAAACGTAAGCTTAAAAAGCTAAGCGGAAGATATGCTCGGTTCAGTGCGAATATTAATCACTGCATAAGCAAACAAATTGTTTCGATTCCTAATCTAAAAACCGTTGTATTTGAAAATTTAAAAAACATCGGTAAAAAGCGTAAAGGAAAAAAGCTTAACAAATGGATTCATTCCTGGTCTTTTCACCAACTTCAAACATTCACGGAATACAAGGCTTTAGAAAAAGGAATCGAAGTAAAATATGTTGACCCAAGGTATACTTCGCAAAAGTGTAGTGCTTGTGGTTTCACGGACAAGAATAACCGGCATAAACATAAATTTGTTTGCATACATTGTGGACATACTTGCGATGCCGATTTAAATGCCGCTGTAAACATTAAACAAAATTACATTCTCTCTTTAACTAATAAAGAGCAGGCTGTTGTCAACAAGCCTATTGTAGCGGGTAGTAATACCTAGTTACAAGCTAATCAGCTTGTCTGATTAGTAGTTGACCAAGAAATTTCTATTGACACTTTTGCATGATTTATTTTTTAATTTTAAAAAATTTTATTCAATAGATATGCAATAATCGCTTTTTTAATTAGGATTATTGTATGGTGTTTTATTGCCATTTTAAATTTCGATAATTTTTGGCTCTTACTTTTTTAGGTTCTTCTCTTTAAAATCTTAATGTCTTAAAAAGAAAATAAATAGTATTACCGCAGGAACGCAGTTCCGAAGGTAATACTATTTTGCTATTCAGAAATAGTAATAGGTAGAAAAAATTATGTTAATAATTTTTCTTTTTATATGCTAGATGCATTTATGCAGATAGAATATAAAAAGCTTTTTATCGAGAATGTTAATTCGAAGATAAAAATATATTCATTTAAGGGTAGGGGTGCAGGGGGAGGGAAACTAGGGCTTATTTTAACAGTATAATAGACTTAGCGTTTTCAGACTAAATTTTGCGGCTTTTCTTTTATGTGAACTATCCCCTTAATATAACTTTCAGGAATTTAGTTCTGATCCAGTGTGAAAATTAAAAAACGAGAGTAAATGCCCTTAAAATCCATTTTAAGCTTTTAGGCTATACACCTACACCCTTTTTATATTAAAAAAGCTTTTAAGCCCATTTTTCCTTCATCTGACCATTGCTTCAGATTTCCGTTTTGATTATTTGGCTATTTTTAGTCTATTTACAGTGGGCAAATTCCTTGAAATTTTAAACAATTACGCAATTTTTCCTCTGTAATTTTGGATAATTTAAACAGTTTTTCGTGCCATTTTTCGTAAAAACTGTGGAATTACAGAGGTTCCGCCAGCGCCCCGTAGGGGCGCAAGATCTTAGTAACGGAAAAAGTGACATCGGGCGTTGCCCGATGTCATGAACATGAGAGGTTCGTAAAGGCCAACTTTTTTATCTTTAATGGTTGACTTTTAATTTGTAACATTAAACTATCTTCAACATTTAACATGCAGAGTGTAGGCGAGGAGCTACGCTCTCGCCATGTTAACCAAAAAGTTGGCCGTATAGCTATTCAGAAATAGTAATAGATCCTTCTAGTAAGGCATACCGACCATAAAATTAATCAAAAACAACCATGCATCAGAAAAATTTTAACTTTAACTTATTAATTTTTATATACTTATCAAAAAATTTACAGGTTTTAAGAAAATTTTTCTTGATTGGCTAATAAAAATTTGAAAAGATAACGCAAAATTTAAAACAACGATTATGGCAACAACTATTGGTACTACAGAAGATATGACTCAGAGCATCTTGAACGAAAAGGTGCATAGGGCTCGTGGAAGTGGAAACGGTCATTTGGATCAGGATAAGCTTAAAGCAACTCAAAAAACTTTGGTACAGTGCTGCATGAATTTAGTGGCTGCAGACAAAACCGCGAAAACCGGCAAGAGAAAATATACAGTATCAGAAAAAGTTTTAGAATTGGCTAAAGCCAAGTTGGACAAATATCGTTTCCGCCGTCCCAAGGGTTACAAAGTCACTAAGCCTTTAAATATCTCCGAAGAAGACAGAGAGCGTAGAAGACAAGCTATTGCAAAAGGCAGAGCAGTTTATCAACAGATGCTTGCAGAGAGAAGAAAGGCCAAGGAAGAGGCTTTAAAAAAGGAAAAGCTGGAAAAAGAAGCAGCCTTAAAAAAGGAACAACAGGCAAAGGAACGTGCTCAGAAAAGAGCACAGCTTGAGAAGGATTGGGCTGAAAAAAACCCTAAAGCCACTAACGGTTACGGCTGGACTTTATCTGATCGCCGTTGCAATGTTCCAGAAAGGGGGCTTAAGTCTGTTAAGTTTTTTGCAGGTTATAATCCTCAATTAAATCGCATACAATATGCCAATTACAATCATTGCTCCTTGGCAGATACACATGCGCTTCATCTCTTAGATATGTATTTGGATTATTGCCCGTCAAATCCGAATATGGCGGTAATGCTGAAGTTCAAGTTTATATCCAATAAGCTTCACGGAACCAAGTTTTATCATTCGCTTTATCTTGATCTAGAACGTAAGCGAGAAGGCGATATACAGCATCATCTTCCTAATATTCTTTATCTTAAGAATCTTATCAATTCTATGGGTGGCAGATTCTGCAAAAAAAGCTATTGGAAGATGTTGAATGAACTTAGAGTTGCTTGCAGCGCACATACAGGAAATGATTCCAATAAAACCATAATAGACTATATGGAGGTGGACAGAAAAGCCCTCAGATGGTACCCTCCAGCCAAGCCCCAGGGCACAGAATCTTTAGAGGATACAATTCAAGCGGATAAATGCCGCAAATGGGAAAGATTTCAAAAGGATCTTAAGTCCATAAGCAAGCGTTATCTTGGAAAATATATTCGTCCTGAAAAACAATTCTCTTCAGTGATGAGCTATAGATTTTTAAGCGAATCTTTGCATGCGGTTTATTTGGCTCCGTTTAGGTTTTTTAAATCTCTGGAACGTCGCAGCAACCATATTAAAGACATTCAGGAAGCAATAGATTACAGCATAACCATTTTCGAACAAAGGCAGAAGGCAATTGCAGAAAAGGCCGCAAGGTTAAATCAAGAACCTGAAAAGGTATTTCCTATTCAGACAGGAAATGCTTGGACTGGAATAAATAAAAGCGAATATGAAATAGATTTAAATGAGGCCATTGAAGAACTTAAAGAACTTCGGAAAAATGTTCGCAGCATAGGCAAAGTACAGCGTTTCCGTCCTACGCTTGAAGTTATTATGGCAGAGGACGCTTTGTTCCCTGGATCTATTCCTGAACCTAAGTCTTTGTTGGATGAATTTATAAATGATTATCAAAAGATTTTACATGCGGATCAGTTAAATAAAAATCCGAATGTAAAGGCGGATGTTATGCCTAACTGGTGGCATAGGAGCATGTGCTCTTATCTTTGCAGACATGAAAAATATAACAGCATTCCTATGGAAGAGAAACTTAGGATTTGCGACTTATTCGGTCATGAAAGCAGGGCGTTGTTCCCCAAACGCTTAATTCACAGCATGCAGTCACTGCGTCTTCTGCGAAATTTAGATCAGCTGCCTTCAAAGGTTGTAGATTACATTAACAATATGCCTGTAGAGAATGATCTGCCGGATTATCAAGGTCATCCGCTTTATCAAGGACCTATCAATACTCGTTTCTTAGGTTTCCGTTGCAAAGATAAGGCTGCGATTTATGACCATTTGTCAAATATTCTGCAAATATTGTTTACTGAAATGGCTGAAGGTCATTGTGACAAAACTCCCTATATTCAACAAATCTTTGAAGCTGTAGCTTTGGCTGTGCATAAAACCTTCGGCACCGGAAAAGGCAGCTTATATGCCGATTGCTTTAAGGATTTCAAGAATGCAATTGACCACGTATCTTTTATAGGATACTTTACTTCTTGGATGAAAAATGTTGTATCAAAGGGTACATCCAATATTAAGTGGTATCCCGCTTATCTTCAGGTATGCGCAAATACCATTAGGGAAAACCATAATAACTTGATGGATGAAATAAGGAAAGCCTTTGTATTCTGATATTTTTAAATTAAAACCGCTCACCAGTTTGCATGGTGAGCGGTTAATAATCCTTAAAATATTGTATACTTAAATAGGTTTAATATTTAATGTATCCATACTGCCAAGTTCAACCTTGGTCGCCACATTTGTCATAGGACTTGCTTGTTCTTTTTCCGCAAATCTTTGATAAGCAAAATCACGAAGCACGGGATAATGATACGGCGGAGACAATCGGTTTTTCCAAAAGTTAAACGTTTGTTGCGTTTTATACGAAGCTTGGATTTGATTTGATACACGAGTTTTAGGATTTTCTAAACGCGATATACCCAACGCCCAAGAAGCATCTTGGTCTAGTGTTTTACAATCTGCCAGTTCGTTAATGGTAATCATCGCGACATTTTCCGCTTGTTTCGGATTAACCTGTGCCATAACCACTCCTGCAAGATGTTTTTGTTTCATAACCTTGCAAATGTACTTCATGGTATAGTCATAATACTCGTGCTTTTTGGCGCGATCTTCCGGAGGTTTTTCAATGCCGCCGCCTATCCAGTCAATAATAACAACATCCAAACTTCCATTAACTTCTATGAACTTTTCAATAGCATGCTCTAAACTGCTTGTTATCTTATTGCCCTTTAACCCCCAATTTTCAAAATAAAGATAAGGTTGCACTAACTGTGTAAACTCCTTTATTTCGGTTATTTGTTGGTCATTTAATTTGCTATTTTTAACAGCATGTTTAATGCCGTCATTTATTAAACTAAAAGGTATATTTGTGCTAAGACTAACACATCTCGGCACGAGATTAACAGCATGCTGCTCCGTTGAAATAAATAATACCTTAAAAGCATTTAAGGCCAACCCAACGGCAAGCTGACATGCAAAAACTGTTTTTCCTCCTGAAGGCAGTGACGCAACAATGCCAGTTTCGCCTTTCTTTAATCCTCCGGCTAATACCCTTGTAAAAATAGGCAATGTAGCCACGGGCATACGATAACCGCCATTATCTACGTCTTCAAAGTCTACGGCGTCATTAAACGACATAAACGTAGAATCATCTACATCTAATCCATCTGTAGCTGATTTAAGTTTATTAATTAATTCATCAGCCGTTATTTTTGTATTAAACGACTTTTCAGTTATCTGAGATACTCGTCTTAATTCCAGCCAAAATGCAAAACCGGATTTGGCAAAATTAAAAATAACATCGTTATTTCCTGCGGAATTGTTAATTAACTGGACAATCTCATTTAAACTCTCTTCGGCAAATTTCGTATCTTCAATACTTATTTGTCCCAGATACATCTGGTCTTTTAAAAGACTATTAACAAAGCTTACATCAACTTGGGTAATTGAAGAACTATTTGGGTCGTTTTTGTCGGATAAAGTGTTATAAAACGTGCAAATTCCGTCATAAATATTGTTATATACGCTTTTACTAAAATCTTCGTATGATCTGTGGGAGCTTATTCTAGCGTTAATTCTGTCCTTACAATAAACTCTCCAAAAATCATAACTTAAAATCATTGCAGCCATTAAATACTGCTCAAACATTCTGGTATTGCTACGCACCAAACTTTTAATTGCCGGATTTTCTGTCACGGCAATCGCAGCATTTGTTTCAGTTGGCTGTGGTTTTGGGGAGTTTAAATCCATGAGGTGTTTAATAATCCTTTTGTAGCTTCGATAGCTTCTTTTAGACCTTTGATATTTGCAAGCTCTTTTCTCGCTTCCGCGATATAATGCGTGTATACTTTAGAGTCTGTAGGAGCCAAGGATAGTCTTAGCCATGCGGGAATTTGAAATCCTGCCATGCGTAAGACCGTTAAATGCGATGATCCTGGATGCGTTTGCAGAAAATTTTTAATAGCCGAAAAAGCTTTTTGAAATTCTTGATCAACATATTCTTTTGCGGTTAGTTGTATTTGTTTTCCGATGGTTTCTTGATAAATTTTAATTTTTCCAATGATTTTTGAATTTAAAAGTGTTTTTGGAAAAATCGTTTGTCTTGCATTAGCAAGTTCATCAAAAACAAAATCTATATAAAACTTTTCCGTTACATCCAATTTTTTGCAATTATCGGCAAGTTTTTGCCAAACTTCTATTTGATCAAACTTAGGCAATAATTTGTAAAATTTATTGCGATCACGTTGACGTTTAATAAAATATTGTCTGATATCTTCTAAACTTGCCGACATTTCAAAATAATGTTTTAAATTTTAAGATTTATCCTTCCCAAGTGTAAACGTCTCCATCGATTGTCGATTTATTCCAATTTGGCAAATGTAGAACCTTGGAACACCCTACCCAACTCTCGTCATCCTCAACTCTCTCCACAATGAAGCGGTTTTTGTATCGCTTTGGCAAGATTGCGAGGAGCTTCCTTTTTTCCCATCTATTTCCCACATGCGCTTCGCACAGCTCGCCGACTTTCAGCTTTCCCGATCGCATAGCAAACTGTTCTTTGCTTATCCAGTGTACAACTTTCTTAAGATATGCGTCGCGTTCTTCATTGTTATTAAATCTCATCGTAGAGACATGTTTATCAAAATCAGCTTGTTTGCCGATTAAAAAAATATACTGCGATTCGAACCAAGGATTAGAGTAGGATAGTCTAACATGTGTTGAAGCCTTAAATTCTCCCTCTTGCTCCAAAATCTGCATTGCAAGGACTTTCTCGAATTTCACAAATCGGATTTTTAGTTTTTTAGACATAATTTTCTCTTTTTGGTTTTTATTAATTTCCACCAGAAAACTTACCAGCTTGTCTGGTAAGATGAATGGTGGGGTTTTGTTTAAGTTATTATATATATTCTTATTTTTTTTTTTGTTGCTATTTGATTCTAAGTAGTTTTTAGTTTAACTTAAATAATGAATAAAACAATATACAAATCCTATAAATATAGGCTTTACCCCTCACCCGAAGATAAAGAACTATTATCTTTGCATTTTGGGCATTGCCGATTTGTATATAATTACTTTCTTAAAGAGAAACAGGAATTTTACCTTAAAAATAAAAAGACTTTAAATTACAATAATTGCTCACAAGCTCTAACTACACTTAAAAAGCAAAAGGAATATGCGTGGTTAAAAGATGTTAATTCCCAAAGTCTTCAACAATCATTAAAAAATTTAGAAACGGCTTTTGGAAAATTCTTTAGTAAAAAGTCTAAATTTCCCAAGTTTAAACGTAAAGACGGAAACAATTCTTTTAATGTTCCACAGAATGTAGCTATTAAAAGTGATAAAATATATATTCCCAAATTTAGGAACGGTATAAAGTTTGTTAATCATAGACCTTTAAAAGGTAAAATTTGTAGTGCGACAATTTCTAAAAAACCGTCAGGCAAATATTATGTTTCTATTTTAACAGAACAAAACGTATGTATTCCTGATGCTGCAGATTTAACAAAAGCAGTGGGTATAGATTTGGGAATTAAAGATTTTGCTATAACATCTGATGGCAAACGATATCCCAACTTAAAATTTCAAAAGAAATATCAATCAAAACTATCCAAACTTCAAAAACACTTTGCTAGAAAACAAAAAGGTTCTAATAGAAAAGAAAAACTTAGAATTAAAATATCAAAACTTCATGAAAAGATAACCAATTCTCGTGAAGATATGCAACATAAATTAAGTTCTTCATTATTAAACAAATATGATGTAATTTGTTTAGAGACATTAGCTGTTAAAAATATGATGCAAAATCATAAATTGGCTTATGCTATTGTAGATGTCTCTTGGAATAGTATGATACAAAAATTAGAATATAAGGCAGCATGGAAAGGTAAGAAGATAATTAAAATAGACCATTTTTACCCTTCGTCAAAAACTTGTCATAACTGCGGATATATCAACCAAAATCTGTCTTTAAAAGATAGAACCTGGGAATGTTCCAAATGTGGAACAGTTTTAGACAGAGATGTTAATGCTGCTAAAAATATTTTAACAAGAGGATTAACAATTCTATCATCTGCAACGGATGATTACAGACATGGAGCTGAAATAAGACTTGATAAGCCTACTAAGGATTTAACAAGCATAAGCAATGAAGTGTCTAAAATTGATTTAAACATATAAATCAAGCTCACCAGTTCATCTGGTGAGTAGTTGACGTTTTAGATTTCAAATATATCTCCCAGCATAATACTTGCGTTAGGGTTATCTTGTTTAAATGCTTTAGCATAATCTTGGAGAAACTCCCAAGCTTCAGCAATTTCTTCATTTTCTTTACATTTGTTTACAATTATTCGGATACACTCTCCAATATTTGCTTCTTTGGAAAATGACGGATCAATTAGTGTGGCTTGAATATTTAAGAGAAGCGATGAAGTTTTTTGCATGATTTTAAAAATTTTAGTGTTATATCTAAAAAAAATAAGAATAAATAATAAAGTAAAAACAAGGCGATTCAAGGAGTCCTTAATGAAAAGGACTTTTAAACCTTGAATCTTAACTTGTTTTTGGACAAAAAATAGCGCATAGACATTCTATGCGCTATGGGAATCAGAACTCTCAACTCTAAAAAGGGCTCGGACGCCTATTCTCAACCGCAAAACGAAGCCAAGGCGCTATCGATAAGCCATGACTCGCCGGTATCGGGCATCAGCTTCATATTTCAAGGGAACATTCATACGTCCCTCCTACGATAGCTACTCGCGTTTTCACTGATAGTTATTATCATTCCCCTATAGGCAGGGGTAGGGTGGCTATCCCTAAAACGCCCATTGTCCGAGAAATTGCAAAAGAACAAAAATCTACTCCCAGAGATGGGATTGAACCATCGACCAAACGATTAACAGTCGTCCGCTCTACCGCTGAGCTACCTGGGATTATTAAGTGTCGATCAATACAGCATCCCCGATTGGGGTTGTCAACACATTAATACCTTTTTTGTCCAAAAATTCGGAATTGATTCCGAAGTAAATGATTGTTCGACCGTTTTTGACTTTAAAGATATCAATGTCTATGATTTGGTCATCTGTATCAAGTCCAAGTGTATCTTGATAATACGCCTTCAACAAAGGGGTATTTTTAATTTCTTCTACAGTTACGGTCTTGGATTTAATTTGAGATGGATTAAATCGGATTTGCGTATGTAAGTTATCGACTACACCTTGCTTTTGTATATTAGCATTAGATGTTTGTTGTTTAATTTTTTTTAAAATATCAATCTTTTTCACTTTTAAGCTATTTTTAAAATTTAAATATTTCTTTAGAAATAGCTTAGACTTGTCAATTTTTAAAATTAAGATTTTTTAAATAACTTTAAAACTTTTACAGTAATACTTTTACATAAATAGTTATTACAAATTCTTAGCAAGAAATTATAATGTTTATCGTTTGTTTCAATTAAGTAAAAATCTTTGCCAAAAATTAGATCTTCAAATTCTAAAATCTGTCTTGGCATAAATCTTTTCACTTCATAATCACCTTTATAGAATAAACAATTTCTTACAACATATTCAATACTTTCTGCAAATACTTGCTCCATTTTCTCAGGATCAAGATCTACATAATCTTTCAAACTATTTAAATATTCATAGCTACTATAGTTAAATGTATACTTATGAAAATATTCTTCTAAAGAATAATCTGTTGTAAATAGTTTACACTTATCTACGTCAATATCTGTATTTTCACGTGTTATATATCTCCATATAGAGGAGTCTTGAAATTTAAATTTAGTTTTTGCATTTAAATCTTCAAGATCTTGATCTGTAAATGGTTTATATATACGCGCACAAATTTCTTTAAACAACTTTCTCACAAGCTCGCGTGCATTAGCCCTGAAAGGTTCTATCCTTTTATACAGGTTGCCTAAAAATTGTATTATCATGTAAGCATAACTGTGAATTTCCCAAAGGGTATAGAATTTAGGCCATGCATTATTGGTGCATGCTACTAACATAGATTGTATGGTATCAAGCTGATCATAGACACAAGGATTACCTAATTCCGGAATAATGTATTTCTTGTTACGTAATAATTTCCTTTCAAATGTTTTTTGTGCAAGATCTAAGGTTGAATATTTTCCCGCAGCGATTTGAAACATGGGTAAGCTTTTACCCCAAGTGTCTTTTAAATTTGCAGATTCAGCATTTAACATTGCCAATCCTGCCAAATTCATAAGATTGACTTCTTCTGCAGCTTTATTGATTGCTGAGGAATAGTTTCCAAAACATACGCTTCCTGACCCTTCCGGAGAACTGTGAGGTACAGCTTTTTCTCCGTAAATTGTTAAATTCGTTGTTGGTGTATTCCTTGACAATACATTCTTTGCTTCTTTAATGTGCACAGGTTCAAATAACTGATCCACTAAGTTAACAATTTCCGTATTATCTAAAGAAGTAATTTGACTACAAAGACTTCCAAATTCCTCCAGATTAATATTTTTAGAGTAAACTTTAAGTTGATTGTGTACATTCAATATAGGATTAATATAACCATTAAAATTTATATCTAAAGGCCAAGATACAGCAATTGTACCTATATCATATTCAATGTCCGAACGTGGATCTACAATGTTTTTCGGTTTAAAAACCACTTCTAAACGCTTATTAACCAGATCAAAATTAATGCTTATAATACGTTTATTTTGCTGCAACAAACTGATTTGTTTCATCCAAGAATACTTCAGCGTTTCATCGCAGGATTTAAACAAATCAATTCCATTATTTTGATTAATTTTATTAAGAATATCTGTTTGATATTTAGCTACTTTAAGCAATAAGTCATTTTTTTTCTCAATTAAATCCTCTAAATCTTGGCAATTTTTTTGAATATTTTTGCGATACAATTCAAAATATTGTTCTAAATTTTTAGATTCGATAAAATCCAAGATCTCATCATTTGATGTTACAGAGTTTCCATTAATGCTGACAATTGTATTAATTTTTACAATATTTGGAGGACTGGGTTTTTTATTGCGGAGTTTTTTTGCAAAAAACTCATTCCATGGTCTTTGAACCAATGGATGGGTCAACGCTTGTTCGATTACGCAATCTTCAAAAGAGGATGTAATCACACTCTCCTCTCGATTCACAGCCAAATAGAATAATTGATCTATGATATTTGATCCATCGCACAAATAATTAATAACCAGATTTCTAACATTTGTAAAAAATGTTGATCCAATACCATAGTAGCAATAACGAGTAAGCTTATGCATGGCTTTTCCTGGTATATACCATACCGGAATGTCGATTTGGTTTATAATAGGATAAAACTTTCCATAACATTCAGTAAACGTATCATTGTATAATGGCAATTCGCAACTTTTATGACCTTCATTTGTATCAGGATGTATACAGTAAAAATTTGGCGAAATAGAAAATTGATATTTAGTTTGTGGATATATTATTTTATCCCAATTAAATATTGGAGATACTGAATATTGCTCTACATCGTGAGGTTTAATATAAGTTGCAAGACTCCTATGTGCTTTTGTAGTAAATGGTGAAAAACTAATATTCGCTACATCTGAGAATAACAGGCTTCTTGCATACCCGCAATAAGCACGTTCATCAGGATTAGATGGAGTGTCACATAACAGATTTGAAATACTATACGAGCGTTTTAAGTCCAGAGATACATTTTCACTAAGTGGAGGTGAAAGGAATAAATTTTCAGATATAGTTCCCCATACATAAGAATCGCTTCCATTACAGGTATTTACTGTATTGCGAGTTACAGTATTAATGCTTAATACTTCCGCAAGATTTTTTATCTTAAATTCTTGTAAATTTGAATCAATATATTTTGGTACAAAAACTGTAAGATCAAATAAGTTGGAGAAAATGTTTAAATTATACTTTTTGGTATAAGTTTCTTTATTTTGCTCAATGCCTTGCAGCCATTCTGTATAGAAGATATCTGAAGTACAGGTAGGACGGGCGTAAAAAATTTTGCAATTTAAACTTATGCCTTTAAAACGGTTTAACTTGTTATTATAACTGTTTAGTATATGGTCAATGAAATCAAGGTAACTTTTCACACAATCAAAACACTGCAGAGCCTTTGTGATACTTCTAACACTACTGTACGTGTCGGAAAGTAACGATATAAACTCGCAAATAACTTTTATTAAATTGCGAACATAGTCTTCTTTAAATCTTATAGGTTCTGCAAGACTTTGATACTTATTTAATCTTACACTGGGTACACCATAAGAATTTAGTTCATTCCAGCTGTTTGTAAGGCCGAATAAAATAAAATTTAAAATTTCTTCTTTAGTGTGTTCTGTATTATTTAATAAGTGTTTAGAAGTAAAATTAGGAACAAAAATGAGATGTTTTTCTGCTTTTTTAAATAGTTTAATATATTTTTTGTTCTCAAATAGTTTTTTTGAAAACTTATCGGATATTTCTTGAAGTAAATTAGTTATCTTATTTTCTGCAGACTCACGAAATGTTTCCACATTGTTGGTCGAAGGGTCTTCATTTACAATAAAAGAAGCTATTTTATCGACTTCAATTTCAAGATCAAAGTGTTCACTGTAAATTTTAGTTATAATATAAGGAGAAAAATTTTTATTTTTATGATAATTAAATTTATAATAATACTTATCAAGTTTAGGCCAAATTTTTAATCCTTGAAAGGAAGTTAATGCATTCCTCTCTTGCAAACGTTTGCTTCCAAACCAATCTTGGCAAAACAAAGCATCCTGGCCTTCTAAAGTATTTGATCTACCTACGCTATGCAGTTTTATATAACAATGATTTAATAGATAATTTATAATGTCACGTTTTATTTGTATGGTTTGCGTAAAACATGCATATATTAAACGCCCAAATTCAGGAAACAAACAATAATGCTTATTATAATTGAAACACAAATCTACCTCAAATTCATTTAAATAAGTCTTTCCATGTGTTAAACTGCGAAGATTTATTTCAAGTAAATTGGCATTTGTTATTATGTCGTACTTTTTAAAGAAAAGCCCAATAGATTCATGCGATACGTCTGATTTTATTTCTTCATAAGTAGAAAAAATTCCCGTAATCCATTTGCAGGGCAGTGCCGACTTACTAAAGTTAACCAAATAATCTACAGTGGCTTTTGATGCTTCAAGTAACACAGTTTGTTTCTTAGGAGAATAAAACAGTACTTGTAAATCGTCGAAATTTTGTTTTGCGAGAATTGTTTCTAAAGATTTCATTTTTTTTTTAATGTGTGAAAATTTGAAAAAAGAAATGGCTCCCGACAATTTGCGTATCGGGAGCCATGTTATTGATATACAGCGAATTAAAAAAGGTTAGTTGCCTTTAGAATGGGTGGCAATCTGAATAAAGTCTCCGTCCTTTGGTACGCATAATTCTGCATCAGGTGCCACGTCATCGCCACCGCCATTTATACGGATATCCCACATACCAGTTTCCACGTCAATTTTCAGATCTGGATACGCATCCAAAATCTGTTTCAACGACCAATGCGCAGGAACACGCACTTCACGACACATCGCCTGGAAGGGCACAATGGTTACAGATTTGGTAGCGTTTGGATCTTCCTGTGGCACGTGGCCACAAGGAGCCTCTTGTTCATCTTCTTCGATTTCACGGGTCTCCTCAACTTCATGTTCTTCAATATAATCGACAACATCGCGTTTTAGTTCGCCAAAGTTGTTCCAATATTCAAACATGGTCGCTTCCGAGATAATTTTATCTGCGCCACGAATTACAGTGTCCCTCAGAACACGTGTAGCGTTAAAGTCAACAGCTTCAGCAATTTTTTCGATAATTTCTTGTTTTGTCATAGGATTTGAATTTTTTGTTTTTGAGTTATGTAGGTTGGGTTAAAGATTAAAAAGAAAGTTATAATTCGGATAAACGGAAAATAGCACTTCAAATTCGGGATTTGCAAGTCGATATTTTTCATCAATGGTATCGTCACGTTTTGTGACCCACTTTATAAATTGCCATACGGCCATTGACGCAATCATTGAAGAAGAAGCACCCATCATAATGGATGTGCCACACTCGCTTTTTTCAGCGACTTCATCGGAATATAAAGTTTTTTCCCACCGTATCTGATCAGTTATATCAGTAGGGTTAAAAGCATAAACTCTTCCTTGGGTTGCTGAGAGTCTGGTCTCAATACACAATTGCGTTGCGTAATACTTTAAACACGATTCGTAAATTTCTTTGCGAGAAGACATTGTGTCTGTAAGTAAAAACACAATATCCCCTAACATTCCAGTTTCTGAATTTACAAATTCATTATGTGTTGTAACTTCAATACCTGCAATTTCTTTTAGATACTCTGATAAGGCTTCTACTTTAGGTTTGCCAACATCTGCAAGCCCATAAAGTTGATTGGGAAGGTTATGACTTTCTACGACATCAGCATCCCAAATATGCATGCCTTGGATGCCCATTTTAGCCAACTGAAATGCAACATAAGATCCTGTTGCTCCAGCTCCTATAATATCTATGCGATAATTTTTTTGGTTAAAATTCGCTGGATCCAAGAAAGCATGTTGCCGTTCAAAATCAATTAATGCTGCATCCATGATTTTTGAGAGATTTGAGTTTTAGAAAAGAAATCGTTATTATCTAATTTTTCTACGAGCTTATTGCCACTTGCATTGGTACTACATATAGTTGCCGGATCAAGTTCCACCCATTTGTTACTGACAGATGGTTTTTCGCTGTTCCAATCGGATGTTGGGCTTCCAAATAAAGCCATGCGGGGATGTGAATATTGTGAACCATAACTATAAGACGACTCAAATGTAATTTCTTTAACTTTGGTATTTATATCGGATATTATCTTTGTAACCGTTTCATCAGACAAGTGCCAACGCTTTCTTACAGGAAGTTCCGCATAGTGCAGATTATTTTTAAAATCCCAAAAATCTAAGCGAACATCTCCTTTTTTGTTGAATATACCAGTAATCAAAAAGTCTTTACCGGCAAATCTTTTCGCATTGGCGATATCTTCACAGCTAGGACTTACTCCCATGTTAACATGAGAATGACCCCAAAAATTAAATGTGTTTAAACGATCCCGCTTTTCTTCGGAGCTTAATGATTGATCACGAATAATTTCGGAAGTCAGTTCATTTAATCCTTTTGCGGATTGTTCACATGTAGCGCCATGACGCCGTTGTTCAGTAATAAATATGTCTGTTATGACATATGTGTTACTTTTAGGATCATGATCAACTGTTCCAAACCATCCGATTTCCATTGATTCATGGTCCACAATAAATTGAATTTTTTCCCAAGCAGTTATGTCAAAGCGCACATTCGGCACATTTGCTTTAGAAATATCTATAATTTCGATTTCCATAGTTATTACTTTCCCGAGCTGCCAAAGCCGCCCATATTGCGTTCAGTTTTGTTAAGATTATCAGAAGCTTGAAATTTAGCCGTGACCGTCGGCTCAAATTTAACTTGAGCTATACGATCACCTTCCAGATATACAGTAGGCCTATTGCTGGAAATATAATCTTCCACTGTATCGCTTAGTACCCCTGCCCAATTTCTCAGTTTGGAGAGAAGTCCTTTATTATTAACTTCTTCATTTTCTACGTCTTCATTATATTTTTTTATATTGATACGCAGGGCATTCCGCAACGTTAGTCCTGGCAGTTTATACAATACCACTCCCCATTCGTTGCGATAATCGCTGTCAATGGTTCCAGCTTTTACGGTTACCCTATGTTTTACAGGCATCGAGCTACGTTCCAATATACGCGCCCCGTATCCTTGAGGAATTTCTGTAAATAGCTTTGTTTTAGCGATAACTATTTCTCCAGGATAAATCTTTACCATTTGTTTGGCATAAATATCTGCACAATGCGCTCCCTCCGATTTGATTTCAGGAGCTTTAACCCCGGGAAGTGCTTGGTATTTAACGGTGATATTGTGGTTGTTGTCCATTTTTTAAAGTTGGAAATATTTAGATATGTTAAAGATTTCTTTGGTTATTTCTTTTATGTTAACAAATTTAAAAATAAAGGGAGATTCATCCACTTGATACATTTTTTTGCCGTCTATCATTATTGGCTTCATGGAAAGATAATCCCATCCATCAGCACAGTTCTCTAGCCAATTTATGAACATTTCTTCAGCTTCTTCACTCGTCAAATCACCCTCTTCCAGCTCATCAGTTTCCAGAAACAAGAGTTGTTTGCCTACTGAAAAAAGTTCCACTGCATTCAGTTCTTGCAATGCAGCCAAATTACTTACTTGCGTATCAGAATCTACGTCATTCGTTTCTTCCTCATCTTCCGCATACTCATCGTAAGTGCCATTGATAAATTGTTTTATAACTGCGACAAAATATCTTGTATGTTTTTTAGAAGTATTTGATGCTGCCATAATTAAATTTTTAGTTGTTCAATGTTTTCCAAAATATCAACTGTATATCCTAGTTCCCTGTAGGCATTGAGACGCAAATAGGAATCTCGCATAATCATTGCATCTCCGCTTGCCGGATTGCAGTGAGCAGAAGGCATAAATAGAAAATCTATCATTATACCCTCAGGTTTGTTGGGTTTTACTTCCGCGAGCCTTCCTGGTTTTTGAGTGGCCATAATACCGGCGCCTCCCCCACAACAATTAATTTCACATCGCAATTCGTCAATGGTAACACCAGTGGAATAAATATTAGAACAAATACAGCGTTTTATTTCATTTGCTTTCATCTTAGCAAATAACTCTTGCCGCTCTTTTTTGTTTTTCATTAATTTATCCATGGCAATGATGCTGTCATTTACTTGTTGCGACAACACTTCGGCTTGACTGGAGTTTTCAATAAATACCAAAGTTTGAAAATCTTTGGGAATTATATTGTTGCAGATATGCCCAACAAGCGCATTAAATGCAGCATTCTGTTGAACCAGATATTTATACGCTAAATCTCTTCTTACATAATTCTTAGGCGTAAAAGATACCTTTATCATATACACATGAATCGGGCACAAAGCGCCTAACTTAACACATTCTGTATAAGTTGTCTGAGAAAGAACCGGACCCATAAGTCCTGTTATAAGAATATCTTCACCTCCCCATCTTCCGTCTGTTGTGGCTCCGAACCCAAGGATTCGAGCATTGGAGAATCTTGGGAAATACGGCGCACGGCTTTCTGTTACAGCTGAATGAGGCTCGTCCACTAACACAAGTTTTGTATTCTCAAAATCCAATTTATGCATTGAATCCAAAGAACACACAGTAATGTCCTCAGATGGGTATCTGTCTTTACTTCCGGTAAATAAACCTTTTACCTCACGTCCAGGACAACATTGTTTAATTGTATCCATGGTTTGAGGTAAAAGGTCAATGCCAGGGGCTAAAACTACAGTTGGCAAATTGGGATAAACATTAATGGTGTTGGTAATAAGTCGCGTCTTACCATAACGAGTAGGACATTTAAACAACCCACTACGGTTTTTATCCAATCCCTTGCGCAATACTTCCTCTTGGTTAAATCTCAAACCTCCAAGTTTATCATACAAAGGTAACGGAAATGCCAAGCGTTTATCAATCACCTTGGCGTCAGGATAACTTTTACGTACTATATCAACGACCGTATCAAACATTCCTTGGAATGTTTGATACGTGACCATATTGTCTTGCAAAGAAGGAATGATGTTAAAAATATGCTTAGTCGTTTTTTTAGTTATTCTCTTGCGCTGTGCAGGACTAAAGACCAATTCTTTTTTAGTATATTTTAAACTCGATTCCAATTCTCTGCATCTTTTCGGCAGTCGAACAATTAAATCGTTATTTGTCCAATAAATTTCTGCATGCATTTTTGAAATGGTGATATTGTAAGATCAAAACTAATTGTAACCCTTGATTGGGTGACGTAGTTGTCCGTAAAAGGATTAACCTTAGCTTGCTTTGCAAGCCTCCTACAAGTATTCTTTACAGTTTCTTGCACTTTAAATTGCATGTATTGATCTCGTCTCATTTGTTTCAGATCAAAGTGCGGTTGAGATTTGTTAACGCGAATTTTTATTTTAGGCATATATTTAATGTGATTTTTTGTTGGTTAATATGAATTTTCCATAACCTTGCTTAGCGCCAAATTGCGTAATGCCGTTATGGTTAGCAATAGTTTTAATTCCGTTTAACAGATATGTTTCATCCCAAACTTTAGGGTTATATTGGATTTTTAGGTATCCGGTATAACCTACAGGTAAGCTTTCAAACAACTGTTCTTTTCCGTCAATATATGTCTGTTTTCGTTCAAAAAATACTGGAACATTTCTATCAGAAGGAACCATTCCAGGATAAATTTGAAAATTTTTATCTATTGTTACATTAGTAAGCTTTTTAAAATTATTAAGAAACGAAGTTAAGAATAACTTAACTTCGTTTTTCTTGACATTATTTAACAAGATCCGCCTCAATCCGTTTTCATCCGGTTTACCACTACCCAAGAATGGAGAAATAAGCCGAATTTCTTGCAGTACGGTTTTCATTCGTTAATCCAGGTTAATTGCAGTCGTAAATGCTTTGTCTATGATATGGTTATGATCGATAATCCATACTTGACCGTTTTGTCCGGTTAACATATTTCCGACATTTTCCAAGAGTTCGCTAAGCGCTTTTATAGATTCTTCATCTAAATGAGTAGTAGGCTCATCTAAAACCAAGAATCCTAAATCAGGGCAAATAATTTTCTGAATAGCTAATTGAAATGCTATGGACAATTTAATCTTTTGCCCTCCTGACAATTGATACATGGGGTACCAATATTTGTCGTTAGGCTTATCGATTCTTTGGAACTTAAATGACAAGTCTTCTTCAGTCGCTCTATCTTCAATTTGAATGATAAAGTTGGCATTCATATACGCCAAATATTCGCTGATATATCCGGAAATCGACTTAAACAAATAATTGATATAGTTTTTAATTACGCCGTCTTGAGGTTGCAAGAGTTGCTTTATGCGTGCCAATTCTTCAACTTCACCATAAACCTTGGCATTCTCAGCTTCTAGTTTAGCGATCAAGTTTTTATCATTGTCAATCTGTTGCTGCAAGTTATCAATAACTTGTTTTTCAGCATTTAGCTGATTGTATACATCCACAGCTGCAGATGCAATTGTTTGCACCTCAGGAATCGTTACGAAGTGGTTAAACGTTTCCAGAATATAGGCATTTTTTATATCTTGCTCAAGCGTATCGCGTATTTGTTTTAGCTTATGATTTTTTAGATTTTGATTAAGCTGCAATATAGTCTCTTGAGTTTTAGATATTTCTTGTTCCTGCGCAGAAATAGACCCTGTAATCGTAGTGGCCCTACTTAACAAATCTTTTTTATTAGATATTTCAGACCTTAGCTTAGACAGTTCTTGTTCTTTTGCGCTGACAATTTCTTTTAATTTGGCGACATCTATGTTGTTTTCATCAAGATTAAATGATTGTAAGGTTTTGGTTACTTGATCAATCATATCCTGCAAAGTGTTGCGTTGATTTTTTTCCCACAACACTTTATATTCAGGCAACTTTTCTTTTACTGTATAAATAGTTTGTGTAATTTGCGGCCAGTCGTTTTTATAAGCATCTATTTTAGACTTCAGTTCTACCATAAGCGTTTGGCATTCATCATAGTCCGCTTTTATACGCTTATATTCTTGCTCTGAAACTCTTAAGATAGCTCCATTGTTTACTTTTAGTGAAGTTGCCTCTTTTAACTGTATTTCCAAGGGTTGAATCTGGGATGTTTGAAGCGTTTGAATATTTTGTTTTATGCTTTCAATATCTCCATCACAAACCTCTTGTCCAAGCATCAATTTTAGACCACATACAGGACAGCTGGCAGTATCTTTGTTAACCTTGTCTTTTAGCTTCTGCTTGGTTTTCGCCAGCGTTTCTAGCTGTGCCACAACTGAACACAAGTTATTTCTTTGTTGTTCCAATCGAGGAATAGCGGCCTCTGCCTGTTGTATCTTGGAAGTTGCTTTGTTTATATCTTGCTCAAGTTCAGACAGTTTGTTTTTCCACTTTTCGGATTTTAGGCAACAATCTTCAAATTTGGTTGTGTTATTTTGATACTCGTCAAATTCACGCACAGTCGTTTCCACAACGTCAGGTGGTACGTTAGAAAACACCGTGGTCTTTAGCTGGTTAAATATTTTATTTTCTTCTCTGGCTGAAAGTAAATTATTCCAAGCGTCAATAATCAGCTGTTGATTTTTTAAAAATGCGCTTATTTCGTTAAATTGACTTTCTAAGCTTTCGATTTGTGTCGTAATACTAGGAATAAGCGTAGATTCATCTACCCCTGCAATTGCAGCTAGGGAGGTTAGCTTATTTTTTTGTTCAACAAGAGTTGCTAATGCTTCTTGATATTTAGTTTCCCATCGTGCATGTTCATTTTGTGCATGAATATAATTTGATGCGGACTCCCATATATCTTTGACAAAGGTTGCGCTAATATATTTCGCATTTGCTTCCTGAACTGCAGATTCCCATGCTTCGTTTTTGGATTTTAAATTTTCAATTTTAACTTCCAAATTATTTTTTAAACTGCCAACATCTGTAACGGAAGATCTCAGTTTACTTAAAGTTTGGTCAACTACGTAAGATCTTTTGGACAAGAAATTTAAATTTAACAATTTGGCAAACAAGCCCAATCTTTCCGAAAGTCTCGGGCTAAGAATGTTGGCAATTTCTCCTTGTGCAATAAATATGGCGCTTAAGATATTTTGTTTATCTACTCCCAAAATTTGATCCATCATGGCGTCAAATTCTTTAGCTTTAGTGATAGGCTTTTGAATAAGATCACCATAGGTCAGACTTCTGGTAGTAGTTCTGGTATTAATGCCACGTCTAATAACGCCTGTTTTACCGTTTTTCTCAAAGATAACTTCTACTTCAGCAGAATTTTCACCTTTTTTAATATATGTCTGAATATTATTCGTAGTTTCTCCGGTAAACGCATATTGCAAAGCAGAAACAATAGTCGATTTACCAGACCCATTACGACCTACTATACCTACTACAGGACCTTTAATATCCAAAAATAAATCGGAATGTTGTCCGAAGTTTTTTAAATGTAAAGATTTTATTATCATATTTATTTTTCCCAAATGTAGGTGACTACGTTTCCGCACTCCTCAACGGTGGGTTCTGTGTGCTTAGCTATTGGGCGGGCGTAAGTCCAAGAAGCGTGCTCAGTAGGGCAATCCTCCCATTCAACAATGAATCGCTCTCTGTATTGCGCTGGAAGAACTGCTATGAGCTTCCTTTTTTCCCAATCGCCAACTTCCCCATCTTTCACCTCGCACATCTCACCAACTTTCAATTCTCCTTCGCCCGTGAAAAGCTCGTCCGTGATTGCATTAATAACCTTATGCAAATAGGCGTCGCGCTCTTCGTTGCTGATAAAACATTTTGATACAACTTGATTATCAGCAGCCCAGTAATCGCCCCTTAGGTAAATCCCCCAATCTTCAAGATAAGGTGAACTTTTAATTCTCACAAACCCTGTTTCTTTAAAATGGGGCAAACCGGCTTGTTCCTCTATTTTCATAGCTAGGGTTTTATCTGTTAGCCAAAAGGCCAATTTTAATTTTTTAGTCATAAAAATTTTGGTGATGGTTGTTATTCGTTGATAGTTAAAACTTGATATTGGTAGTTTTTCATTTCAAATTCCAAAGAGTTATAACGTTCTTCCTCCCAAAGTGCTATGGGCAGAAAAAATTCTTCAAGTTCTTTTTTTAATGGCATTGTAGCACATCCAAAGAAGTATACAGCATTTGTAAGTTTATTTTTAACTTTTATAATTATTTTGGGATTTTTAATTATTTCTCTTGGAAATTGCAAATGCCTATAGACACTAAGGTTATCGATTAAATCATAAGTGTCCATTTCTCATACTATTTAGGATTTAAAGTTTGTATCCAAAAATACCCTAAATAAATCTAAAGCTTTTAATACGCTATTGGCGCTTAATAGTGCTTTGTATGAATCGTCATCAACCTTTGTCAGCAATCTAGTTGCAATATTAGTTACAGCTTGTTTGAACCCGATGATATCCAAGGAATAATATCCTAAAAACACTTGGCGATCTTTTTTATTAGTTAACCAAAGCGCAAAATTGTTATTGTCAAATTTTGTAAGCAAATATTGATCAAAATAAAATAAAGGTTTACCGATTTCAAGTTTCGGTAAAACCTTCTTTAGTGACTGCTGCGATTTTTGTTTATCTGTGATTACTTCGGAAGATTCTTGAAGCTGCCTGGCTTGCTGCATTTCCGCTTTTGTGCGACGCTTGCGCTTGGGCTTTTCCGAATCCTCTTTTAAGGCTTGAACCTTGGATGTCACATTTAACTTAATCGCAGCAGTATTAGTATTTACCACAGGAATCGCAATCTTTTCACGAGATGATTTACGTCCGCGTTTCTTGCGCCCTGTGGTATCCTGAAGTATTTCTTCAGCAATAATATTTTTTAATTTGGGTTTATTTTTTGAACCTTTGGGACGTGACATATTTAGATTATTTGGTCTGCAAGTTGTTGAATTATGTAAGTTTCAAGAAGAGGATAAAGTTGTTTAAGGCTGTCACCTTGTACAATACTTTTTGATAACTCGATTTGGTCAATACCGTTTTTAAAGTCTTCACAAAAATTTTTATACGTTTTTTCAGAAATAACATTATCCATTGCGGTTTCACCTTCACCTATCCTCATTTCACTACGTCCAATAACTTCAGGCAATACGGCATCTTCCAGATATCCGAACGAATAAGCTAATTGTTGCAATGTTGTCTTTTTAAGTGGGCTGTAATATTTGCTGCAATTCCAAAAGTCCATTAAGTCGATTTGACGGACATTACCTTCTACCCCACGGTTTTTACCTAAATAGTAAAATTGTTCCATATTAGGTATAAATGTTTGCTTATAAACATCATATACTTTCAATATGCAACTTCTTTGCAATAAAAACGGAATATCAAAAGAAGAACCGCCCCAAGAAATCAGATTTACCGGCACATTTGAGTTAATCGCCTCGTCGCCAAGTCTTTTGCACATGTCAAAAAACTTGGTTAACATAATCCTTTCTTGATTATCCAACTCCTCTTCGTTTCCAGCAATTCCCACATTGTCCGTTACAAAAGACTTAAATGTAACAGCCCCGCCGCAGTACGTGCACATTACTGTTATACTGGCTATTCTTCCTGTAACGCCAAGTAGTGCGCCTTCTGAAGCGTAACTCTCTTTTGCTGCTGCAATTTTCGCGACAATCTTTTCAGGGTCTTTTAGGTTGCCCACTGCCACGTTATTTTCATTAAAGGGCAAACAACGTTTAAAGTCCGGCGCTGTCTTAATTTTAAGTACAACAGATCTTAGAAAATCTGTAGCCAGTTTTAAATCAACAGGTTTGTTTTGATAAATTTTTAACATAGTAAAGTTAGTTTAAGTATTTGTTTATAGCTTCTTCCGAATTGTTGTTTTTATCTACTAAAGATTGCAATAACTCGGCGCCTTTTTCCGTCAATCCTAATCGCAGATTTTGCATATCATTTAGGCTTTTACTTACAAAATCAGGCAAGGATAAAATATTGTCTAAATTTTCAACTTGTTCGTTTGCAACATCTTTTACATCTTCTTCGGAAAATGTAATTTTTTTGGTTTTCACAATGCTTTGCAAAATAACGTTTTCTTTATTTTCTACAATCAAGTCGTTAATTCTTGATAATACGTTTTCCACTTCAGGTTTATAATACACAATTATAAATGCCCTAGTACCCTTTTGATTTACACCGTATCGGGTTAAGGTAGCGATTAGATTATCAAGGTCTTGTTCGTTGCAAATAAGTTCAGATCTAATGCGTATGTAATCACAGAATATCTCTACAGGATCGTACATACGTTTATCAGTATCATAAACAAAGAAATACTTTTTTATATCCTCATTTGCTTTAACCAGTTCTATAGAACCAGGGGAAATAAAAGTTACGCCGTTTACAGCTTTAGTTTCTGTAACATGCGTATCGCCTATAACGACTAATTTTAGATTGGGAAATCTATCAAAATTAAAATCTTCTTCTATACTCCAATAATTTGTAGTTTTGTCGTTATATTGAATAAATTCTTTACATCTCGTATGCAGCAGAATAATAGTCGCATTTTGCGGAGCTTCAGCCAACTGCTCTATGATTTCTTTTCGAGAATACGCTGTAATCCCAACAATAACTTCATTATTAGTTGTAACAGATTGATTTGGTTTTAGCTCTATAAACCCTCCCTTATCGGATGGTCTGCTAACCACATTAAGCCAATGTTCGGAAGTATTATCGTGATTCCCATTTATATAAAATGCAGGTATATTAGCTTCAACTAACTTTAAATGCAAATCCTTCAGTTCACTTACAGCCTTTTCAACGGGATTACAACTATCTAAAATATCCCCTGCCAATAAAATTGGATATTTGGAATTTATAGCAAAATCGATAATAAATTTTGCCGCATTATAAACGTCGTTTTCACGTCTTGGATCTCCATATTGTTGTAATCCAAGATGCCAATCAGAAGTTAAAATTAGGTTCATAAATTTGTCAGCTTTTTAAGAAAGTTCCCAAACATAGGTGTCTTCGGTTTGTTGCGTAAATATAAAACCACGTTCTATAGGACGAGCCTCCTCCCAAACTTTCCATGTAGGTTCATCATCACTTAATACGGGCTTAAGATCTGATACAACATAACGTTTTTTATAATCTTCAGGCAAAATTGCCAATAATTCTCCAACTTCCCATGTATCAGAATCTTTGTTGCGTACTTCGCAACATTTTCCGATTGCAAGATTTTTAATGAATCTATTGGCAAATTGTTCATTACGAATCCATGTTAGAATGTGTGCAAAATATTTGTTCCGTTCTTGATTACTATCAAATTCTTGTGTTACAACTTCTTTATCTCCGCTAGAGTCATCGCCTCTCAGATGAATCTCATTGTTACCTAACCAAGGTCTATCGGATATTTTAATGTGTTCGGAGTCTTCAAAATCTCCTTCTTGTTCCAATATTTGCATTGCAAGCGCACAATCAAAAAGGACAAATCTAATTTTTAGTAGTTTTTTGCTCATATTTATCTTCTTCTCTTTGTTCTTTTATTTTTAAAGCAGCGCGATAAATGCCATCACACTCAGGATTATTTTCTCTTAGCAATTCGTATGTCTCAATAATTGAGTCTAAATGCTTATCGTTTAGAGACATTAAATCTCTCACTATCTCCCAAGGTTCCATCAATAAGACATACTCCATACGTAGACATTATTATGAACTTTTGGCTTAATATATTTGGTTAAAGGCCTATCCATTTTGCGCTTTCTCCTCATTCGCCTCCGCAACTGTTTTAAAGAAAGCAATCGCCGCTTCGTATTCTTTTCGACAAACGTTATTTTCGTCGGGATAAGTTTTGCGGATTTTCGCGACCCACTCTTCAAAAGTTCCCGTAAAACAGCCGCACCACACAATGTCTTTTGTGGCATTATAAGTCGTTCGCCGCTTGACGGAACCTATACGGTCGAGGCAAAAGATGTGGTCGTCAAACGTGGCGTAGCTAAGGTCTGCATCACGAAGGTATACGCCGTTAAGGTCTGTGTCACCAAGGTTTGCGCCGTTAAGGTCTGTACCGCGTAGGTCTGCGTTACGAAGGGATGCACCGTTAAGGTCTGCGTAGCTAAGGTATGCACCACGTAGGTCTGCACCGTTAAGGTTTGCGTTATGAAGGTCTGCGTGGCTAAGATCTCTTTGGGAAAGGTCCGCGCGTCGTCCGTCCTCATAGCCGTAAAGCCAACGTTCGTGCAAGTGCAAAACTTCTTTTAAATCAATACTCTTGTCCATCGCCTTTTCTTTCGTTTTTTAGGTTTAAGTTTTTCAAGTTTAAGTTTTTCAAGTTGTAGAATTTCAATCGTCCCCTATATTATAAAAATATTCGTCAAGACAGTTTTGTTGTCTTTTAGATAGTTTGGTTAAGTCTTTGACTGAAGCATAATAACAACCGTTAGATGTTTCCAAAGGCACACATTTAACGTATTTTCTGCCTTCAAACATTTTTATATTGGACGGATCTATAATTTTTACGATTAAAGCCGTTTGCATGGTATTAGAAGGAAACGCTTCGTTTGGGCGAAAAAATTGTCCCTTTAATACGCAATAATCGTTTTTATACAAAGTTGGAAGTTGGCTGGTTAATATTGGCATGTTGTATAAAAAATTAAACTCCGACGGTTTGTCGGAGTTTGGGTTAAATTGTTTTAATGTTTAAGAAAGTCGAACTTTCGGCAATGGTCTGCTGCTGTTATCAACTATTCCGCCTAACGCCGCATTAGTTACAACGTTAGGCGGTTTTGGTTTTGATTCCGGCGGTTTTACTTCTGTTAACTGTTGTTCCGTCATTTCAATGTCCGGAATCAAATTTTCTTCTCCGTCATTTAATTGATACTCATCAGGTACTTCATTTGCAGTTTCTTCCAACTCGACAATAAGATTGGTTTCTTCGCTAATCACAGGCTTTACAAGAACTTTTTGTTCCTTAGAACCATCAGCATTGTTGATTTCAATTATAGACTGGTTGTCTTGGATAGTATCAATCAATGTCTTATGTTCAATAAAGTTTTGCGTTTTATGCATGTCTTCAACTTTATTAAGGAAGAAATCCCGAACCATAGTATTAAAAACTTCAACGCCTAGCATATTTACTATTTGCTCAATCTTTTTGGCGCCGTCTTTTATAAACATAGGTTCTAATATTGCCGTAAGCGGAATATTATGCTCCACAGCAACTACCTTTTTATTATTGGCAGTTTTTAGATTTAAATGTATCTCCAAAATTAAATCTTTGGATTTAACAGTAACTTTCTGTTCTTCAGGCATCTTTTGCTTTAATTGTAGGGCTACCTCTACGATATTTAGCCGTATCGTATTTGCGATAGATATCTCTTAGCCTGGCACGAGAGTATATATTCGGATTAGTTTCCTTGGAAATAATTTTTGCGTTTTCCAAGAAATACGTGCTGGACATGTTTTGTTTTCTGGTAGCCATTTTGAAACTTAACTATGACTTACCGCAGTCACAGGGTCAAGCTTTAAATATTCTGGAAAATTTTGCACAAAACCCTCGTAGCTACCACTATCTATGTCGGCAATTGCTTGCTCCAGTTTTTGGCAATTTTCTGCGTGAACATTCAGTTCGGAAGAAATTGCGCACGCCAAGCTCCAAATTTTTTCGTTGCTTAGGCTGTTGGCGAGTTGTGTTCTAAGATATTTCCAATCTATTTTATTATTCATCTTTTAAAAATTTTATGGTTAATGGATTACCGCGAATATTTGGCATATTGTTTAATTTGAAACAATAGTTTATTTCTGAAACATCTTTCTTTAAATCAAAACCAGTATATACGAAAACATTATTAGTTTCTTTTTCTACAATCGATCCTGTTATCCGACCTATATATCTTATTTCTTGTATATTTTCAGGTATAATTGATGTTTTAACCGTTATAACACTGTAATAAGGATGTGTAGGTTCCGTATCGATTTCTATGTTGATGTCATCTTCAGAATTTAACCCAAGTAATGCCTTAATATAAGGCACTAAAATCAATGTAAGTGCATCATTTAGAAAAACATAGAATGGCATTTTTGTATCTCTCCTTTAAAAATTTTTTCGCTTCGCTTAGGCATTTAATTAAATCTGGGAGCCAACATACATTAAAATCTGCAATTTTTGAATAATATCCGTCATCTTCCATATATAATTCAACTTGCACATCTTCCGAGGATTTCTCTCGAACAAATCTCACAGCAAATAATGCAGATAGGATGGAAAATTCGTCTCTATAATCTTCCAAATCTTGACTGTTGGATTTAAATGTCGATTGACATCGAAATTTTGATTTAAAGTTTCGGATCTGTTCAAATCGTTCTTCTTGGGAAAAATTAACTTGCGAAGCTTTAGCAACTTGCTCTTTAGCTTTAATATATCCTTCTAATGCTTCTTTAAGTTTTTGTTTTGTTTCCGCTAATTTTGATGTTCGTGTCATGGATAAAATTTTTAAAATTTATAAAGAGGTAGGTTTAAACATCTTTTAAATATAATGCCTTTTTCTTCTTTATTACCATCTGGGTTATAATGAATTTCGACGTATGGTTGAAATCTACATCCCTCACATGGGTGATGAGTGCCATGATATTGAATGTACGCTAATCTTCCTAGCATCATCATGAATAAAATTAGCGTGCAAGCAAATAACCAAGCCATCCCTTTGTGTTCAGATTCGTAGCACGGAATTACACCTTTGGATTCTTGTTTGTGAAGATAGACAAAATAAATTATTGTCAGAATTGTCAGTGTTGGAATTGTGTACATTATTTATGCCTTTGATAGTAGGGGATTGGATTTCCTAGGTCTTTTTCTGCTTTAAGCGCATCTGATTCTATTGCTGCTTAATTTTTGTTAAAACTAGCCTCGCTTTAAATGTAAAAGCGAGGCTATTAGAAGTTGATTATTTGGATAAAAACTGTTGTCTTAAAGTAATAATATCAGTTTTGCTGACATATTCTTTAGGTTGGGTATTCAACCAAAGGAAAAAATCCGTTTCTTCTTTGTCAACAAATACTTGTCTCATTTGATCTTTTGAACGCGCATATTTGTCTTTTAAGCTGCGAAACGATTTCCAACGTTTATAATAGTTTGTTTTAAACTTAAACTGATAATTATTGATGTCTCGAAAAACAAAGCCTTCGATCTTTAAATCTTTTTCATGCTCTAATTGCTTTAGATCTTCCCAAAGTTCTTCCCAGTTACTGTAAACATGCTCCAAGATTTTACAAGGGATGTTCCAAGAATTGGCAAGTTCTTTAAGTTTATCATATTCAAGCAATTTTCCTTCCATTGTGTTTTCGACAATATCCAGCAGCACTAAATGCGGTTGTGCATACTCGATAATATGCGGATCTTTTTCCGGCTCTATGACTTCAAAAATTAATGTAACGTTATGTTCTTTGGCGTAATTTAACATTTCATTCCATGAGTCATAAGCATAAAATCGATCACGAACCATTTGAGCGTATTCGCCTTGATTGGTTGATTTAGATGCAATAAACGCCTTATCCATTTCGGCATCCCAACTTACCAATCCCAAGAATCCGTTTTCTTTCTGAAATTTGCTCACAGGAAATTGCAATGTTTTGCAAAGTTCTTTTGGGGATGTTTCTATCCGTTCCTGATAATTAAAGAATTTATTATAACTGCGACAAATGATTTTATCTTTACGACAGAAAAATCCCCTGGCGATAATATTTAGATCTGTCCATTGTTTTGAGAAGAACAATTTTGAATCATATTTATAAGATATAATTCCGTCATCCAATTGAATTTTAATAATACTCGGATTATCACAGAGTTGTTTAATAATGTCGTTGTTTATTTCATTATCATACAACCTGCGCACCTTGTTTGATTCTGTGAGATGCACTGGATTTGGTTCTTCTATAAGCTCTTTGGTAACCGATCCGTCCTCTTGCAACGCAAGTTTTAAAATGCGCAAATCTTCGCCGTATTCAACTGCAGAATTTAAATTAAAAACAATTTTATTAGCGTCAAAGACATCTTTGTATACATTTCTATGCCCATGAACTTGATAGATATTTAAGTTGCTGTATCTACGTTCAAATTCTTTATGTACTTCATCTATGTCTTCATATTTGCCCGTGCCATGAATCATTTCTATGGATGCAATTGGCAGACTTGGCAATACAGGCATTCCTCCATGACAACAAAACCATGTCGTATGTTTGCCATAAGAAAATAGTGCCATTTGCGCAAGTTTGTAGCAAAAAGATCGAATTTTAACGGGATCAATATCCTTAATTTGAGGTATGGTGTTTTTTAAGAACACACGAGAAGCTATTAAGCTTTGATCCTCGGAATCTTTAGAGGCGTAAAGCTTTAACCATCTCTCATGGTTTCCTTCCAAAAATAAACAATTTGGATGTTCGGCAAATTCTATAGCCCATTCCAATACTTCCTTATTTTGCAAACCCCTATCTAAGTAGTCGCCTAAAAAGATATAAAAGGCTTTTTCATTATAAGGATATTTTTCAAAAAAGCTTTTTATCGGTTCAAAACAGCCATGGATGTCTCCAAAAATATAAATTTTTTCCCAAGAATTAAAATCTTTTACCTGATTGTATGCATCTTGGATAAGTTTGCGGGCATCTTCCGGAGAGATAATTGTAAAGGCATTTCTAACCTGTTTAGATTCGGAATTAAACACCGAATACATTTTTTGGATCACATGGTCAGGCACAATCTTGTAACCCGTGCGATTTTGATTTCTACGCAGGCATTCTTCCATAGATATGCCTGAAACAAAATCAACCACATAAACTCTGTAACGATAATTTTTAACAAGTTTTTTATACTTGTTAAGCAATTCTTTCTTATAGTGTGTGGCGTCAATTATTAACATTTCGCCACGAGCCATTCGCGTTTCCAATAAACGAAACAAATATTCCCACACTTCTTTGTCATTTTTCTGCGTTATGGAAAATGTTCCGTTGATATTTAATACAGGACATTGAATAAGTGTGCGAATTTGATCAGCGCATAAAGTATAAGGTTCCAAGTTATTGCGGTTCACCCAAGTGGATTTGCCGCTTCCTGGGGCTCCTCTCAAAAGAAATAAAGTTCGCATTGTGAAATTTTTAAATTGTTTTTTGTTGTTTAAAGAAATCTTCCAGCGACATAGTAACTACTTGTCCTGTTTTTTTATTTTTAAATCTGCATATGGTATCCCCTGTGCAGCACTTGGAAATCTGTCGGCTTCCTCTAAATACTGTGGAACATGATGGACCTATATTTAAATTATAAAATATATGTGCAAACGGAAAGTCTTTTAAAGACAGGGGTGTTCCTAAAGGATACTTAGGATAATAATATCCCAACAGCGGCGATATGCTAAAATGCGTTAACTTTAAATAGTCAAAGAAAGCTTCCCTATATAATTTTAAATTTTGGTCGCTATAGCTAACTTTTAGCTGATCGTACATTTTCATCAAATGTTTTACGGCTTTTTCCACCTTATCAAAGAAAAAAGCGTCGGTACGAATCAACTTTTCAATATCAAAAAATCCTCCGCTTGAATCAGAAGTAGCGGCAGGCAAAGTAGTTGTTTGAGGCATAAGATTTGTTGACATACCTCAATGCCAACAAATCTTAATTTAAAGTTCAAGCATTTTTGTTTTGTTGATTATTAGGATTATCCGTAACCTTACGACACCCGCTATGGAGTTTCTTATTTTTTCTCCCAAGTATATATTGTTACGGGACCATCAACTTTTACTGTAGGGTTACTTCTTTTGAATAATTCTTTAGAAATTTGTTCAACAATTTTCTTTAAGTCCCTATCTCTTGCTTCTTTACTGGTATAAGTTATGGAGTCCACGTCGTGAGCTACCCATTTACTTTCTGGTAAAAGTAGGCGAAAGTCGTCATAGGTAAATACAGTTAGGCAACCCCCACCTACATGAATATACCCATTTTCTTTGCTTTTACGGAATCCTACGCTTTCCACTAGTTTGATTACTAGCGTAATATCGTCAGCCTTCCAAAAGGCTAGTTTCAGCTTTTTCATATTTCTTTCTATCTTCTACAAGCCATTTTTTAAATTCCTCGTTGTCGTCAGCTTCTGGAATGTCGTACTTTCCGTCATCTTCCCACTCTCCGAAAAACTGCATCTTGCCTTGTGGCTTCTCCTTTATCCAAAGGTTAAAAGGCTGTTTGATTTTAGCGATTCGGTGGTAATGCCATGCTTCGTAGCGATTCAGCTTCATTTTTCCTCCTCTTGTTTAAGTTCTTCGAGTTCCGTTTCCAAATCAGTAATCTTCTCTCTCTGGCATTCGCAAGGAGATACATATATCGTATTGCCATGAACAGAAGCATCTAATTTAGCTCCGCATTCATCGCATTGAACTTCGATTTCGATTTCAACCATACTATTTTTCCTCCCAAGTATATATATCACCGTCGATTTTCGGTTCTATCCGACGCCCAATTGGACGGGCGTACGCAAAGTACGCCCAATCATTATTGTCCCAATTGTCTTCCACGATATAACGGTTTGCAAATCTTTTAGGCAAAACTGTTATAAGTATTCTTTCTTCCCATTTATCATCCTTGTTATCTCGCACTTCACACAACTCCCCTGGTTTCAGCATTTCTTCATTGTCTCTGCCAAACTGCTCTTCGCTTATCCAACGGATAACGTTTTTAAGGTATTCGTCGCGCTCGGCGTTTGTCACAAAAGACCTTTCGGAAACGTCCCAATTGTCGCGTTCCCTCTCTTCGCGAAGATAAATACGGTCTCCAGAAAGTGCGGGTAATCCCGTACATACATGTTCGGAATCGCGAAAGCTTCCCTCTTGCTCCAATATTTGCATTACGAGGGCTCTTTCAAATTTTACGAATCGGATTTTTAGTTTTTTAGTCATAGTTATTTCTCCTCCCAAGTGTAAGTGATTTCATTTCCATTTCTCTTTGTATCCGGAAGTACACGCGTAGTTAGTGGACGCACTTGCTTCCAGAAATTGACTTCCACGGGGGAAACATAAGACATATGTACCCCAACCATTTCTCCTTTTTCTGGAAGTGTTCCGACATAAATTGCCCTTATCCACTCGTCTGAGTCATGATCACGAAATTCACATTCTTCCCACGGTAGTGGTTTGCCTTTGCGAGTGAAGAGCTCATTCGTGATGCTTGTTACTATATTTGCTAGATATTGTTTTCTAGCTGCGTTACTTTCAAAATACCTAGTAGTTTCTACTCCTCCTGGTGCACCTAAAGCGACAATATCCTTCCCCAAATATGAAGCAAACCCTTGACGTATAAACCCACCCGGTTGAAATGAGTAAAGTCCAGAAAACTCTAGAACCTGCATCTTTAGAAGTCTACCTTCTGTTATAAATTTTATCTTGAGTTTTTTATCCAAGCTTATACGACTATAGTCTTCAGCTTGATCGTATTGAACTAAAGCTTGGTCGTCGTCTGCATCTTTGTGTTCAGATGCTTTTGGATAATTTAATACCTCTATGTCTCTTTTGCTGAGTGAGCGTCTATAATCTATTATTATTGGACGCACCGCATACAGAGTTAATGCCATCCCAAGCAAAGCTCCTACTATGGTTATTAAAATGGCTATTACACAGTAAATTGCGATATTCATCTTAGTTGATTTCCTTTCTTATTTCTTTAGTTATTCTTCTTTTTAAAATTGCTCTACGGCGATGAGAACCTCGCTTTTGAGCATTGCGACGAGACCGATTGCACCTACCGGTCTCGTCCCAATATCCCAATGGCTTTCCATTATCCCTCACGTCTGCACAAGAAAAGGCACCGCCATCACTTTTTAGCAACTTGGCATATTTTGCCTTGGGTGTATCTTTACTTGTTCTACTCATGACATAGATTTATTTGTAGCTTCATCGGTTAGTTTGACTGACATAATTTGCAGAGACTTCGCCTCATTTTTCCACATATAAAGCTTTCTCTTGCTGTATATCTCTTTCATCGCCATCCCTTAGGGCATCAATCCTAATTACCCCAGCTACATGTGTCCATTGTGACATACGTTGTCCTTTCTATTATTGTTTATTTAGTTTAAGCCAGAAAACTCACCAGTTTATCTGGTGAGTAGTTGACGCAATACAGTTAAATCTAGTATTCCCATTTTTGCCAAGAAAAGTCTGAATCCTCCGGAAAAGCTTCTGTCCACCATTCTTCAAATTTAGGAGACATTTGGTTCCAGCCATTCCATAAGGCATCACTAAACATTGATCCCATAAGGTCGCTATCAAAACCGATGTTTGCAGATGCATCTTCCGGAAGTTCATTTACTTCCAGGCGTTGTAATATTCCCGAAAAACCTCCAAAAATATCTTCATCCGCCCATGCGACGTAAAAGTCTAAGTTTGGATCAGCGCTTGCAAACGCGCGTATCCAAGGTTCGGGGCAACTCCAAGGAGTATCAAAGACTATTGAATAATCGGTTACTGCAACCAAATTGGCATTCCACTTGCATCCCCATTTGGCAATAGACCAATCGTACCAATCTTTATGTCCATCACATAACTTTTTGCAAACAGCTTCAATAATTTCTTGCTGTTGTGAATCCGTAAATGATTCTGCCTTGCACGGGCTGTCACTCTTCTTTAAATATTCTATAAACGCAGGGATTACTTCGTCTGAGTCTGAATCTTTATTGATAGATCCACTTTCGCAAAACTTTTCAACGGCACTATTCCAGTCGGGATTTATAAGCAACGGAGGATAGAGCGTCGAGTTGTAATAAACGGATTGATGATCGAGTATTTTTGGCATTGGAACCAATACTCCAAAATCCATCATTTTGGGTTCTTTTTCCAGCAAACTTATGTCAATTCCACAAAGTTCAAGCGCTTTATTTAAATCTTCTTTAGTTTTAAAAATAATTTGATTGCGTACCCAATTTGGCATAATTTTCCTTTCTATTTTTAAAAAACGTTTTGTGAATTTTCTATCCAATCCTCATTAATCATTTTTACAGCTAAATAGCCATCTATAATTCTATCGCATTTGAAGGTAAGTATTTTAGGTCCCGGAACATACGTATGCAGATCTTGTTCTTCATACGTTCTATATCCAGGAACAAAATAAATTGTTTGTTCCTTTGCTTCATAATACCCTGCAACACCTCGCCTTAGACATTGTTCGGATACTAAAGTATCCTTATCCAAGTCGGGGTATGTGTAAGTCGTAAATAAAAACTTTAAATCTCCCCTGTATTTATATTTGTAAATATCCGGATAATAAACTGCAGTTTCACGTAAAGCTTCGAATCTCTCTGAATGTTCTTTGTTTTGCAGAGATATCCACTTACCTTTGTAAAATATTGCGTAATCATCTATTTGATTTGGATCTATGGTAGTACCAAACCATTGTTCTTTGGCAATAATTTCTTCGTTGTTTATTTTTTCAGAGCCCATACCTAATTTCAGGAGTTTCAAATATGTTAATATAGCACCAAGAATCAGAATTATCCTCTGCTGCAAAAGCATCAGTTATTCTTTTGATTTCTTTCTCTGCATCTTCTTTAGTTGTGATTTCTCCAAGATCTCGAAAATTACTCTTCAAGAAATCGCAAAAATCTTGAAAATTATAATATTCATAGTGTTCCCAGGTTCCTGTTGCACCATAGGGTTTAAAAATATTCTTGATTGATTCTGAACAATTATTGAAATCGATGGTTAAATCAACTATATATTCTTCGTCAAAATATAAATGTAGGTAGTCAGAATTTACATAAAATCCATTACCGCCTTCTTCACTGCGATAAACAAATTTAACATCGGGAAAATGCTTTTTGATAATATAATCCCACATTTTCATGTTGGGTTCCCAAGCATCATATGTAAAAATTTCAAATCTCCAACTTGGCTTATCCTTTTGCAAATAAGGATTAGGGATTCTTTCTGGAACAAGTTCACTGTCAATACCAAATTCCACCCAACCCCTGCAATGCAAATCTGCGGGAATATTGTCCTTATCGATTTGTTCTAAATTGATTTCTTTCAATTCATAAAGAATTGCACCAAGCCACCCGCTCCCTATAGAATTAGAATTTAAAAGCGGTTTTATGTCCTCCTCATAAGCATTAGGCGCACGATAAAAAATCACGCTATATAATTCTTGTAATTGTTTTTCATTGTTGCTGAAAAATATGATATTTGTATTAGCCCAGTTTGGCATAATTTTCCTTTCTTAGTTATTTTCTATTTAGTAATTTGTATAGTTTTAGCTATAACGTTCTTGTATTCGTTTTAGCTCTGCTGCAAGTATCTTGCCAAAACGGCGTAGTTCAGGTCCAGTCTGACAAATATTTGCAGTTTGTTGTAAAAAATGTTCAACTTGATTGCAACGATTCAACAGTGGAAAATATTTTTGTTTTATAAAAATTTGCGTTTCTAAAGAGTATTGATCCAAATTTTCCATAATATCTTTAAAAATAGTTTCAATATTCATTATGTATTTTTTCCTTGCAGATTGTATGTTATTGTCATTGGATTATTAACAAATGTCCAAGAAAGTTGAATCTTTAAATCCCAAGTTTACCGAAAGTTACGCCATTGAAGATTGGCAGATAGAAACGCCAAATGGCTGGGAAGATATTGATATTATTCATAAAACTATACCTTTTGATGCTTGGCAAATTAAGACAACCAACAACAAGACATTAAATTGCGCAGATACTCATGGGATTATTTCCAAGGATGGACAAATGATTCATGCTAAAGATTCTCTGGATGAATCAGTGATAACGAAAGATGGTGTTTCCAAGATAGTTTCCGTAGATAAGAAAAATGGTCCAGCAGTTCCCATGTATGATGTGACATTAAAAAATGACACTTCTCATACTTATTTTACTAATGGCATTTTAAGTCATAATACTACAAATATGCTATTAGCTGCTGATTTGTATTGTCGCATTATTCCAGGTTTAAGAATTGCTACAATTGTGCCACGGATGGATCAGTTAAGAACATTGGGATATAAATCCAAAGAAATCGAACAGGCTTACAGATTTCAACCTAATAAACGTAATCCCAAGTTTAAAACAAATCTTTATTATAAAGAATACGACCATGGCAAAGCGCGTATGTCTTTGCATAGAATGTATTATGTTCTTTCCGATGCCTCCAAATTGCGCTCACCGACTTTCGATTGGATAAATTTTGACGAATATCAAGATTTTGACGACACTTTGGAACGTGTTATTAAATCCACCCAATCTCGTTCCGAATTTAGGTCAGTCGTATACGGTGGCACATCTAAATCAGTTGATACTCCCTTAGAACAACGCTGGTTAGAATCTTCGAGAGGTTTGTGGCGTATGACATGTCCTGCTTGCCACCATGATAATTATCCCGATCTAAACCATAACGTTTTGGATATGATTCAACCTAAAGGGTTATGTTGTTTAAAATGCGGACGTGTTTTAAATGTACGGGACGGTTGTTGGGATTTTGAAGCGCCGGAAATGTTAAAGTATGGACTATGGGGATTTCATATTCCGCAGATTATCGTTCCTGCAAATACTGAAAAACAGTCTATATATTTGGATATCTATAAAGCTTCTCAATCTTCAGATAAAAAATCTTTCTTGGAAGAATATCTGGGTGAAGCTACGGAATCCGGAACCAAAGAATTAACAACCAGAGATTTGCAGAATATATGCATTTTAGGCGACATACACGACGTGCAAAAACAAGCAATTTCTGCCGTACCTCCTAAATATATTTTTAAAGTTTCCGGCTGTGACTGGGGTGGATCTGATTATAATCCTGCATCGCGCTCCAAAGCTTCATATACTGCACACTGTATTATTGGTGTTACTCCTGATAAAAAATTTGATATTATTCACATGAAGAAATATGCAGGCATGGATTATGATGACATAACCCATTGCATTGCTAATGATCATCATAAATTCGGAGGTTATGCTTTAGCAAATGACTATGGTGGAGGAGCTGTATATGCAAATGAAATTAAAAAACTTATGGATCCTTTAAAGGTTATAATGTTCAAATATAAACCTACAGGCACATTTCTCTCCATACCGAAAAATTCCGAAATGTTTAATTTATACTCCCTGCATCGTACTGACAGCATTACGACCTTATTTATGGACATAAAAAACAGCCGTTTACGCGCTCCCAGATGGGAGCATTCAATGGAATATTTAAAAGATTTCTTAGTATTAACCCGTGTTCCATGGGAATCTCAACAAGGTGTTACGGGATTTCTTTACACTAAACAGGGAACCAAAACAGATGATATGCTACATGCAGTAAATTATGCGACCGTCTTGGCAAAACTTATATTAGGCGAGTCTTTATTTGAAGACGAAGTAGGCATGGAGCTTTTCCGAAACTATTTCAAATACGGCAGAGATATGCGCAATATTATTCGGAATCGAAATACAACCGTTGCTTCAGTTTAGGCGAGGGCAGCTCATCAATGATTTCAATTTTCTTAAATTGATTTTCATTGGTCAGCGTGTATTTAGAGAAAATTTCTTCAGGCACCCAATGTTCCGTGAAACCTTTGGGATTCCTAATTTCGATTTTATAATAGCACTGCCCGTTGCTTGCTTTAAATACTCGCAATATCGTTATTTCCACGTATATTTGAGATAAGACTAAATCCCTGTCGGTGTGCAGTTTTTCCCATATGCACGCCAAATAGGTTACGTCTTCTGCTGGTAGTTTATTCATTCAAGTTCCTTTATGATTTCAATGCGACTAAATCTAGCGTCTTCACCAGGAAGCCATCTCTTAGGAACGAAAACTTCTTCAGGCAGCCAATGTACTACAGCAGAACCTTCAGGATCCCGAATTTCGACTTTATAATAACGATCATGCTCATTGGCTTCAATTATTTGCAATACCTTTACTTCTACATATATGACAATATTACTGCGATTGCCTCTATTTTTGAAATACAGTTCCCTTTCATCTACGCTTGCTAAATAAGTGCTTCCTTCTTTTAGTAGTGCCATAATAATTCCTTTATTTTTAGTCCAAAAATGGAGCCAGCTGTCGGATTTGAACCGACGACCTGATGATTACAAATCAACTGCTCTACCAACTGAGCTAAGCTGGCGTTAAAGGGTTAGCCCGCAGAGAAAACCGAAAACTGCGGGGGCAGCTTAGGGGACTGGCTACCGCAGTCGTGAGAAATTCAAAATAGCTGGTTTAAATAATCGAGTAGGAGGGATTTGAACCCCCAACCCCCTGCTCCCAAAGCAGGTGCACTAACCAGATTGCGCTACTACTCGCTATCGGTGTTAACTTCAATTTCTGGAAATTTAGGAAGATTTTTAATTCCCAAATTCATTAATTGCAGTTTTATTTCGTTACAATTATGTTTTATGATATTAAATTCTTCAGGATTCAACTCTAAAGTTTGATCCATAGGTTCATTTTTTAAAACGACGTTAATAAAACTTTTAATTACGCTATTAAATTTATACGTATTTACTACTTCGTCGTCATTACACAAACTTACTTCATAAATACCCCAAAGAATTTCCGGCACCGTTACTTCATCAGCATCCAAATCAGTTTCTACAATTCCAGGATCTCCACTTGTAAGCGTTTTACAGATGGCTTTAAAAGTCTGCAAATCATTATAAAAATAATCCGTAGTTAATGCTGTTATTATGGCATTTAACTTATTTTGATTATCTTCATTTAACTCCAGACCAAAATCTTCCTCCAACCATGCGAATAGCACTAAAGGATCCACCTTAAACGTATCTTCCCCGTATTGAATTAGACAAATAGTCAGTAATACCGTGGCGAAAGTATCCGGATCCTCTAACGCTTTATATACCGCTTCTAATTGAAGCTTTGGTTTGTTGTTTGCTTCGTTGGAATTGGACATGTTTAAGATTTAGAAATCACATGTAACACATTGTTTAGGTAATCTTCAGTGATGCTATCATCATTTGCAATTTCTTCAGAAAGTTGGATAGCATCTTTTTCATCCGATTCTATAATGTCAAAGAAATTCTGCGAAGCGGTCTTATTGTTTGTATAAGCTACAATGCGCTCCTTTAGCCTTTTAACTTCATCTACAGGAACAAAAGCATGCGCAATTTTTACGTTATGCTTACAAAAATCTACGGCTTCGTCCATACTTAATTCCGAATTTACATCTGTATATGGATTGGCAACCCATTCTTCTCCAATGGATTTTAATGCCGCTTCCTTATAATACTGTTTATCTAATCTGTCTGTTTCTCTATCAACATTATAAATTAAATCCTGACACTCCATTAAGCAATCTTGCTCGTTTAAAGCGTTCGCTTGGATATAATCTTTGATAAGTTGATATTTTTGATTAGCCGTTTTTTCAAGCCTATCATACAGTAGCTCAACCATTTTTTCTCCGTCAATGACCCAAAGCTTGCCGTCTTTAGCTACTGTATCATTTACATGCGCATATTTCTTTTCTTCGACGTTTAACTTGTCATACGCTGAAACGATATTGCGTGCTGCATGTACATAGATATTCGCAGGCAGTTTCCATTTTGCTTCAGCCAATGCGTTACTGGAAGTTTCTATGTTTGCGGGCGTGTCTATCGGAAAGAATCCGGCGCATTTGGTCATATACGCAAATGCTGCAGCCGGTTCTTTTGATGCTTTACTTGCATACTTACGGGCATCGCCTTCAGTATAGTTGATCAAAACTTTTAACGCTTGTTTCACGTCATCCGCAATGCCATGAAACTCAGAGGCTTGCTTAAGTGTTAATTCAAGCGCTTTATTTTGACGGTCGCCTTTAGTAAAGAAGTGTAAAGCCGATAAAAAAGTATTTTCTTTGCTGTCAATCGGATATTCTCTAAATTCTCTATCTGCGTATAAAGTTGAAGCCATTTTGTTAAATACTTCTTGTTCAGGAGCATATTCCTTTAAATACTCAGGTAAAGCATTAGATTTCTTTAAAACTTCTAAAGCGGCAAAGTTACTATCTGAATTTTGATCCATAAGTGCGTAATGTTAAATTATCTACTAAATATCAGACCATTTTGTATTGTCCTCGTCAATCTATTTTTTTAGCTACGGATTCTCCTACAATAAATAGATTTAGGACAATACTCACATTATCCGAGTGCATATCCGTGATCTTTATCGACCCGCTTTCACTTTTCTCCTGTATCAGTTTGCGCAGAGCTTCGGTTATGCGAGCCTGAGGATATTCTTCCGGCTTTACATGATGCGCAGCTGCAAAATGAGCATCACTTATTAATTCCTTATAAATAACTTGTGCAAATTCCGGTATTGTCGATGTAACACGTCGCATTTTTCCTAAAATAGTGTTACATGAGTCCGTAATATCAACAAATTGAATAATAAATGTATATGGGATTCGATCCTCCACGGAGGGCATTGAATCTACGACACTATTCCACTCCTCAATAGCGTCCTCTTTACATTGCTTCAAATCATAATAACCTGCATTTTGACTAAGTATTTCACCGTCTACATCGTCTGTAATAGTATACCAATATGCACCGTTTTGTTCATACTCAAACCATTCATTTACAATTATTTTTATCTCACTTTCATTTAAAATAGGCCCGCCTTTTTCATAATTGTCAGGATCATCATTATAAACAATAAAACCAAGCTGCCCACTATCGAAAGTGTCATTAAAAGAATTTAATGAAAGAGCGATGCCTCCATGTTCATACATATACAGAGGTAAAAATTTCCAATGACTTTTTGGATTATCACATTCGGTATGCATGAACTCATTGAAATCATCCATGTTTTTCAATTGAAACGGCAAGCGATAACTTAACTCATACCTGCGGTGCCATGCCGCTATAAAAAACACGGGAAACTGAGTCTTCGCGTCTACTAAATCGGCATAAAAATCGTATGCCCATACCTCACGGGGATCCACTGGGCACGGATCATCGGTGACCGTAACAGTAACGCCGTTTTTCGATTCTTTAAAATATTCCAAATCCATAGTGTTTAATTTATTAAATTTAGTCTAACATAGCTTTTTGCATATCTTCCAAAACTTCTTGTTCCGTAAGAGGGTTTATAATTGACCCAAACGTAAAAGTATCTTTACCTATTGTCACTTCCCTATCAAACCTATTTATAATTACAGGATTATATTCCAAATCTACGTGATTACTTTGTTTATAGTTGTCTGTGATTCCAATGCCACAGCTTAAAGCGCCATTTGGATCAGCAATATAATTAAGAATATTTTGGATAATAATGCGCGTAAAATACTCTTCATCATCCCAGCGTGCTTTTGCAACCCTAAGCGCTCTTGGCAAATTACATATTATTTGTGTACCTGCCCAGTGCCCGTAAATTTCAATGCCTTTGTCATCACAACTGCGCTGACGGATAATAATGCTTGATCTGTCACCCATGATAAATCTTTCTTTTAATTTAAAAATCAGTATTTTGTTTTTCGTTTTTATTGCCGGATGTAATATACCTATAAAAGAAATAATTTCTTTTTTGCTGCAGAAAATTATGCGCGTTAATATTTATAGTGTGCATCTTATAGAAGTATATGGCAGCAAAGAGTATAAAACATATCAACAATATAACAACGAAGCTCAAACGTCTATAGTGTCAGAGTTTGCTTTTTCAGATTCATTGTGGTTAAACGTCCGCGAAAAACCTTTCTTTAAGTCTTTAACAGTTTGCTTTACACCCCGCTGATAAACCGCATATGCCAGAATCATAACGCCTAGCAGACCTATTAAAGGCGTCATAATTAACAGCAACAGTAACAACACGCAGCAAAATGCCAAAAGCTGCGCGGCATATTTTATATCTTCAAATAGTTTTTTGTTGGTTTCCATGTTTTTAAATTAGGTTTAGTTGTTTAAGAATAGATTTTTCCATTGCTGCAAAATATGCAGCCACTCTAATTTCTGCTTCGTAATCACCTTCACCGTATAACCTCCAATACCGATTAGTGTTTCCAATACCTGACACTTTTCGGGCCATAAATTCTAACGTTATCAGCTTATGGTTGCTGATTTTTCCAACTTCCAGAGGTTCCAATCCACAAAGCCAATCTTCTCTAATGTTGGCTGCTTTTTGTTTTTGTTTAGAAACTACACGCGATTTCTTGTTTTTAGATTTTAGTTTTAGTAACATTTTAAATTTAAAATTTTAGTCGAATTTCAAAGCCTATATATTTCCTGTCTAAACTAAATCTGGGGTATACCAAAACATCCCAATCTCCTTGTGTAGCAGGATCAAATTGTTTTTTCACTACGGTTCTAAGCTTTTCCCCAAGCATGGTGACTTTTGGATCATTAACATTGCCCGTATTGGAATAGTGATTTCTCACTTTATTCGTATAATATCCGCATTCGCTTGGCTTAAACGATAAAGACATGCCAATATCTTTGGCTTCTTTCTTTAATTTTCTGGTAGAGAAAAATTGTTTAATTTCTTGAATCATAGCATTATCCGTTTGAAATTATATTTTTCCAATTCTTGCGACTTAATTGCTGCACTTTCTTTTTGTCTTTGTGTACTTTAGTAGGCGGCGCTTTAATCTTCGACCGCAGTCTTAAACTCTTCAAATTGCCCTTGCTCATTAGTGTAAAAAACATGTTTAAAGTTAAATTGTTTTAAAACTCGTTGGCAGTTTACACAAGGTTTTGCGTTTGCTACTTGGTTATTGTTATCAATTCTTAGGTTAACCATCGTAATTTTATGATAATCATCACGAAACAAAATCTGCTTTATACACGCAATCTCTGAATGCAGTCCTATGACATGGTTATAATTAACCGTCTTATATGACGCATATTTGCCAAATCTAGCGTATGGATGCAATCTGGTATAATTGTTATATCCGATAGCTATTACTTTGCTTCCTTTTAAAGCGATGGTAGCATGAAACGCTCGACCTGTCTGTAAAATAGATTTTGCACGGATGGCTTGGTTAATCAGTGATCTTAATATTGGTTTCATGCAATCGGCGCAATTATCGGCTTATACACACACAAACTCGGATAATAATTGTTGAAAAAATCCGCAAAAGCGTTTTCGATTTCCCTGCAAACAGACTTTAAATCTGCTACTGAACTAAATCTAAACGCAAAATAAATATTTTTATGCGTGCGGCTGATTACCCAACTGATTTCATGATGCTCAGGATCCGTATAGATTGCCATAACATAACTAAAATCAGACTTTTTAGCTACATGTTCTTCCGAATTTTGTTGTTCGTTTTTCTGATTTGCAAAGGATATGCCCCATTTTGATATTGTTTGACATTGGGCAGATGCAGCATTTACGCAATAAAACAAGGGCCCGAATAGGGTTGTCATAGCGTTTAACACCGCTTCGGGGTTATCTTTTTCAAATACTTTATTGGTTTCAAATTTTAACTTGTTTTGCCGAAACCCATGCTCGTCTAAGACCTCTTCATAAACGGTAAACTTAATACCGATATAATTCATGCAAAACTTATATCTGGGAATAAACATTGATTTTAAATTTTCCCAAGTTGCATGCCAGCTATTTTTAAACCATTCGCTAAGCTGCCATTCGGTAAAAGTTAAATCGATAAAAAATTTCTCCGTGTTGTTATGCGCTGGAGGAATTGGAATGGTAATTGTATGTTGAAATATGTTCGTGTAAAATTTAGGCGAAAATTGCATATTAGTTTTTAAGGATGTGTCTTTTCAAAAATGCATAAGCATCCTCCGCAACAACTTCGGCATATTTGCTTGCATCAAGATAATGCAACATGCCAAGCAGCGTGGGATAATCATGCTGAAGTATTTGTATTTGATGATTGTAAGTTCCGCTTAATTGATTAAACCATGTTACGTCCTTTTGATCCATCACATCGGATTTTTCTTTGCGTTTATTTAGCCTGTCAACAATGACTTCGGCGTCTAAATCCAAATACAACGTACAATCAACTTTAAGCAAATCTGCTATCGTGCTTAAAATTGCTTGCGTTAACATTGGCAAGCGCAAAGAATCTTCTGACTTAAGGTTTTGATAAACACAAGTAGACAAAACAAATCTGTCACAAAGGATGATTGGCGAATCGTTATCGTCTTTACGAACTAATTCTTTTAATAAAAATTGCTCCAGCATTTCCAGTCGGGCTGCAGAGAACAGTAATAATGCTTGTTCCTTTTTTAGTTCACTGGTTGAAAAATCTACATGCTTAATCCATGAACGAATAAAGGCGCCTATTTCCGAACCTTCCCAAGGCTCTTTTACACAAACGGGTTTAAAACCGTCTCGTTTTTCAAACAGTTTGCATAAATTATTAACGAGTGTGGTTTTTCCACACCCGTCGCATGCTTCAACAACAATAAGGTTTTTAGTCTGCATATTAAAGAATGATTACGTTTTGTTCTCTTAAGGCTGCTAAAAATTCCTGTTTATCTTTTAATGATGCCATACCAACCGCCACAATTACATCGCCGTTTCCAACACTAAATCTCGCACCAAATAGCCGTTTTTTATCATGCGGAAAAGTTTTTAGAAAATGGTCAAACATTTCAATTTCCTTTTCTGCGTCAGCCATTGTGTCCGTGGGTATATGCAAAACTAATTTATGTTTAAATTGCGCAAATTTTTTATAATGCTTTGTAGACAAAGCCAATTTAAACTTTCGATCGACAAATTTTGTATAAGTTATTCTTTTTACAATAATTACCGGATGTTTCTCGGCAGTTGGATGTGTATGGTTACGGTCTTCAATAAACTCATCAGGTTGAGTTGCAGTATTAAATCCGGCATATTTAACAGCATAATAAGATACTAGCAGTATAACGCCTGTAATGAAAATAACGGCAAAAGTTGTATCGGAGAAGTAATATGCAGCGATCATATGGTTCCTTGTTTTTAGTTTAAATTAATAATAATCAATTCTTTGTTTTTTATAACACCCAAAGCCTATCGGACTAATAGTGCCATCGAGTTTAGATTCTAAAATATCATGCGGCAATTTGGCGCTTGCACAAATTAAAAAATCCACATCCATAATATTATTATACTTGTTGGAAAAATCTATGGTTAACTTTTTGACTACACGTTTCTTTAATTGTTTACCTTTGGTGTTGATTTGTTTTTTCATTTTTAGTCGTCTTTTTTTTTAAGGTTTAAAAAAGACGGCGTATTTCACAACGCCGTCTTGTCAAGTTAACTATAGATTAGTCCTCGGATACGGAGAGATCCATATCCTTTAGCTTATTTATCAGCTCAGACTTCTGTTTTTCCAGATCCGCTGTAGCTTTGGCGCTGTTTACCACGTCTACTATACTGCCTGATATTAGACCCTTGCCCATCGAGTTTAGCACACGGGCAAAAACTTTTGCTTCGTCGGTAAACTTATCCTGGTTAGCTTCTATGAAATTGCCATAGATATCCAAAAGCGCATCCATAACACCATTTACCTGACCGGCAAGGCTGCCCCATTCTTTTTCCGACAACAGATCTTTGATGTAATCCTGAATCTGTTCCGGCTTCATTTGTTCGGATTCAGAAGATGCAGATATTAGCACCAATCCTTCACCGACCGCCTTAAACACAGGCGATAGATCCGGATTTTTAACACATACGGCGTAGGTAGACACCTGCGCGGTTGTTTGCACAAGAGACGAGATTGTATCAACCTTGTCCCAGTTTACGGTTTCACCGTCTTTTATAAGTGAGCAGCCTACAAGCGCGGCCATAACACCAGCAAGCACGCAGCCCACGTACCATGTGATACTGTCAGTATTTATCATAGTTTGTTTTTTAGTTTTAGGTTAGTGTGAAGTCAACTACTCACCATATGAACTGTTGAGCTTGTAACTAGGTATTAGTTAATACCTGTCACATTTGGCTGGTTGACATCAGCCTGCTCTTTATTAGTTAAAGAGAGAATATAACAAGCCATTCATCTCCCCAGATAAACTGGTGAGTTTTCTGGCTTAAACTTATAATGTATTGTGGATAATTGAAATTTGGCAACTATTTTTTTAAGCTAATTTTTCCGTTGACGATTTTTAAAAATTATGCGACAATAAAATCTGATTTTTTAAGAAGTTATGCCTGCAAAATCAAAAGCACAACAAAGATTTTTTGGAATGATTTATGGTGCCAAAAAGCAACATAAAGAAGATGAATTAAGCGGCAAAGCTAAAGAAGTTGCGGATAAGTTAACGAAAAAGCAAACTAAAGATTTTGCCAAAACCAAGACTTCGGATTTGCCGGAGAAAGTACGTGAAACCGAAAAACGCGAATATAGCCGCAAGGTTGCCGCAGTATGGAGGGAGTGTATCCAACTATTTGGAAGATAATACTACAGACCTATAGCTAAAAAATAATAAGGATCGGGCGCATAACACACCTGATCCTTATTAGTTATAGGATCCGAAGATCAATTATGCAGTAGCTTCAGCGGGGTCGTTAGGTTCGGGATTTGACTCGGCTTTAGCTTCTTTTTCTTCCTCATCTTCCATGGAGCTAAATCCCAATTCCTGGAAGACTTTTTGATCGTCGAGACACTGAATAGCGTCTGACGTGTGCCACTTCGTTATGCCTTGCAGTTTAAATTGTTCGATGACTTTGTTAGCTATGCGAAGCGATTTAGCCTGTGGGAAACCCCCCTGCCAAAGCTCTACCAATTTGGATTTCTGGAAGACGAGTGTCTTCGAGAAATCCGGCGCCTTTGTAGAGGCGTGATGGCAGAATACGAAAAGACCCGAGTTTGCCGTTTTAGGCATTCTCGATTGTATTAATTCCGCCTGCATAAACAGCTTGCGGATTGAGGTGGTATTCTTTTCGTTTACTTGAAGAACGTGGTCATCCGGAAGGTTGCTCCCGATAATCCAGAGGTTTCCCATCTGATCGCGTATAGCGACCGTGACGAAGTTGATGAAGTTTTTAGTACGTGATACTTTAGCCATATGATTTTACCTAGGTTTTGTTGTTATTGTTTGTTGTATTTGGCCAGTTTAGCCAAAAGGGAAGGAAGGGATGGCGAGTGGAAGAAAGGGACCAAAACCACTCTTTATTAACCCATCCCTTCCAAAGAAATTGGGGTTAATAAATTAATGCGGAAAGTCTTCCGAGAACTCCGGCATGTCTATGTCGGCTTCCTTGGCAATTTCCTTTGCGAACTGTTCTTTTAACAGCTTCGCAGTCTCTTTTTTATACTGCGAAACGCGCATATCATAAAACGCTTTCTTTACAGTATATTCAGCTTCAGCTTGCAGCTTGACTTCTTCTTCACGCGCTTTTGCAGTAGCATCAACGCGGCTGTTTATATTGTCTATAGCAAAGGCAATTAGCCATGCCAAACCTAAGACAATAAAAATGCCGGCTATACCCCAAGTGCATATACCGGCGATTACAAGTACTAACAATATTATGCTTAATCCATTCATATTAGCAACTTCCTATCAGGAAATAAAAATTTCCTTTTTTTTTAATTATTAAAATTTACAGTCTTCCTGTGCTCACTGCAGGAAGACTGTAAATGAAGATATTTAATCTTGCCGTTAGCCTATCATATTATATGTAGCTAAGAACAATATTAACAACGCAGCGGTTGAGAAGTCCATAATTATACTCCTTTTGTTTTAAGTTAAAATTGGTGTCCTGGGAGGGACTCGAACCCTCATATCCCTTCGGATAGCAGATTTTACATCAGATTGTTTGATTTCTCAAACCATAATATTATTATGTTCTGATTGGACTATATCTTCATCATGCGATTTATAAAATCGTTTAGATGTTCCGTACATAGTCTCTGAACCTTGTCCTAAACGGACCTTGGCTGCTGATTGGCCAATTCCCACAATTTTATAACCTTCACGCTCGTCGTTTCCAACCACGTTGTAGTTTGTGAGACTCTAAGGCTGTTCCAGCAATTCGCGGAATGCTTACCTAGCGATTTCTCGTAGGCGACCCTAATTTTTTGTCGAGTCTGCTGCGTATACCTCTTTCGCCACCAGGACGTTTGTTTTAAAAAGAACAATAGTCGCACTAGGGTTTGAACCTAGGCTAGATGAACCAAAATCATCTGTGCTACCATTACACCATGCGACTAATCTGTAAAAGAAAATTAAAAATCAAATTCCAACTGCGCATTATTGCCAGTGGATTTTTTGTTTTTAATTTTCCCCTTTATGGAATATCCATTACCTTCCGTCAAGTAGAAATTAACGGTAAAATTTTGGATATTCACTTGCGCTGATTTTTGTTTTTCACAACGTGATAGTTGTGATTTCTTACGGTTTTCAGCACCGCGCTTTCCAAGAATACTGCAGGCTTCGGATTTGGTTAAATCCGGATTATCCCGCATAAATTCTTTTAAGCGTTTTTGAAACCCCGCCGTAGTCCAGGGATTGCGGTTATTCATCAAGCGCAAATTCTTTTGAGACAAGAACACCTGATGATGCCACAATGAGATTTCGCCCCGGTTTTATCGTACCGAGATCTCCGCCAAGCGAGAATGGATTCCAATTAAGCAACTGTGGATCAACAGACACTGTGCCGTCTGCTTCCACTGTAAACGCTTTATCGGGATCATAGTCCACTCCGCAATAAGAGACATAAAGTCTCGTTGAACCTTTCGGTTTTGTATAACCACAGGTTTTGATAAATCTTGCAGTTCTGAGATTGTTAACAAAAGGCCAAAGTTTTTTGGAATCTTTTGCTATATCTTTATATTCTGCAGGAAATACCGATTCCGCAGTTTTAATGCAGAAGGGCGGAATAGTTTTAAATTGTTCCCTAAGACTGCGCTTAGAAAAAAATCTTTTCTCAGTTGTCTTTGCAGTCTTATTACTTTTGCGAAGTTTAAGTAATTTATCCATGAACTCGTTATAAAGTTCATATTCAGAATTACCATTGATATTTATAGTTATTTCCATTTTTGGTCTTTTCTTTTTTTTTTTGTTATTAGTAAAAAAAATGCGAAATATCGAATAATATTTCACATCTTAAAGTTAATAATACTTTTCTAAATATATATACCTCAAATAAAGGTATTTTTTCACATGCTAAGGCTTTTTAGCGCCATACCAGTGATTTAATATTTGCCGATTCGTTTCTTTTAATTTATCCAGCGTGCATTTTGCGCAAGCATTTGGATCATGCGTCCAAATCTTTTTAGGTTGTCCGTTGACAAAGACTGTTACGGCAATATGCGTATGTCCGTTAATAATTACAGATTCTTGCGCATTGGCATTACTAAGGAATAGTGGACATATTAATAAAAACAAGTATTTAAAATATTTCATTTTTTTAGCTATGGTTAAATTAAAAATTAAAAAAAAAAGAGCATCGCGCGATCCTCTGAATTTATCTTCAAAGCTTACACAATTATATATACCGCAAAAATTTAAATTTTTTCAATAGTAATAATTAAAAAAATAACTGCGACTTCATATAAGGAAGTCGCAGTTATTAAACAACTACTAAAATATTAGAAATTCAAGTACTTTAGCATTTGTTCATTTAAATATGCAGTAGCGTCATAAACTCTAACGGCAATTTTTGATCCCTCTGAACAAACAATGTTATCAGCTACAGTTCTTATACCTTTTAGCATTCCATATCCTATAGCGTCCGCTAAAAAGGCTTTCTTATATCCGGCATTTTCAAACAACTTACATTTTTCAGATAGCTCTTTGTAATACTCCGAATACATAATTATATCCTCTGCGGTAACATAGTTTTTGTTCTGCAGTTGCAGTTGCTTCTGTTCTTCAATTAATTTAGAAGCCATATTGCCGGAATCCTCCAACGCTTTAGAAACGCTAGGCATATCGCCGATGACATCTTTGCGCATCAGCTCCACAGCAATTTCTTTAAGGCTAGAGTTAACGACAATGGTCTTATTATCGCTGTGCCAGTTGGACAACATATAAGATGTTTTGGCTGCAACATAATCCGACAAAGCATCAAACAAAATAGCTCGTTTGTCCCTGCGAGTTAACGAGATTTCATCGTCGCATATAATTGTCTCAGCGGGTAGCTTATTGTCATAATGAAGAGGCAGCTCCTCAAGGAATTTTTTAGAATTGAATAGCCGAGATGTATTTGTTTTAGATTTTGCTATCCACTCTCTAACATGCAAGGAGATAAAACCAGTAGTTATAATAACCATAACTACTGCAATAAACTCTATAATATATTTTTTCCAATTGTTCATAATTTTTTATGCTAACTTTACGTATTTCCCACTTTAAACAGTTTATTTAAAGTGTATGTCAAAGTTAACATGTCCTTTCTAGGTATATATACCATAATTATTTAAAGTTTTTCAACTTGTTCGTTGCGCTGATTCAAATACATCGCGGTCAACAACACGCGCAGGCTTTTTCCAATCGGTGAATTGCAAGACTACCCCGGATTCTACAAATATTTTTAATTCCTCGGGTTTGATAGGATAACCGTCCTTGGTCATTACATCTTGCAAAACATCTTCGACAAAATCTTTATTCATAGCGTAATAAACGCTACACCATGATTCGTTGCTTTGTTGTTTAATATATGCTCCCAGTTTATGCTTTCGACAATTATATACAAGCGTATGGGCTTTCGCTGTTAATCCCTCCGGTAACATAGCTTTTCTAAACACATATTGACCGTTGCCATTGTCGCCTTTTGGATAATAAGACAAATGTCCCATTACCTGCCTAAGCGTCATGGACATTAGCAAGTCCCTTAATGCCGCCGTAGGATTAATTTCCGACTGGCAAGCAACCAAAACGTTATCCCACCACAGATAATTAAAAATTAAATTGCCCTCTTCAATCAGCTGTAATCCATTGCTGGCAATCTGATCATCTAAAGCAAATTCTTCAACATTAACGCTAAACATCCATTTAAAAAATCTGCTTAACGAATCCAATGCAAATTTAGTTACTTGTTTATACGCTTGCGCGGTTAAACCGTAATTAACGTTATAAATTTCCTTTTCATTATCCTTGGTTACATTGTCTTGCGTAACAAATATTACATAAGGATATTCGGAGTAAGTTTCAGATAAAAGCGCCATATTTTTACAACGCAAATAAACGGGATATTCATTTAAACCATTAAATAACTTTTTAGATTTAATAAATCTGTCATTTGTCGGTATGTTAAATGGCGCGATCTGGCCTAATGCTAAAAAGATAAACTTAATTAAATTACGCGCGTTTACAGAATCGTAAACATACAAAGGTTTTGTATTATATCCTAAAAATTGCCTATAAAATACGGATATAATATAACTTATTATATCTCTAACTCCCGAATTTAAGAACTTAGCATACTTTTTATAGCTCATGCGCACGGGCACGTCGGACGAAAAACATAGTTTTAAATCCTTGCTCATGCATTCTACAGTGTCATTACTTTGGCTGGATAAAAACGAAAACACATTTTGGCTTTTTAAGTTAAACTTTAACGCAGTCGCCTGCCATGCTAATGCAGTATACACGCCATTTGCTCGATCCCATCCAAGAGAAAGCGTTCCATATTTACAGGGCGCTTTATTGATATTATGCCTGATAACGCTGATTAAATTTTTATAAAAAGGACTGTCGCTTCCCTCAAATAAAGTTGGCAAATTTAACTTAATATTTTCATCGTCTTCAATTAAGTTTGTTACGGTAAATCTTGTATAAGCCTTTAAAGCCAGATCTTCGATGGCTGATTTTTTTAATAAATCTTTTTTGCTAAAGGCAATAGCGTATTCTTGATCGCCGCCCATAATTAAACGGCCTTTATGTATTATCTCCTCTGAATCCTTAAAGATAATATTTTGATCAACTTTTATAATAAAGTTAGAAAGAATTTGGGTATTGGAAGGGTCGTCTTTAGGTTCGACAATATATCCGTCCGATGTTTCCCAAATAACAAAGTTGTTAAACTCCACCATCTCTCGCGACATGGCATTAAGTTTTTGCAGCACAGATGTATAATTATTTTCTTTTATCCATTCAAATAGTCGGCGTTTAAATGGCAGCTGATTAACGTCAAAAATATTCATCAAATATTGCAGTTCCGACGAAACACCCGTAGCCGTGGTTCTTGCTGCATTAATAATTAAGGTTTTATATTTGTTTTCAACAAAAGCGTTATAGGTATATAAATAATTGTCTTCTTTATACTCGTGATAATCGCATATATACAAATCTGCATCAGTGCTGTCCTTTAACAATAAAGAGTCATGCAAAGATTTGATTGTTTGCAAACTGCTGTTATAATCATTTAAAAATATCAGTTTTCTAAATGCGCTTAGATTCGACCTAAGATTATTCGGTTCATTTGTATTTAAATCTACAGCTAAATAACATTGATTGTTTGCTTCCAATTCCAAGCATTCTTTAGCATAATTATACAACACGATAGTCTCATACACATTTTCCAATACTCGCACTTTGGTATTGTTAAAATCAATATGCGGGTCTAAAGCATAAATGCCTGCAAAAGAATTTTTATAGTTGTTTAAATAAACCTGATAACAGCCGTTATTTTTAGGATTAATAAATTTTAAACTGTTGATAATGTGATAGTCTGCAAAATAAGGAACAACAATCCATTCGTTGCTTTCTTTAAACAGCTTGCCGTTTATAAAAGACGCAAAGCTGCTATTATCTTCTTTAACCTTTAAGTCTTTAGCATCTAATGATATAATTTCCGGAACATAAGATAATACATTGTTATCCGAAATAAATTTCAGCATATAAAACAGATGTACTGAATCTATTGGAAAGGCTATACCTTTTATGCTTTTAATATTGCCGCGATGCATCCATTTTTTTGTTTCAACAAATTGATGATCCAGTTCAGTTGGTTGGGCAAATAAAGATGCTACGATTATATTTAAAATGTTTCTGCGCTTAATTAAGATATGCTTTAACGCTTTTTCCACATACGCAGGTTCATGCAAAAGTTTGCTTTTAAGTTGCACGCCGTAATATTTAAAAAATATTTTAAAGGCTTTTGTGTAATCGCCACGCATATAATACGCCAGCATATCTATGGAAGTGCCTGCAATAAACATTTTATCTTCCAACTTTTCCAATGGCAAAAATTCTTGTGTATTAGATAATTGAAATAATGTGTCTATATTTAGATAGCCAAAAGGCAACACACGCAATAAATTGCCATTGATTTTCGTGTAATATGCCTCCATAGCATCGGCTGAGTCAACCGGCAAATCTTCTATCGTAGATTCTTTTAAAATTAAATCCGATTCTTCAGTTCCGGGCTCGCCATAATTATTAGCCGAGCACTTACGCAATTTATAATCAATAATCTGCTTTGCAGGCTTTTGACCAATAGAAAACCCCAGATCCTTTAAGATAAAATAAGGATCAACGCTATCAATTATATTTTCCAGCGTTTTAATACGCATAACTTTAACTCCTTTACTTTCTTTAGATTATGTATTTAATAGATTTTCAATTTCCAAACTAATGCTCATTGGAAGATACTCTCCAAAAGCAGTATTTAAAACTTGTTTATTAGTTTCATCATATTGGGTAAAAAATTCATCACGCCATTTTACTTCCGGTAATGTAATCTCTGAAGTTTCATCATGTCCGTCAGCAATTACAAGGGTGGTAGGAATATTAAGTTTAGATAATATAGTTTCCGGAACATTGCCGTTATTAAATTTGTCCAAACTTTCCACAGGAATGTTATACGCAAAATTTAATACATCTCCGCCTTTTTTTATAATTTCCTTTATATAATCTAAAGAAATAGCATCTTTTAATTCCACAGGCACCGATTGTTGTGCTAACTGTGCATTTGTCTTACTGTATTCAACAGGATAGCCGTAATTAGAAAAATAAGTCACATAATTAAAATACTGGCTATTTGGTAGAATGATTGATTTTGGTAAAATTAAGGTAATCATAGTTTTAAAATTAGGCAAATTTAGACTTAGCGGTTAATCGAATTTTATCAATATTATTTAAGGCATAAGGGTTATTGTAAAAAATAAAATTCGTTAGAGTTCCGTTAGTATTTTTAAAAAATAATCCGTCATTAAATGCACTTACAGTTCCTAAAGTTATGGAGGTGCTATCTAAAACTGTAGTTGCATACATGTTTGTTTCGGCTAAATTTGTTACACTGGAGGAAAAATCCCAAACGTTGCTATCATTTACTTTAGGTAAAAATTGCGCAGGCGGAATACTACATTCTAAAGAACCCGAATCCGTAGAAGTATATGATATTACTTTAATCATTACATAATCCTCCTTGGGGTTAATCCGACATAAGCTTCTTCCGGTATATCCCATAGTTTTGTATGATCACTGGGATCATAAGCTGCGACAAGTTCAACTTTAGGATTTGCCATCGCCGCGATAGGTTCATTCGTCGTCCATGTTGAAGAATCATTATTATGATACCATGCAGCTATACTGGGACTTAGCTGCCAGTAGTATTCTACGCGGGTTGTACCGTAAAATTCTCCTGTAAGATATATCCATTTATCATAAGGATAGAGCCTTAAATTCCAATTTGCTTCTGCAACGGCAGTTAAACCTATGCCAATTTTAGCAATTGAAGATGCAGTATCCGGAAGTGTAAATCCCGACAGTCTTCTAATCCAAAAAGAATATCTATATTTTAAATAACCGTTTACGTTTATAGGATAAGAGTAACTGTTTAAAAAGTTATATATCCTAAGTCCTAAACTTGTTCCAAACGCAAATTTATACCAGTTAGTTACAGGACTTTGAAATTGGGAATAGTTTATAGCATATTTAATGCAATCCGGTTTATCAGTGTCTTGACTTAGGTCTCTGTTTTCACAACACATTACCGGCCTTGAAGAATCTGCCAAAGTTGGCAACCCCCCGGATAAATAACAATAATCTGTCAATCCTGTATATGGATTTATATAACTGGCATTCGGGGTCGTTGTTAATGTTTTTAATGGAGTATCTCCGTCAGCAACTGTTCCCCTGCCTCCCATTGTTACCTGATATGCAGTGCCTGAATTAGTATAATTTACAATAGCGCCATCCCATCCGGTGTGTGGATCTCCATTTATATCATTATACTGGTAATCACATCCCGAATTTTCAGAAAAGCCGCAGTAATAACCGCAATTTCCGCCGCCCACGGCATTTATCCACATACCATAATTTTTATTAGGCAATTGGCGGTTTTCAACTTCAACTCCTGCATTATAATAAGAGGTTGTATGTGCTTGCGCAGATTTATCCAACCACGAGTTAAAACCTACATTGTCTAAATATATGAGACAATTATCTAAAGGAGGCATTACCTCATTTATATAGTCAGATACTGTATACGAAGTATTGGCATCCGACATATCAATATTTAAAATACACGGACGCGACAGCGTTACCGGAATCAGTGGTCCCTTAAATGAGGTTCCAATCCCTGGAACATAATTATACCAAGATCCTATAGCTAATTCTAACCCGCTGGAAATATTTAACGAGTCTTCTGATAGCCCTACAGCTGTTGTGATAGTCGGCACGGCAACTCCGTCAATATATATTTTTGGATTGGACGGTCTTCCTGCTCCCGATGATAGCATACTATTTAAAGTAATTACTACGGTATGCTTACCTGTAGGTAAAGGGCGTCTACTTTCAAATGCAAATCTTTGTGTTTCGGGTACCGTGTTTTTTACGGCAATCGCGCAGGATAGACAACCTCCATAATCCGTGTTATACATACACAGAAAACCATAGGGAAAATTATCAGTCCAATTATAGGCATAACTATCAAAAAAGGCTATGGACTGAGAAGCACCCGCTCCGATCCCTTCCCAACTTTCGACATCGTATGTAATACAAAATGATACCGGCAAATTAATTTCCGTTAATTGCGTCCATGTTGGCACTCTCACGAAACAGTCAGGACCTACGGTTAAGCTATTTTTTAAACAATTGTTGGGATCATATTGAGATATAAATTCTTTTGCAGATGACGCAACTCGCAAACTGGAAATTGAAGATACACTTTTTAAGGAAGCAAATGCTCCGTATTGATCGCAAGCATCATATAAAACCAGTATTTCTAAACGTTCTTCGCATTCAAATAAATGTTCAATTTTTTGTGAAGTTTTACCGATAAAAACAATATAACTTAAATCAAAATACTCATTTGATGCAGGAGTTTTGGTTAAAACAAATCTGATAAAATTAGTGGAGGTGTCTACTTTTAATAATTCTTTTGTGCCTTCTCCCTTAATGATTATGTCGAAATTGTTTACCATAGAAGAGGGAATTATTGTCTCAATATAAATTGACGGATTATTGGCATCAAATCTTAAGCAACATCCTGCAGCAGGTAATCTACTTGAATTTCCAATTCTGCTGTTTAAATAACTGTTTTCATCAATAGTTATTGTAGCAGGCAAAGTTTCTGTCACTGATCCTGCAATTGCAAGATTAGTGTCTGTTAAAAGATGGCTCCTTTTTATTCGTTGATATGTATCGCTCATTTAATAATTAACCAGCAAAGTTTTCTATAACAATATCCGCTGAATCTCCTGCATTATCAACAAAAAGATACACTGCTCCGAGATTTGGATACGTATATTTATTGTTAGTTGGGTCTGGATAAATTGGATTTAAATTGCTATATGTCGAAGACGTGCTTAAATAACATGCACCCGTATTGGATATTTTGGGAGTGATAATAACATTTCCGCCATTAGTTTTTGACGAAGCAATTAACACACCTATTTGCGCCGTAGTTGGAGCAACATTTATAGCATTATCCGTAGAAACAACTACCATTGCATCCGTAGCCGTTTTTAATTCATTAATAGCTCCAGGGATTGTTTTAGCAGTCGTTGTAAGAGTGTTATCTGTAATATTTTGTTTTAGATTTAACTCCGTCTGCGTTGCATTTGAGATAGGTTTGTTTGCATCCGAAGTATTATCCACATTTCCAAGACCCACCGCAGCTTTTGTCAGGCTAACTACAGAAATGGTGTTATTATTAATATCGATATAAGAACCTGCTATAAGTGTATCTTGTTTAGCAGTCAATTGTTCTTCTACACTTGCAGCTGTAGCGTAAGTCGAAGAGATAACATTTCCATCTCCGTCCTGTGTAGCCTTTGTTGCAGAGGCAACCGTTCCACTTATGTTACTTGCGGAGATTGTGCTATTAGCCGTTAGCGGTGTTATTGTATTGGAACCGAGTGTTACTACCCCACTTGCAATGTTTGCATCAGTTATACCATATCCCGACAAAGTGGTTGCTTTATCGGCTTTAGCGTCAGTAACTGCTTTTACGGCTGCAGCAGTTGGAAATTGTGTATCCGTCGCGGAAGTAGTTAAATTCTTTGTAACACCCGTACCCGCAAGGCCTCTTTCAGTGTTCAAAGTCAAGAGTACGCCATTAGTGAGGGTATTGCCAATATTAACGTTGTCTGATTCTCCCGCTGCAGTTGCGGCAATGTTGATTGTTCGAAAGTTTGCACTGCCCCCAATATTTACAATATTGCTTGAATTACCTGCTGTGCCTCCGATATTTAATACGTTGTCATACCCTCCATTTCCAATAGTAACTGTGGACAGGGCTTCCAAATTAACACTTTCCTGATACATTTGCAATTGATTTTGCTTTAAAACCAAAGCGTCAAACACAGATTTTGATGTAGGGATATGTACATCATCATTGGTTAGATTGCTTGCATCAATCCCTGATATTTGCGTGCCATTTAAAGTAATATCAGCTACTGTGATTGTTCCTGCATTAAAGTCCTTTGCACCGGTAATTGTCTGAACACCATTGGTTGTTAAAAAACTACTAGTATCCACATCATTTATAGCTTTCCAAGTTCCGGTACTATCATGATATCTTAATACAGGAGTCGTTTCAGAAATATCTAACCATAAATATATTAATTGTTCCAAAGATGTTGGAGCAGTGGGAGAAACAATTACAGGTCGTTTATCGTAAGTGGTAACAGGAGTACTCATTTAGTTTTAATGGAATTTATGTTTAGCTTGCCATAGGCGTAATCAGAATGCAACAAAAAACTCCGAGAGAAACCTCTCGGAGTTGTAAGAAATAATATGATTCACGTTTAAAGCATGGAAACCACAATATTAGCGCTGCTAACAGCAACACCTAAATCATAGTTTACAGTGCCACCGATCATCGAAGTAATTGAAGCGCCTGTTCCAAATATTACCTCACGATACCAAACGTTATTAGTTGCATCATATTCAAAGATCGTACGGGACTTGGCGCCACCCTCTGACGCTATTGTGTCAAATACGACTTTGCATCCGGCCAAGTTAGTAAATTCTGCTATGTCAATCGACCCTGTTTGACTCGTCGATTTAAAAGCAGTTTCACGATTTAATATGCCACCATTTGTGTTAATTGTATCTAACGTTGAGGTGGTTAGCTGTACGCGTATAGTACTACTAGCTACTGTTACAGCACTCGGATAAGTTCCAGCTTGTGTGGTAGCGCCTATGGTTACGGAACCATTGCCAGCTGTACTTTCTTCATAGTATGTTAGTGCATCTTGCTTTGCAGCCAAGCCGTCGTATACAGCTTTCGCAGAAGGCAGCTGTTGATCCGTCGAAGAAGCGTTTAGTGTGGTCTGAATGGCAGAACCTGTTACTGAGCCATTAACAGTTAACTGGTTGCCTGCTGTAAGTGTTTGCCCGCTAATCGTGGTGCCCGAAAACGTATCAGCTTGGACTGTTCCAGTAAACTGAGTAGATCCGGATGAAGCTTGATTTATATTCTGCGTCTTATTTTGCAACGCAGATATATCAGTATCAAGTTCAACCAAAGCACCTTCAACAGTGTTAGCAGTTATACCGTCTATAGTAATGCTGCTATCTTGTTTTCCAGAATTGCTAGTATTGATTTCATTAATAGCGCCAACAATTGTCTTGTTCGTGGTATCCAGATTGTCATCATAGGTATTGGTTGTAACACCCGCAATGACAGCTGCGCTTACATCACTGGCTGACTGATAACCTAAAACGCCTTTCCACGTAGCCGGTACGATATTGGATGCATCAACCTTAGCGGCGCCATCAGCAGTTGTTTTAACTGCGGTAAGAGCTGTATCTAAGGAAGTTAAAGCATCGGGGATTGTCGTTTTAGCTTCGCCTTGAATGTTAACCGATATTGTAGCATCTTGCTTGCCTGCAAGTGAGGTTTGTAAGGTTCCAATTGCCTTAGTATTATCAGCAACGTCTTTTACGAGACCGGATTTTGCATTACCGACAGTGGTTTGCAGTGCCCCTATGTTTGTGGTGTTAGTTGCAACTTCACCGTCTAATTCGTTAATAGCGCCAACAATTGTTTTAGCTTCAGTCTCCAGACTATCGTCAGTAATATTTTGCTTTAAATCTAAAGCTTCCTGTGTTGCCGTTGAAATCGGTTTATCAATGTCGGCAGTATTATCTACATTTGATAATCCTATGAAAGTCTTATCTACAGTAACGTCCCCCTTGTGCGGGGTTCCTGTATAGTCTATGATGCTGGAAACAGCATCTGCAGGGTCTATCAATACTGCTATTTTCTCTACGTAGTCTCGAAACGGTAAGTCCTTAGGGACATCTTGCCCTTTTTGGATTAACATATTTCGCATCATCTCCTTTGTCTGCATTAAATATGCAAACTTAGAAGATACGCTTCCGCATTTAGCTACCAAAGACTTTGCTTTACAATTTGTTGGTTTTAAACATTCGGACATTAAGGATTGGTCTCCTGATCGTTAGGTTGCTCGCCATTTATTTCATCCAATTCTTGGCTTACTTTACAATAACCTAAAGCCATTAATTGTTTTGCAACAGAAATGCTTCCGCAACCGCAAGATTTATTATAGTCATTCCACCCGTCGCCCCGATTAATTAAATTGCCTCCTTGAAACGCAGTAGATAAATATTTGTTGTTAACACAGTTTCCTTGAATGGGATTTGACCTTACAGTTAAGGTAAACACACGGATTTGTTCATAACCATCCGTGGTATCATCTTCCTCATTAGCATCTTCCAGAACTTTTTTAAATACACGAACTACATATGTGCCGCGTGCCAACATTAATTGTTGATGTTTGATTCTTAAATATAAATTTTCGTAATCAGCATTACTGTCATCCGTTTCGTAATAAATAATTACTTCCGTAGGATCAATTGACTCGTCGTCACTCGATGCCGCCGCTGAAGTTTTATCTAAAACAACACATTTGTTTCTGGCATCTTCTTTAGATATAAAAACCTTAAACCGCAAACTGTCAAAATCCGTTTCAGCTGCATTATAAGGGCCGTCTATGAAAATATTTAAATCCCCGTTAGGATCTGTGTACTCCTTATTGGCAGAATTTTTAGACGATGATCCATTCTCGGATGTAGAAGGATCCATAATGCCAGGTAATGCTGTTACATAACAAATTTCGTCACTGCCGCTACTCATACGTCAAGAAATGGTTATAGTTTCAGAGGGTTGAATAACATCTATTAATTTTAAATTATCTACCAATAATTGTGTATCAGATTTGATAATTTGCCAACCTCTTTCTGCAAGTTCCGGAGTTTCAAAAAATAATTCTATAGTATTATCTCTATAAAATGGCGTAATTAGTCCTTGAATATCGGACTCGTTCATGCTTTCTACAGTCTCAATGGTGGGCAAATCGGTAATATCAGGTACCGATGCAATTCTATTAAACATATCACCTTGGTTCGGATCCAAACCCGTGCCTGTTAATTGTTTAACAAATATATAACCCCCTTCAAGCATTCCCGTGCCGATGGCGGTTACTTTTATGGGATAACCGCTTATATTAGCAATCCAAGATAAGTCAGTTTGAGTTGTATCAGACTTGGTTAATGTAACGCTGGTGTTATTTGATGGGGTGCTCATTTTTTTTAGCTATTGGGTGTATACCATTTTGGATCTACCCATTGGTAATTTCCTTTATTAATTTTAAAAATTGGAATCATACCGATTGGGCATAATGAAACTCCGGCTTGTTGGATATCATTCAAAATTTTAGAAGTATTATCATACAATGATTCTAAAACCTCAATATTTATTTCTATAATTACCGCATTAGAAATAATATATTTAAAAAACCAATCAAGCTGAGTCGTTGCAGTATAATCATTTAATAAATACTGCAATTTCTCATCGGGCCAGTTTGTACCTGTTCTTAAGTCAAGAGCATAAATCAAAAACGGGTTGGTTGTAACATCTGAGGCACCGTCTATGTTAAAATATTTAAAATTATTCGTCGTGTCTGTAGATAAGTTATGTTGATTATAGTTAATATATGCGGTTGCTTTTCTATCAATAGTATATGGATTTCTATCCCATAATATTTTCCAAGAAGAACTGAGTGTATCAAATGGTAGCCCAGTGGAACGTGGCGCGCCTTCAATGTTTTCCGTTGTCCAACAAGCTCCCGGAGTATTATTTGTACGCGAAGGGTCCCACCAATAATCTTTGCCGTTGTTGTAATATACATTAATGGGATTAACAAGATAATCTCCTGGGTATAAGGTGGTGTCTTGGGAAATGTTGGTTTTGCCTTTTGTGACTATCGTATATTGTTGCGTACGCTTCAAAACTTCAGCTTGTAAAAATTCAATTTGCGGATTTTGCGCATCTTCATTTACGGAAATTTTAAAATAAACATTATTTAAAGAATCGGGATTTTGGGACGTACACATCACTAAATCTTCTGCGGAATACGGTGGCACACCTGCTATTGCATTTATAAGTTTGTAAGCGTAAAACCCATTCCCTAAATTATAGGCATTTGCAATATTTTCTGCAGTTAAATCGCATTGAAAATCTACTGCAGTTCCTCCAAACATAGCATTTAATATTTTGCCAAAATTTACCACGCTTTGATCGGAACCTTTTACATAATTGCTAGCCTGCAACGCTTCAATGCCTACAGGGATATTGCTTAAACCGATTATCGCATTATAAATAGATTTGCGATATTTATTTTGCCCTCTTACTTTGGCATTATAAATAAAACTGCCATTAATTCCGTCATATTTAAAATGCGTTAGAAAGAAATCCCAAAGCAGATTTACTCTTTCAGATTTAGTTTTGGAGGTGTCGGTAAAATCTGAAAGGGTTAAACCTGCGGATAAGGGTAATAAAAATCCGACATACTTTTCAGATTGACGAAAATGCACGCCTGCATAAAAAACATTTAAAAATGTCGTATTGCTTGTATTTTCCGTGTGATCCCAAGATTGAATGCTGAATAATTCTAAATCTTTTAATTCGGATTCATTGTCGCTGGAATCAAAGGGAATTAATAATACAACGGATTGGTTCTCAGAAAATTGTTCAGGATTGCTTAAATAAAGAGTTAATGCATCTACATTAAAGTTATATACTTTCGAAGTTTCTGCATTTAAAGCGGTATTTAAATCAACCGAATCAGCATTGTCACAGATTAAAAATTTTACATCCGACAGCTTAAAGAAATATTCCCTATTCGTCAGATATAAATTTTTATCGTCATTATAAATATTAGCCCAACTATTATTTACATCTGTAAATGCAGATAACAACATAGGCATTTTCGACATTGTTTTAGCCGCTTGCCTTGTTTTGCCTTTTAATAGTTGATGCCAAAAGCTGCCGCATTCCGCAAAGTTTATGTCAGTATTAACTGCGGAATTTCTTGCAAAGTATGCTTGTGTTGTATTGTCTCCGTCCATCGTTACACAAGTTTTTCAACAAGGTTAATATTCTCTCTTGGCAGAATCATTGAAATTGTTCTTGGTCCTGCGCCGTAAAGTTTTAAACGAAAATCTATATTTGCAGGATCAAATGTTGTCACAGCTTGGGTGGTTGTATCTCCGTCAATTTTATTTCCCGAAGAATCAAAGTAATCCTTGCTGCATCCCAACATGAGTGTTGCAGTAGGCGTAATACTTTGAACGCCAGAAGCTCCCATAGACACCATTATATCAGAAATATATGCATCTGAATAACTTAATGGATATATTAAGCTATTCATTAAATCATAAATACGTTCAATAGCTGCTTGCCTATCAAAGAATTTATTTGTTTCTTTAGAATAATTAACCGTAAAATCCGTAATATAATAATAGTAACAAGCTTTAACTTCAGTTGAAATCGCAGGATCACAAGCAGGGCTTTTTACGAAAGAATCCAGCGATTCCATTACCGGATCATATTGATAGTCGAAGCGCATCCAAATGTAACTATTCGATACAGATGTTTCAGGATCAGTTTCGGTAGTTATATAATCGCTTAAATCTGCATTTATAAATGATGCAGGGAAATTAAAATAGGTATGAAGCTGTCGTATAGTCTGATGAGGATCATCTTCGGTTTGTTCCAACTCCCAACCCGCAAAATTAAATGCCATTGTAAAATCTTTATCCGAAAAATTATAAAATTGATACGGCACATAATCCGCAATCGTTTCTCGATTTGTAGAATTAGGTAGTGTTGTCCATTCAACTGTAGCCGGATAAGTTGTGTAACTTTTACGCGCAGTGCATTGGTTTAAATTAATGCTTAGCGTGGAAGTATCAATGGTCGTAGAAGTTGAAAACGCATCGTCATCTTCACCCGCAATATTTAAATTAACGCTAGCAATGGGATAGTGATTTAATCTTATAAATGTTTTTTGCGCTGTTGTGGGCAAGTTGCTGGCATCCCCTGCGGGATTTAAATCGCTAGGTTTCGTTGTGCCGTAAAAAGTATTAACGCCGTTTTCATCCGTTGACACGTAGCATTTAAAATATTCCGAGCAAGTTGGAAGCGTAGTATCTCCCTTAACCCAAATGTCAATAGCGGGGGAATATGCATAAAACGGATTATTATCCGTGCGAACCATTTCAATGTCCCCTACTTTTGTAGGAGACACCCCTGTAATTCCTGGATATTTTTGTTCAACAAAAGATACTACGTTATTCCGCGTAGCAAAATTAGCTGAAGGTTGAATTTTTTGAAATATAGATATTAACTCGGCAAGATTCGTAGGTGATTCATAAGGCGCAATATCATATGCAGCAACAACCGATTCAACTTCATCAAAGAAAGATAAATGTTCATTAATCCCCGCTTCATCACCTGCGTTAACTTCCGCATTTGATGGACCGACAATCGGAATGTCTACAAAGTATAAATTCGGTTGAAAATTATTATCTGATTCTCCCACATTTGTTACATTTGACACCGATAAAAAGAAATAATTGCTGTCGGTATCAACTGTTCCGGTATATCCATAAGGATAAATTTTAATACTGGAATTTTTAGGGGTTACATAATTAAAGATGTAATTATCATTAAATTGTAACAACTCACCCTTGTCCATAACATAAGGATTTGTGCCGGTATTCTCAGGACCATTGTTTATAAAAGATAGTCGTGCTGTGCCGGTGGTGTTGGCGTTAACCAAACTGTCAACACCCAAACCTCGTAAAAATTCCGTAACAAAATCACAGTCACATACAGACCCATTGATAACATTTAATAAATCCATATCCGACAATACACATTCCAAGGCCGTTTCAATTTGCGCTACAATTTTTCCGAAACGCTCAATTAAAAATTTACCCACAACGGAGCTTGGCGAAAATCCAGTATCCGGAAATTCACGTATTAACAAGATGCGCATTCTGTCTTCGCATTCACGAAGTTTAGTAGCATCTACTGGGGTATTGGAAGATATGTAATCTGTTAAATTCATTTTTTTAAAATTCTGCGTTTAATTCAATCTCGCCGATTACAGTCTGGTCGTCAAACGTAAACTGCAGCGTTAATATGGCTTTATCATAGGTAAATTTATACGGTGTTACCACTAAGTCCGTAATAGAATTTACATAAGTGGTATTTACTTCAACCGTAGATTGCACTGTTGTTTGTTGGGAATTAAAATAATCAGCCAATATATTATTTAGCGAACCGATGGACTGATTTTCAAAAAACTTCGTATCCGATCCTGCGAAATTGCAAGTATGCGTTAAATAATTCGAGCTAACTAACGCATAATTCAAAGTATCTTCTTGTAAAGTCGTGCCCTCGTCTTCGTTCAACGGGTTGCTGCCTTGTCTTGTTCCTATGTTAACCATCGCATCTTGGATGGTGGCATCTTTACCATAAACCAAGTTATCGAAATCAAAAGTAATGTCTTCGGTTATATTAGGCTTAACTGCGCTGGCAAAATTTAATTTAACTCCCCCATTAAATACAGGGGAGCTTGACTCTGCAGGATTAGGAACATCACAAAGATATTTAAATTGTTGCATAGCACTCATTATCAATTAGTTACATTCATTTTTTTGTTTATTAACGATGTAGCCTGCATTAAATTGGCATTATATAACTTCTTGTCCAATCCGGCTTTATACAAAAGTTTGCGAGAAGCATATCTGCTTACGGTATCTCGCTTTAATGCAAAAGCAAATTGATATTCAATAGGATCTTTAGATGTTTCCAGTCCTTCAGCCTCCGCTCGCAATAACATTACTGCAGATGTAATATCATTATCTCCGGAAACAATTTCGCTTAAAGATTTATAAGGTTTTCCCTGTATAAAACCTAAAACGTTCTCAATTGTTGATTTTGCAAAATCGTCTATTTTCATGAGGCGTATACACTTTCTAATGCGTCGTAGTTTTCACTTATTTCTTTTGCAAATCTTTTTGCCATGCGGGATATCGTAGGCAATGATACCTTATATTTCTGGGAAATTTGCGCAGGAGATAAAACCTTTGCACCACCAAAACCCGTTAAGTGTTCAAAAACCTTTTTCTGGCGATGATCCAATCCATGATACACATAAATTTGCGCTTCTTCCAAGAAATCCGGCCCCGCAGCAGCTGTTTCATCAATGGTTGTTGCTGTATCATCATCGCTATTAACATTGGTAAATCCCTGCTGCTCACTTACTTGCTTTAAAGACTTTTTGCGAATACCCAGAATTTTTTTAATGGACATACCCGTCTCATCAGACAATTCCGTTAAATCCGGTTCTCTCCCATGCTCTTCAATAAAATCCTTTTCCGCTTGTTGCAGATTTTGAGATTCATAGATATACCTTTCCGGAATCTTAATTGGATTTCTTAAGTCTCTGGCAAGACGGGTCATTTTGCGAAGCTGTGAAGAGACATAGGTGGGTAAACTAACTTTATATCCGGGATCAAACTCTTTGACGGCTTTTGCAGTAATCAACTTAGCCTTAGCTTCTAATAAGGGATCACCGCTGGCGTTGTTTGAAGCCAAAGAATAATTTATTGTATCTCCAAGACTATGTATAACTTGATTTAAATTAGATACATTGGGATTTTGCCGGTAATTTCTATAAGCCTCTTCATACGTTAATTTTTGATTGTCATTTACAAATGAGTCCGGATTTCTATCCATCTCGGATAGAAGTTCCATATCATCATTTAGATCTTCATTAACAACCTTTACATTGTCTTGATCATAATCATTGTATCTGGCTGTTTCTGAAGATGAAAAATGAGGATCCCATACCGGACGGGTTCCTGCTGTTTCAAAATATGAAGTGTCTTTAGGCATTAACTTTTAACTATGAACCCAAGCAAAAATTTAAGAAAAAAGCAAGCCTTTTAAGCGTTATCTACCACAACATTTGCGGACACTCTTTCCCCAAGTGCTATGTTTTGTAGATTTTGCCCACTTGGATTTAAATGCAGCCACAGTTTTAGGCTTATCCATTAGTGTTTTAGGTTTTGCAAATAAAGAATGTTCGGCAATAGTAGATATTGCAGCTTTAACTTCTGTTGGCACAAAAGCGCCTTTAGATGCATCAAACGCAAATTTAGGTTGATATTTTTGACTAAGTTTCGACATAAGAAGGATTTTTTAAAATTTCTTTTAATTGCGCAACAATAATATTATTGTATTTGCGCTTTACGGCATTTTTAGCACAAGAAGTACATCCGGACTTTAGATTGTTTATTTCTGTTAAATAGCTATCTAATATAGAAGCTGCTTTCGTGTCTAACAAATTTTCTGCTTTATAAAAAGACAATGCCCCTTGGTTAATGCAATTTATAAGAATATCTAAAAGATCTTTAACTAATGACGCTGCTTGTTCGGAGTAAAAAAATGGTAACAATTGAAATAAAATTTTTCTATTTACTTTCCCTTTGATACAAGTGGGACATTCCTTTTGATCAGGATGTTCAACTTTCCATTGTTCCTCTTCTTTTTGTAATAATTTTTTTAAATCGTTTAAAATTAAATTCTTAATATTATCCGGATATGTCTGAAGTTCCTTTTCGGTAGTCGCAGACAAAACTTTAAACATATCTTTACATAAAAAGCTTACAAGTTCTGCAGGTATTTCATCGATTATTTGCGGACTTTTACCTATCATTTGGTTGTTTACAGTCTTAGGTTTTACTGTAATAGGAAGATTGATTGGTTTTTGTCCGGAGGAGACCGCAGAAGAAATCTTTTCTTTAAAAGCTTTATCGTCAACCAATATAACCAATTCATTATTTAACAAAGCTATAGAAAAATTTAAATCTTCTTTAGTGGATCTTAATTTTACGCTTACTTTCATTTTTGGCTATTCTCCTTGCAACTTGTCCGTAAAATTAAAAAGCATATGAACCAAAATAGGTTGAGAGCAAATAAAACCTAATAGGACAACTACATTCGAAATATTACCTGACAAAATAAAGGCAATCAGATTAGTCCAAAACACAATGTGATAACATAAACAAAACCTGCAAGTTAAAAGCTCTCCCCAAAAATCTCCAAGACGAGTCTGCGCCCAGCCCAGCCCGCTTTCATCTCCCTCCCAATCAGCCCTAGACCAAGTTAAAGGGTTGTTTTCAGTTATATTAAACTGTTCTTCTGTTGGAGTTTGCCAAAATTTAATGTCTTTCTTTTTTAATCCACATTTTTTTAAAAGAAAAAATACTAAAGACGGCAAGCTGCTTTTAAACCATGTGTATAAGATTGAAGCAGATGCAAACAATGTTATAACATAAAGAAATATTATATCCTGCATTTTAGACCTCCAATTTTTCTATTAAATTTAAATATTTACGTTTTATACTATTTAAAGCACACGATGTACAACCCTTGCCACGCTTTGCATTTGCCTGTTCATCCAGCATCATTTTTGCTAAAGTTTTTGATTTCTCATAAAATAAATTATTAGATATTTCTTCTGCACTTTCAATTTTTGCAAAATTTAAAATATCGATAATTTTCCGTGCATAAGGCTCACCATCTTTTGAGTTTAAAATAAATTCCCTGCAAATATCCGAGTAAATACGGTCTATTGAGAATTTTCTATCCAAGTTTAAAGTTTTTAATTCTTGTTTGGTTTTTAAGATTTCCGACAAATCAATTTTTTTTAATAAATCCGGAAGACAGCTTAAATTCGAATTATCAAATAACCATTCTGTTGCTGTTAAAATAGCGTTATTTAAGAGTTTGGGTAATATGGTATCAAACTTAAAATTAAATAACAGGTTGTTTTTTGATAAGTCTTCTATCGTATACCATTTAGAATCTAAAGGCTTTTGGCTTTCGTTATCAAAAAGATAAATATTTAATGTGTCTCCTTTAAATATAACCTCTGATGGATTTATTTCTTTGTTGTTTAAATATATTTGTAATTTCATTTTACAAACGGGGGTTCCGAGCAATAAGCTATCCGTGATTGCAAATCCGACAGCAATTTACTCCTTTGTTCTACGTTAAGGTTATTTAAAAATAATAAAGTAAACAAAAGCAAGATTTTTTCCGACTTAGGAGCTTGTTTACTATTAGTCAAAATCGGTATAAATGACAATAAGTCTAAAATTGTAGTATTTAACAAACACTGATGTATATCCCCGAACGCAAGTGCTATTTCCGCTATATCATTTGGGGAAATCTCCTGCCAATCCGTTGCAAGATTTCCAATGACATTCGATGTATTGTATACATACTTCAATTCTTTATCTTTTAATAAATCAGCCGTGTTTGACGCAATTGCAGATAACTTGTTGGTAAAGGTTAAAAGTTTTAACTGAGATATAAACTTTTTATATTTATTTTGAAAATATTCTGCGGTTTCTCTTGATATGGGTAACTTAATATATTGAAAAGTATATGGAAGCAAAAGCTTTAGGGTAAAGCATGAAAAATTTATTTTTCTCTTATCGTTGTCAAACAATATATTGATTATATTGTCCGGAAACAATGTCGTGACCAATTCTCTTTCAGTTTTTATATATGTGGGATATCCATCTGTAACAACTTGAAATTTTTTCCAAATCTCTTCGATGTTTGTATTAGGAAAACTAATCATCAAAGACTCTGGCAAATTAACAGGTCGTAATTTTGCAATATAAGAAATAGGTGTAGGTATTTTAAAGCTAAACATTTTAAGAGTAATCTCCAGATATTTGATATTGTACGTCGCACCATCCCCCACCATAATCCACACCACATTCTCCGGGCATGGTGGAGCCGTCGGGGAAGGTTACTGTCATACCCCTGGTAAGGGTTTTTGTAGCACTGAAAGTCAGACTTGGAATATTATTTTGAGCGGGTAGCGTCCATGTTGAAGTATCACCTGTTGTTCCGGACTCCGCTCCGGACCAATTCGGTTCCAGTCCTGCGGTCAAAACGGGAGTGGTTGTTTGTCCATAATTATAAGTTAACACACGTTGCCGTTGTCCGTTTAAGGATATCATGGAATTTGAATAATACACTGAACCGCCTGATGTTGTACATCTTATTTGTATTGAAGTGGTGTCGGGATTATAACCAACTCCTGAAAGTCCCTGCTCACAATATTGCGAACAATCCATGCTCCCTGTAAGAGTCCGTAAATTATATGACTTGATGGGAGAATGCGATGAGGCGTGCACCCACTCCACCTGTGCACATGGGGTGTAACGAAAATCATATTCATTTTCCCATGTAAGACGTCCATTGATTTGAACAGGCCTTTTACCACTTATAATAACGGTTTTATAACTTAGCCCGTAAGGAACTCGTTGACCTCCACCGCCCCCTCCACCGCCTCCGGGTTTATTATTATTGCTTCCACCAGAGCCGGTTAATTGGGTGATTTTATCATCTTCAAGATTGGGATTACCTGTAACTGTACCGTCATACCATTCGCTAGATGATAAGGCTTGTTGCAATTCTTTTTTCCATTTTCCAAGCAAAAATGGCACTCGGATGGTTGCACCAAATTCTCCACCGGTAGATTCTGTATAACCTATGCATTCCTCTGAATCTTGAAAAAATTCTTTTACAGGTTCATAAAACGAATCCTGCTGAATTTGCAATCGACAATAATTAGAAGGCGTAACTTCTGTTACTGTGCAAGGCGTGTAGGAAACGCTCGGTTCGCCTGCACCACACAGACAACCTTCAATAGGATCGTAGCTACATCCGTGAGCTGGGATTGAAATTTCCGCACAGCACTCCTCTAACTCCGATGACGTTACAGTGGGTTGACAGGTCTGACCATTTGGAGCATTACACTGCGCTTGAATATTTAGTGTAGCTAAATTTTTGGCAAAAATGATACCTGCAAAATTATCATTATACATACCTCCTGGATAAGAATAACCATTACAAACGCTAACATTTACTGACGCACAATTCATTAAGGCATTTTTTACTTCAGGCTGTTTGATAAATTCTTCAGGAATATCCGTATTAGGAAACACAGTAGGATCATCCATATTCACAACGCAAGAATATGATGTTGATGAATCAGAATAGTAAACATTACAACCGGCAAAGTTTGGGTTGTCAGGCACTTCACTCTCTGGTAGTTCTTCCTGTAATGTATTCCAACACTCTTGAATAGCATCAAATAAAGCGCCGCTAACAATTAAATTGTCACGCATTACTGCAGAATTTAATAAAAATTGCACATAGGACGGACGTATTACAACTAAAGTTTTTAAATCCCCCGAAGGATTAGTCCAATCAGGTATAGAAAACATGGTGTGTTTAGACCAAAGTTCATTGTCTTTCCAAATTACTTCGCCTGATGGAGAGGTATAAGTATTAATATCCTCACAACATATATCTGTTGCTTCTGTATTTTCCTGCCATAAGGAACAAAGAGCTGGTTCTACAACTTTGTAGGAGTTGCTTTCCTCCGCAGGAGATAAGGTAGCTAAAACATTATAATGCCATTGAAATACTTCATTGAATGCTTCCAAATCACGTTGAGATGGTCCAAAGGTCACTGTTATAGCGGTATCAAATCTGTATACGCAACAATCAAACACGATAGGACCGCTATCAGGATCATTTGGATTAACGGCGGTTGTACAAAAAATATCTGAAACGCAGGGTTGTCCATTAGTTTGATCAATCTTATTTTCTATTGAAGTTATATCTTTAAAACCTTCCGCCAATTTTTGCTGGGCTTCATCAAAGGATCTTCCAAGCCGTGCAAATGCGGCAGCCGTGATTGCCGAAAGCGCGTTACCAGAAGGTCTGCCGTTTGAATCTTTATCACGACTGAGACTAATTGAGTTGCCTCTCATGGGAAAATTTTGGTTTTGTGTCCCTCCGGACATTTTTACGGGAAACCAATAATCAGGCAAATCCTCATAAAACGGCATATTACTAAAACTATTACCTGTATGAGGTACTATTGTCCAACTTCCTTTACCGTTTTCCTCTGTCAGCATCCAAAAACAACTTAAATCGGCATTAATTCTTATGGTCCGTCGCAAAACCTCATCCTTAGTATATGTTGTAAATGTTGTTTCACCCGTTTCGCTATCTATGACCGCTTCCGGTTGTTGAATAGTGATCGTTGCACATTGGCATCCAGTATCCCCTGGAATAAATGTGATTCCGTTACAATAATATAAGATATTTTGTAAAGTCTGTCCCAAAGTGCCGCTTAATCGTACTGTTGCAGTTCCCTCCCATGTGCTTACCACTGTGAATTGTAATGAAGATAAAGACTCATTGGAAATACCCAAAAAAGTTTCACCGGTGTCCACCTGACTTAGCACATAAACCCTTCCCTCGCTGGCGGAAGCCATGGGGATGGTGATGGGATTAATTATCGTTTTCTTCCTGATAACCTGAAACGCAGGGGAACGGTTTAAAACATTAACTTGAGAAATCTCCCCTTCTTCAGGCAGATTCACATCGGAGTTAAACAGCCCAATGTCCGTAATTCTTTGAATATAATCTTCCCAACTTATGCAAGCCATATTCCAACTACAAATTATCGGGGATAAAAACGCAATATTGATTTTCACACTGACTTGAGCATTCGCCATCAAGAGTTATAGATAAAGACGAACCTCCCCCACCTCCCATCCAGTCTGCACACATACAAACCGCCATGGCATTATGAGCGGTAACAGCTTGTCTGTCCGCATTTGTAGGTGTATCCGCAAAATAAGTATTTGCCGGAATTTCCGGAGGTTGGATATTGTTGTCGAATTGAACACAAGATCCAATTTTTACTGAACAATCTTCCTCATGAATTAGTATATTGCCATATAAACAACTAACACCTGAACGTGCCTGCTCAACCGCACGCTCATTTACCATGGCTTGAAGTTCTTGTGGTGAATAAGGTGCGCCGTCATCCACATTATTTTGATACAATTCAATAAACGACTTAGCAAGAATGGAAAAAGATGTTATTCCCATGCCTTCGTCTGCGAGTCTTACCTCAATTGGCTGATACAATGCTTCAGGATCCGTTACATTTGTAAACGGATAACCTTCGGAGACAACGTAATTAATTTCACAACTGCCTTCGGTTGTTGTAGTAAATTCATATTTGGACGATAGTGGGCTGTCAGCATTATGTGAACAAGCGGATAAAGCATAAGCATTTGTACCTGTACCTCCCGTGGGATAATTCACCACTCCCATGGGATAGCATTGCCAAGGATCATTATTAATTGTGACTGTGGGATCATTTCCGACTTTTTGATCACTGGGGTAGTCATGTTCCCACAAATAAACACCATCGGGATAATATGTTTGCCGGTTTGCAATACCTGCATCGGATAAATAATCCGATACACTCATTGCCAGTTTTAAATCTTTCGTGGGCACATTGGTGTTTACAGCTTTTGCAACAAGTAAATTATTGGCATGATTGGTTATATAAAACCTAAAAAACGTAGTATCCTCTGTAACTGTATCAGTTGTGCGAAATATAATTGCATCTCCCGCATTATCCGAAGCAGCTTCCGCTGTGGCGCGATCACAATAAACAGTTACTGTGTTATTATAAATACCGCAATTATAGGATGTATAAGATTCTTTTCTATTTTCAACCTGTCCGGAAATCGAATTATAAATTAAAGTTGCATTACTATCGGTTAAGTCAAAGTTTAGGTTATAAGCATGTGAACCTGAATCAACCGTAGATGTTAAATTCATATTCGAGGTTGGTTCAGATACGACAAATATATTTTCATCAATGGTAGAATTGATATCGTCTACTACCATTGCGTTATATCCTACAGGACACACAATATCTAACCCTATATTTCCATAATTACATGTAGAAGAACTTGTTAATACGGCAACTGCTTGAGAGTTAACTTGAGCAATTAACTTAGCAACCAATTCTTTTAATTTTTCATTAATGTTAGCTGTGCTGCCATAAGTGGCTAAATCCCAAGCGCGAGTATCAGAAACATAAAATTGGCTATAAAACGCGGAAAGATTTTTTACAAAGCTGCTAGTTTCCACGGTCTGCATTTCGCCATCAACATTTTGCACCAAATTATCCATGTTTACATTTGCAGGCATTTCTCCGCATACCACAGTATACTGTTCGTTACCGTAAGTGCATGAAAGGCCGCTTATCGCCCTGGAGAATAATTGGGATCTTAATGATTCATCATAATTTGTAAAATTATTTGAGACTAAAACAATACTTCCGTCTGTTGCATTTACCCCAACATCTTCAGTATTAAAATCAACAACAATATCATCCTTAATGACGGTGGAAGATCTTGTATTGACAATAAGTGCCGTTACATCTGTTTCCGTGCCGTCTGATAGCTGTTGTTCCGGACACTTTAATGTATATCCTCGATTAGATAAACCACAGGTTAATTGAGATATCGCTTGTGTCTTGGCTAAATTGGTTAATTCAAATCTAACCTGATCTTTTTGAGCTTCAGTGGCATTCCTAAGAGTACGTATATATGCGCCAGCAGGGATAACAACTTCCGCATCAGGATTATTTATGAAGGTATAGTATGCGTTATTTTCAGATAAGTTACTGTATTCCACAAAAACATCTGCGCAATTTAATCTTACTTCATAATTTTGAGCCACGAAAATATCATCTTTAATGATATTTATTTCGGGCGTAGCATCAGGAACAACGAGACCTGTATCGTCTAAGATGCACGGATCGTAAGGGGTAGGATTGCACAAATTGTTTTTGTGTAATTTACGGAAATCCTCGATAATTTTTTTAACTTTGGATCTTGGATAAACACATGTAGCAGGAGTAGGCGTTTCCGCTTCGCAAGCTTCTAACGCTTCCGTTCTTCCGGCCAAAGGCGTTAAACCCTTTAATAGTTTATTATTGTTGGATTTTAAATTTAAATCCGAATTATTTAAATTGCCGTCTGGATTTACGTTAAAACTTCTTGCCATTTATTTTACTGATTAAACAACATTCAGCCAAACCCAGCCTACAGATAATGTCAATATTAAATCTCTACGCGAGTAAAACCTAACTCTGTGCTAAGGGATCCTGTAGAAAGGTTATGGGTTACAGTAGACAAAATGCCTTGTAAGATTTTACCCCCACCTTCAGCATTAACCTGAACAAAATCGCCGATATTTGCGTCAATATTTGATTGAAATGGGCAAGTTATGCCGGCAACCGAAGTACCAAATTTATATTTAAAAAATGATTGTTTGGCTAAATAAGTTAAAGCTTGATTGCTTGATTTAGCATTTTTACTTATTTGTTTTTGTGCCTTATCCGCCGTTTCAATTGTTTGACTGGGATTTCTTCCGACATTTAATTTATTTGCAGGTTTATTTGGACTTACATCTTGGCCAACCGAAAACCAACGTGGCGCTTGAATATTATATACTTTACCTAGTTTAGTTTCCGCTTTTTCCGGATAACTACCTGAAATCCATGCGGAATAGTTTTCCGCAATTTCATGTTGTGTAAATACCAATGGAGATTCTGCAACAACTAAAGTTGGAGGCAAATCATTGCCTAAAGCTCGTCCTATGGCTAATTTTGCGGTGGAAATTGGAACCGAAATGGTTTGCATGTCGCTACCTTCATAATCCCAATTTTTTAAAATTCCTATTTCTCCAGTTTTATGGTTGGGAATATACCAAAGTAAAAATTCTGAAGTAATATAATTTAATAATTTGGAAAATACACCACCCCCAATTTCAAACATGTTATGCGCCAATGTATTATAAATTGCCCGATTAACCGTGTCGTTAATTTCTGCTTTACCATTTAATACACGAGTGGTGTCGTCGCTTTCCCGTAAAAATTGCCGAACGTATCTAAAAAAGGAATTGTTAATAGCCTTTTGTGAATTAACTGCAACTTTCGTGCCCTCGGTCAATCCCTCTTCCCTAAATCTATATTTATCTTTGGCGTTTTCTAAAAGTTTTAATAATTTATTGGCAACAGACAAATTATTCCCACCTTTATCTTGCAACTGATATACCCAAAAATGATCTTGGGCTTTTGAGCCTTTATAATCGCTAGCAGTTTTAAACATAACATTCGCTGTATCCACATACTTCATATAAACAGAAGGATCTACCAAATCCGCCAAAATATCTGGACTTGTAGCTGTAATAGTTGCCATTAAACCACCAGAGGTCGCCGCCACAACATCACAAGACGTAATAATTAACCTGTTATAATTTAAAGTACCGCTTTCGCCATCAGACATACTTAGCTGCAAATCTCCTTCAGATGGATCTTCAAAGATTTTAGCCTGCATCTCTTTGGCTAAATTCATTATGTCATCTGTAGTAAGAATACCACCATCTGTGTCGCCTGAGCATACTGTAGCATTTACTGTAATAGGGCGATTTAACATACAAGATACCTGAGCGGATACGCATTTATATCCATTTACGGTAACAGTAGGCTTACGAAGAATGTCTGCCATGACTAATCAGATATGTAAAATTTAGTTTGCATCGCAACCGATAAAAGCAGCCAGCATAATTTTTCTTCATAAGTGTCAGCTGCAATATAATCGGAATAATAACCTACATCAGATAAAACCTTATGCAAAGATTTAGAATTTAAACTATCTAAAATCTGTTTGGGTGTTTTATAGCTATTATTAATAGTGCCGTTTGAAGGAAAGGACAATAAAGATGGAATATAAGTTTTGTTTTGCCAATTTAAGGGATCCAATTTTTCTTCTATCCAAGGAAATGCATTTATGTATGCAATGCATAACCGATTATAAAAATCATTATTTAAATCCAATCCATCAAAAATAATCCTTAGATCAGTACCTTCTGCAGGCAATTTGGAGTTATTTAAAACAACTCCATCATCCATAAATTCATTTGTAGAAATATTGTGAAAAAATACGTTAATCATAATAACTAATCCAGGCTAATACCATCTAAGCTAAAACTTAAAATATTAAATTTATCGTCTACACCTTGAATAGCATAATTCTGCAATAAAAATTTATGTGTTCCGCCTCCGATAGTTGATAATGTAATAGGTTTACCGCTTTGCGAAAATCGATTTGTGTTATAATAATTTTGAATTATAGATTCAGAAGAAGCGGGTGAAGTCACAGGTCCTAACAAAGCTATCCCCTCTACCACAGTTCTTCCAAATGATTTACCTGTAGCAGATGCCACGCGAATATCATTAAAACATAAATTTAATGCAATATTATCAGAGCCGTTTGTTGTAGCTCTGGTAATAAAAAATCCTCGCCCTGAAATAGAAGGATTAAGCTGATAATAGGGGCTTCCTCCAGCTTTATATATTAGGTAGTAGCATCCTTTAGTGCCAAAAAAACTCGTTGCCATAAGTATACTTAAGTTTGTGCAGGTGTTTTTACACCCGAAGCTTCTTCTTTCTCTTTACCGTTTAAATTATTTTCCGATTGCGGAGGTTTGTTTCCTTTAAATTCGTTATAAATGGTGTTCATAAGATCCACTATAGTTTGCAAGGCTGCAACTATGGGGTTGTTTTCTTTTTCCTCTTTCTTATTCTTTTCTTCATCTAATTTCTTTTTTGTTTCTTCATCTACAGACCAAGCATTGCCATACCTATCCATATAATAGTCTTTGTTATCTTCGCCTGTAATCTTTACATAGTCTTTATCTTTTAAAGCTTTTGACTCAAATAACTTATCCAATTTTTCTTGCGTCATGCCGGTATTTGCCAAAGCTTCATCATAATTCTCCATGGTCATAATTTGACCTTCACCACCGTTAAGCTTTTTTACGGCATCTTGCATCTTTGTAAAATCATCCGAAGATAAAATATCAATTTTAGAAATCTTTTTAGCCCCAACTGCATTCATTAAAGCTTCCGTACGTTCACGCCCTTGTTTTTGCTGAGTTCTAAGACGCGCCCATGCTGCAATGTTATTGCCAACTCCAGGCATAGACGCTTCCATTAAATCTAAGTCTGCTTCACTATAATTGCCTGATTTAATTCTTTCATAAGCATCCAATATCTCTTGTCTATTTTTCTCCCCAAAGTCTCCTGCAAAATAACGCACAGATTCATCCATTTGGGATAGTACCATAGCCCCTTTAGCTTCTCTTGCAGCGGCCCCAAAAAAGCCTTTATCCGCCATACTTGCCAACTTTGCAGGATCTTGTGAACCGTGCTTGACAACACCTTGATAAAATTGATTAAATTTGGCGTAATTGGCACCTAAAATTGATTTTAAATTATCATCTGTAAGGTTCCCACTTGCCATTAAGTCACTCAAACGCTGTGACTGCTCTTCGGTTAGCAAGCCCCTTGACTTCATCATATTTAAAGTCACAGCTTGAGCATTTAATGAAATACCTCCGGACTGAGCGTCTACTGCGGCCATTTGTGCATTGGTTTTATTTGCTTCAGCCCCAGCATTATATTCTTTGCCCTTTCCTTGCATTTCTTTAGCCACAGAGAAAGCAGCTGCTGTAGATTGACGTGCATAGGCGGCAGCTGTTGTTGCATCATAACCTGCAGCCATCATTGTTTGGATTTGACCATTAGCATGAGTTATAGCTGATTGAATTTCAGCCATGTCTAATCCTTCTGCAACTAATTGAGAAATATAATCTTTAAAACGAGATGCAGCCTCTTCAAATTGTTTTCCTTTACCACCACCTAATACTGACACTTGATTTAAAATAGCATAAACATCGTCTCCCATGCCTAAAATATTTTTTCCTATGGACAACATTTCCATGGCAGACGACATAAGCTTTTCCGACTCGCCGCCCATGCCTTTAGCATCCGTAATTTGCGCTTGTCCAATGGCGCCGGATTGGTTTAGCCAATTGGCCGCCAAAAACGCATGTGATTGATTCATACCTTTTTTAAAAGGAGAATTGCTATCTGCAAATCCTTGCCAAAAGTCCTGTATATTAGCACCGGCTATTAAGGTATTTACTTCCCTCATGGGAGAGTTAAGCATCCCGAAATTACGCCTACCTATTGCTCCCGCTACTTCCTGTGCAATACGTACGTCTGAAGATCCAGTTAATTTTGCAAGAAACGGATTCATAGACATTAAATTGCCAATTGAAGATAACGTTGGTGAATTTGATAACCCTGATATTCTTCCCAACATCCCAGGCATACCTCTTGATGAATTGTCGGAAACTGCACCATTAATCGCATTACGTATGGCATCGGAAGCTACTTGACTAATGCCCGTGGTAATAGAGGGATCGCTAAAATAGTTGGAAACAAGACCAAATATATTACGCACTAACCCATCAAAATCAAAGCTTTCCAAAGCTGATGTAGTGGATGTGCTGGAATTGTCTGAAGAAGAGCTAGGCATTTTAATCTGTTGGTTTTTTCATTTTTACAAGGCCTGCTTTGTCTAAAGCATCATATAATTTAAGCATTTCATCGATTTCTGCAATGCCAGTCAATCCCAAACGCTTAGCCACTGCATCTATACGCTTATTTTGTTTTAATGCTTCAGTATTATGTGTTTTCAAATTAAATAATGTATCAAGTTTTTTATTAATATTAAGCAAATTCTGTTTCGCTTGCAACTCTCCTGTGCTGTTAACCAAGTGGTGTACATCAATATCAATACCCACTTGAGTAGACTGCGTGTTAAATTGCCTTGTAAGCGCTTTAAAAATTATTGCATCTCTAACGTTTGAATGCCTACATATTGTTTCCGGTTTAAAATAACCCCCTAAATAAAGCGTAAGCCAAATTCGATATTTAGGGGTTTTTAAAAATCCTCATTAACAAAAAATTCCGCTAGAAGTTGTTCCTTTTTCTCAAAAACACAAGCGGCATTTACTATTAATGACCAAAATTGTTGCCCTAACTTACTTAATTGATCAATTCTGGCAGAAATTATGTCAGTAAATTCTTCATAAGATATTATATCTGTTAAATTTATGGGAAGTTTTTTCTTAAAAAAATCAACATTATTTACCTGATGTAAAATTATTGCTACATTAGTTTTAAAAATAAAAATGCACATTTCATCAGGAGTCATAGATTTGCCTTTTTCTGATAAAAGCGCCTCTTTTATAAATTTAGCGATGTATTCTTGCTCATAAACAAACTTCGACCTAAATGTAAAAGAAATATTTTTAAGCTTGGCATAAGTTACGTCTAAAAAGATAGGTTGTTCACTTAAAATGCAAGTTATATACTTATCTTTTTCTGCATCAGTTATAATAACCTTATCTAATTGCTTCTTAAGTTTTTCAGAATACAAAGCACTAAAATTAAATGCAGCATCCTGCTCAACTTTCACTCTGTTAATAGTCTGAGATTCCGCGTCTTGTTCATCTTTTAAGATTGCGGCTATATCGCCTTTATTAAATTTTACAGTATCAATAAAGTCTTTCGCAACTTCTTTATCCAACTGAATACTCTTTGTATTTTCATCAATTTCAGTAACTTTATATTTCTCTTTAGAAGCTTCTTTTTGCTGAGTGATATAATTTATAACATCCTCATCAGTTATTGTTGGAGTTTCCGTCTTATTTGTTTCGTTATTGTTTTCCATTTTTATATAAAATTTTCAGGGTTATATTGTTTTAAAGAATAGCTTGTTTTCTCAATTTCATTGTTATTTGTCAATAGAGATTCTCCTTTATCTGCGCACGGTTCATTTAAATCTGTATTGCTTGGGGAATAAGTATTTACATTGACGTTGTTTCCAGGATACGGGGTCTTGCGCGTCGCAACAGAAATATCATCAGTAAGATCTGACATATTAAAAGATTGATAATTATTTGAACTGTCATTATTAATTTTTTGATAGGTCAAAGGCTCAAATAACTTATCATTTTTATCATCAATTTGAGTATTATAATACATTGTATCTCTATATTCAAACTGCGCATTATAAGTGCTAAACCAACCGTTTGTTGGATTGAAATATACGTATTCGTTCATTTGGTTTATATCTGCAGCATCTGACTCCCCTGTGGTTTCAAACCCCGCACCGCTTGGATAATTGGCGTCGTTTTGATCGTAATTAACCAACGTTTCTTGTTCAGAACCCATCACAATTGCAGGTTTACGTTGTTGCGTATAAATAGACTTAGCATAAAATACATTAGCCATAGTTTTAAACGCATTTAACTTTAATGTGCTATTTATTACACTTAAAGCATTACCTATAACAAACTGTCCTATGCCTGCCATCAGATTAAACAAAACATACTTACACCTATTAGCATAATAATATGCATCTTCAAATAACGTACCATTAGTCCTTAAACTAATACCAGCACCATCTTCTTTATTACTTCCGCCATGTGATGTTGTCAAAATAATCCCATTACCGTTAGCATTTTTTAACCTCTTTAAATATTCTTCGTCATCGCTATCTTGCGCTTGCTGCTCTTGGTCTTTGGTCATGGTGGATTCGATAATTACCGCTCCTTTTGAGCATAACATTTCAAGCCAAGTTCTCGCCTTTAATAAAATACCCTTAAACATAGCAGACAACTCAATGTTATTTCCGGCATTTACAATAACATCACGTCCGGCAGTTATATTGACATTTTCCGCAGCAGTTAAATTAATTGAACGTGCAGCGCTAATATTAACATGGCCTGCAGTCATGTGCACTGCGCTGCCATAAGCATCATATAACACAATCGAACCGTCCTTAAAGATACGTATTGTTGCATAGGCCTGCAACATCTTCGTAAATTGAGTATGATAATTGCCACCCCCATTTTGCTCTTGGAAATTTCTATCCTTACAATAAGGATTAGGTTCGGGAGATTCCACCTCACTTGGAATATTAAAAACATTAGCTGCATAAAAACCTGCTAATGCATAATAATTGCTTAACCATTTAGTATAATCGGCGAGCTTATAAGAAGTTTCATATAATTCTTCTCCTTCCAAAGGCGTCCAAACTTCATAAGCATTTAGTTGCTCATTTGTAGCCGCCTGTATTGCTTCCAGTCTATCATTTGCAACCGGAACAGGTATACGCACAGTCTTTTCAAAGACAATATCGCTGATAGACTGCATAACCACTGATCCGTCTTGGTTGACATGGAAATTATAGCGACCGGCTTTAAATTGATTAGCTTCATTTTCCGAAACTAAATTTTTACCGGGATCAGTTATATAAGTATGTATAAAATTACCTATTTTACCTATATACTTGGTAAATCTCCATTTAGCGTCCCAAAGAAAATTGCTTTCATCATCAGGATCTACATTTAAATTATCTTTTTCCCCTATTTCAAATCCATCAAGGGGTTCGCCTTCCGCATCTGATCCTAATGCTTCATATTCGTTAGAAGTTCCCTGCCATAAAACATTTAAACCTCCTCCTGAATTAATAATTTTAAAATCACCAAAAGAAGTTAAATGTTCAAAATTTCGACTTAAAATCCTAACCAAATCATCCAGAATATAAGCTTCAATCATAGCTAATTCCGAACCTTTAAGTCTGCAAAGATTGTATAAAAATTCCACCCCTGCGCCTGTTTTGGTGACATATGCAGATTCTCCATCAACTAAATTCGTTGGGTATGTTCCTGTAGTACGCAAGACTCCTTCTTTATTATTTTCATCACGCTGCTCAAATGCTATACCTGAATAAGAAGATTTATCTGAACCGATGTAATTTGTACCAGACAAAGTTGGATCAATTTTCTGCGTTGCAGAAGGTAAAAATCCAATAACAAAATTATTTTGCACGTTATTTTTATCCGGACATGACAGAACAACAACTTCCGTATTTTTTTCAGGAAATGCCATACCGGAAAGCCCCATCATTTGGGTAAACATATTCACAATAATGGTAGCCTTCGTAGTGTTTCCTTGATCATCTATAACATAAACTGTATTTTGTTCGGGTGTCACACCCTGTACTTTGGCATTAAACAAATGTACATTTGGATAAAGTTTGGAAAAAATGCTTCTATTTTCTGGTGTACTCATGAAATTAGCGGATATTTATATATACAAAACAACCTTTGAGAAAAATCTCAAAGGTTGCAAACCTTTTTATAGGTTTTATTTAAACATAGGGTAAAACAACGGGAAGAAAGGAGGAAACACCCAAAAAACCCCTATGTTTTTAAATAACATCCAAGCTACCTGCTATAAAATCTGCTGTCTGCGTTATTTGTAACTGTCCGGCTTGTAAAGAGAAAGAAAGACTTTGTAGTATAGCTCCTGTAAACTTAGCCGTAGCTCTGCTCGTAATCTTCGGATCACACTCAAGTTCGCTGCCAAGATTAACATTGATATTGCGAAGTGTACCACAAGCGGCGCCAGCTGCAATGTCAGCAAAGGGCGAGAAAAATCCTTCTTTGCTTACCAGAGCTGTGCAACTAAATTGAGCTGAGGGATTACCCATAACCAAATATACTGCAGATGAACCTACTTCGTATACCGGCTGCACTTGGTGTTGGGTTGAACCTTGGAAACTTTGCACCAGCGCAATGTGACCGTTGCCTAAATCTATCGCAGCATTCCTTGAAGCAATGATTTCTCCGGTCTTAACATTGGTATTATAACCTAAAACGTTTGTAACTGCCATTATAAAACTCCTAAATTAAAGTCCCAAATATGTATTAAGAGAAATCTTTAACACATTTAAGGAAGTTGCAACATAATAATCTCCGGAAAGATTTACTCTATCGGCAAACTGGCTATCTCGCACCGCAGTTATTGAATCCAAATCTACATCAACAATCATTGGACCAATGCGGCGTTCCTCCACCGAAGAACCTTCCTGGGTTAATGAAAGCAAATAATCGCCTAAACGGTTTTCCAGTTCCTGCAGTAAACTGCGGGTTATGTTTCGTCTTCCTGGGTAATCTCTGAATAAATCTTTTACACCATAATTAACATTATAGACAATATCTCGAATGTTATCTTCATAGTATAACACACCGTGAGACGAATCCGTAGTTAACTGATGGCGGACATAGGGTACTGTTCTATCATCATCTTGAGCGATAATCCAAACGCCGTTTGCAGCGACATTGTTTAATTGCGTATCCGTCCAAGAAGCATACGCTGCAGGCACCGAAGAAATCCATGATATTTCCATCCTTGACATGCCTTGCTGTGGAAGCAGATTAGCTCGCATACATGCTATACCGGCGGCAATATATTTATTTGCCAAAGGTACTTCTTTAGTAGTACCGTCATCTGCGGTCATAAGATAATAAGCGCCGGGAGACCAAACGTTTACTACACCATTATAAGCCCAGTTGGTGCTTCGACTAATAGCTTCTGCTCCTTGGTCATCTGTAGTAGCTGTTGAAGCGTAAAGGCCGCGCCATCTTTGCACATCAGGCTGTGAAGCTTGAATTACATAAGACTTAGCTGAATTTAACACGCTTAAAGTATCCGTATCACACCATAGATTCATAAATAAATCCGTACGGGATAATTTATTAAACGAGGCGTTATAAGCCGCTAATTCAGCCGCTGCTTGATCTGAATCTAAAGTTTGGAATGTCCAATCAATAGCGTCTACATAAAATCCGTTTCCTTCCCCTGCAGTGTACCCCAAAGTTGCTGCAAATGCTAAACTATTAAAGTCATCAGCCGAAGGATCACTATCTACTAACCCGAGATAAGTCGTAATATCCGAGGGTGAATTGATTGCTTGAATGGAAATGGGGTTGCTTGCATTATTAAAATTAACATTAAAAGCAAGTTTAGGTAGACTAATATAAACATCAGGACGATTTTCTTCCTCTCCAAGTTTTGTTATAGTTAAACTAATAACACCATTTGTACCTTTGCTTGCTGTAATCCAAGTGTGTGCAACGGGACTCTCATTGGCATCTACATATTGAATTTGATTTGTATCTACAAACTGTTGTAAGAAATCTGAAACTGGCGTAAAATTGGATAACGGAAGCGTAATAGATTCCTCCTCTTCACCTAATTCTGCAACAGTTAACTCGGTAACGGGAACCATCTGCGCTAAGAAATTTTTAGTCGTAAATGACGGTCTGCACACGCCAACTAAGCAGGCAGAATTACGATCCGCTGTCCCATCCGAAACTACCTCTCTGTTGTTGTAAATCAACATCTGAGGTTTATGTTCTGAATAATTCTGAATCATAGCGTAAATAAACGTTTATTTATTTTTTAATATTTAAATTCAACAGCAATTTTCTTAAAAAAGCAATATTTTTGTTATTTAGATTTTTTGTTGTTGACTTTGTTTTCAAAATTTTCTTTACTTCAAATATATTATGAAACTAACATTAAAATTTAAGCTCAAATATGACCCAGATATTATTAAAACAATGTCTGCTTATATATTAGCTTTAAATTATGTTAGTTCAAAAGAATTCAATTTAAATTCGAAAGTTACTAATCCCGTAGAACTTAGTAAAAAATATTACTCTACTATACGGGATCAATTCGGTTTACCAGCACAGCATACGTGTTCTATATTTCGTGATATTGCTGCTGTATATAAAGCATCTAGGACTAAAAAACATAAACTTAAGAATCCTATATACTTTAAACGTCCGTTCTTTTCTGTTGTTCGTAATAGAAGTTTTTCTTTTGACCCTAATAAACTAATAGTTAAAATAACAACCAACAACGGACGAAAAAGCTTCGATATAAAGATTTCAGATTACCACAGACGTTATATTAATGATTCTATATCCTATTGTGATAGTACAGTTTCTCAAGATCGAAAAGGAAGAATATATCTTAATCTTACAATAGATATACCTGAAACTGAAGTTAGTACTAACGGGAATACCATGGGTATTGATATAGGTTTAACAAAATTTGCCACATGCTGTGCAAACAATGGAAAAACCCTTGTCATCAATGGTGGATCAATAAAAGATAAACGAATTAAATTTTTGAATTTACGCAAACGTTTACAGCATAAAGGCACTCTATCCGCTAAAAGACTTTTAAGAAAACTTAGTGGAAGAGAGAACCGTTGGATGCGTAATGTAAACTTTTGTGCAATTAAAGCTATCATTGATTTCGCTAAGGAAAATAATGTTAGCTATATAGGAATTGAAGACCTAAATAATATTAGAAACGCATCGAAAAAGATTTCTAAAAATCTTAGAAGATCGATAAATTCCTGGGCATTTTATCAGTTTAAAGAGATACTTTGCTACAAGACAAAAATGAATGGTATAAGTGTCGTTCAAGTAGACCCCAGATTTACCTCTCAAGCATGCTCCAAATGTGGTTATGTTGATAGGGAAAATAGAAAGTCACAAAAATGCTTTAAGTGTCTATCTTGTGGTTACACTCATAATGCAGACATAAATGCCGCTTCTAATATTGAATTATTAACAAGGATAATTCGGTCTAACGAGTTATCCAGGGGTGATATCAACCACCCAGACGCAAAAGATGTTGACTCTAAAGGTCTATTTAGACAATTGCGGACGAGTCTTACTTGCAAACTCACTAGCTTGTCTAGTGAGTAGTTGATTAATGCGCATTAAGCTCAATAGCAAGCTTTCTAAGTCTTGCAGATTCAATTCTTGTTCTCCAAGCGGCCTCCCAATTTAATTGCAAAGTAAAATCCGAACGAAACATCTTTTTATTTTGTTCAGAATTAATAGCCCTGGGAGTGGATATTTTTAAAGGCAAATATTTTTTAAGCCTTAATAAATTATATAAAATTTCCGTTAATCCGGTAAAATGCGCAGCGCATAATTGGGACATAACTGCACAATCTCCTAAAGTCGTTGCATAAGAAGAAAATGATACAGTTGTTGTGGCGTTTAACCCCATCATATAACCGGAGTTATCCTCAAACATTCTTGTTCTGTTTGCAAGGGTGCCAATGTCTGACAAACTAATGTCGCCTACAGATACAATAATTTTAGGATTCTGAGTGCTGCCTAAATATTCAAGTTTAGCTGCATCATCTAAATAATTATAATCCGAAGTAATATCAATAATGGTTTTATTTTTGCCATCCGGATCAAGCACATAGTCACTATAAGTATAGTCAAACTTATTGGCAGTATCTTCTAGGTATGTTTTAAAATTCTCTTTATCGGAAAAAAATATTTTTGTTAACATTAAAAATATTCGTCTTAAATTTAAAATATCCAAATTAGGAAAACATCCTAATTCTTTATTTAAGACTTCTAATTCAAATGTTGATGTTGTTTTATCTTTTGGAGTTCCCATAATTACTGGTCTAAACAAGGTTTAATATTGGAAATATCAAATTTATATTCCGGTTGATTTCTGGGAACAAGACGCATTACTCCATTAAATTTATAAGGCACTTTTCCCATAAAATAAAATTCTTCAGTATATCCTTCAAATAAATATCTATCGTCGGTTGTTTTATTCACAATTAAATCTCCAACGATTAATTTCGGGTAATAAATTCCCGTTATACTCACAGTTACAGGATCCAATGTCCCTTGGCCATTCTGGTCATCAATGTGCTCATGCTTTACACTGTTAATAACCAATTTGGTTTTAATGGGATTACTATATCCGCCTTCATATAATTTTCCCAAAGACACATCATCCGTTATTAATCCTAATTGATCCCCACCTAAAATATCAATATTTAAGGATATGTCTTCCTCGTTTGGATTTATCACTCTTCCTCTATTACCTTTAGGCCTGCATATATAAAAGTCATTATAATCCGTAGATAATAAATCTGATTTTATCATCTGTCTTAAAGATGCAAATTGTTCAGATGTCAAAGTATTGTAAATCCCTACAGGCGGAGATGTATCAATTTCTTGGCCCTTAGATTTATCATATAAAGCGCATTTATAATGCCAATTAAAAGTCTGATTTCGATTTTTAAAATTTATATCAACAGATGTACGGGAATTATTTATGTTTACTACAGCGCTTCCCTTATCTCTATTTAAATATACAGGCTGACCCGAAGATATATCGGTAATCATACCTGTTTCCGGATCGACTGCAACCTCCGTTAATTTAAACCAATCGGTATAACCGTCCCTTGACTTATAAACATTAATTCCAAATTTTGTAAAGTCATAGTATTCTGCGCATAAAGCCCAAACAATACGACAAATATTTTTACCGTAAGCTGGCAAAACTTGCACAGATTTAAATGCGCACTTGCATGACATAGATCAGCCTATAGCTCCCCAAGCTCTTGAAACATTAGCTGCACGTTTATAATTTTTTACCATTTCAATAAATTCAATTTTAAATTCATTTGCAGCATTCTTAGAAAATTCAATTAAAGGTTGATATATATCAGTCTGCACTCCGCCTGCACTTGACTTAATATATTTGCGTTCAAGCCAAAGGCGTTTGCTTAATAGTGCTTGCCAACAAGCACCTACCTTAAACATATAAGATGTGCCCATAGTTCTATAATCAACCGTTATAGTCTGTGGAGGATAAGCATTAAAAGCTTCTACGGCACGACGCATTGCATCCATTAAATCAAAATCCGAAAACCAAAAATCATCTGTTGTAATTGCAGTATCCGTAGGTTCTGCGTCAGCCAGCATCAGTCGTATATCTTCCAGCTGAACTTCATTTGTAAATGGAATAGGAGGAGTTGTTATCCCGTCAGTTTTACTGCAGGGAGAACAAGGGCAATTGGGTGAATTATTTTCAGTAGAGTTAGACATTATTTCTAATAATGCGTGAACTACCATTAGACTGAGGATCTAATGGCTTCAGGAACCAATTGTTCCTTCTTTTTAGACACTTCATTGCTTATGCCATTCATTGAAAATTCAGTGATTGGTCTTATTTTAGCTCCATGTCTGTAATCGTCTGTTCCAGACGATGACTGCTTTAAAATAGTTAGTCCTCTATTTTTTATTCAACTAAGCTAAAGACTTAGTGGTTTTTAATTTTTTTATAAATCCCCGCAAGAATTATCTTGCAGGGATTTAAGTTTAAAGAACGTTGTAACGGTAGCGATTAGCCCCCAGTCTTAGTACCTGCAGCAACCGAGAGGTAAGGCCTGATCTGCGGGTAGGCATTCATTGTGGCTTGGGCGCTGTACAGCACAATCTTTGCAACGCCGGAAGTATTGGCAATAAGCATACCTATAACTTCCTCAGCGCAGCAGGATATCCGATCCTTTTCACGCTTTACGTACATCACCGGCTTGTACAGCTCTGCACACTTACCGAGATAGTCTTCTTCAGTGTAGGCCATTATAACGTTGTCAGGAACAATGTCGGTCTTGAAGGTGGAGATCCACTTCATGCCGTAAACATTCTTACCGTCGAACGCTTTAGCGCCTTCTTCGAAAACCTTGCTGGTAAGATCAACGCCGAACTGTTGGAAGTTGTTCTTCTGACCGTTGACAAGAGCGCTGAAGGTAACCTTGTTGATAAGGTTGACACCATGATTCAGGCTGTGCTTGGTGAAGATATTAGTGATTTCATTCATCACTAACGGCTCCATACCGCCAGCAAACGTATACGTGCCATTGTTCTGAGCGGCAACGCTGTCGGAGAGGTTGTACCAAACGAGGTCTTCGGTCTTAACCATGTTCTTTAGACCAGTATCCATTATGACCTTACGAAGATCAAACGGATAAGTATCAAGCGTTACACGGTTCTTTTGGAACTCAGGTGTAGCAATCTTGAAGAAGGTCATCGGAGCCTTGTCTGCCCTATAGTACTGAGTGTGCGTGCCTTGGTCAAAGGGAAGCACAGCAGCAGGATAGTTTGTAGGCTCTATGTAGAACATTGCAACCGGATAGTCGGTATTGAACATTGGGACAAGACGCTTATCGCCCGAACCATTGAGAACTTCAAAATGGCAAATCTGACGGGTCCAACCCTTTTCAAAAACCTGTTTACGGATGGTCGAAGTACCGGCTGAAGAAGCCATCTTTATAGTGCCTTCCGAGCAGCTGCCAAGCTCTTGAGCAAGCCTGTCATTTAAAGCGTCTCCGGATACTCCATTTAAACTTAACTCTATATTCTTATAGTCGTCCATATAATCTAAATCCTTTTATCTTATTGTTTAACTATGCCGTTGGCTTATGATTCCACGCAGTCTCAAACTGAAGAACGGTTCGAGTGTCAGATGATTCCGTCCAAACCACAGGTCCACCAATAATCGCTTCAAAGCCACGATCATTCGAAACCTTTACAGGGTTTTGCCAGCTATCGCCAGAAACATTAACAACACCAGCAGTTACATAACCGATGATGTCATCAGTTGTGGCAGCAGGAGCAACAACATAAGTGCCTCCATTTCTTGGAGCATTACCAACAGGCTGTGTACCTGCAGCTGTTTTAACTGTTAAAGGCATACCAGAAGTATAAACCTTTGTAACATCATAGAACGGAGTTTGCAGCTCAAATTTATCCAGTGTGGAAACCGCCATATTCTTGCCAGAGCCATCCCATTCATCGGAATCCTGGAATGCAAAGTACACAGGAGTACCCGCTACAGGAGTGGTAGTCCAGCGCCATTCAGCATCAACCAGAGTTCCGCCATCAGCAACAACCAGAGTGCCTTTAGCAGAGCTAGCAGGAGCTACAGGTGCAGTTGTATAATTTACCTGAGTGTCAGTAGGCGTGCCCGTAGCATTGTCAATAACCATATGAGCAGCCGAAGTCACCCAAAGAGGCTGTCCACTATAATATGAAACACCCTCTGCATTTGGTAAAGCACGGGTCAGCTTACTTACGTCTGTAAGACGGCTGCCGGTGTTTACATTTAACTTGCGCGTAGTGCGCTTATAGAAGCCGATATTACCAGCCATATTTTATATTCCTTGTGTTAGTATTAACTAAAATTTTGTCTTTCAAATTCCGCTATTTCCTCTAGCACTGCAGCGGGAATATTGGAATGCTTTGTCGTATCAATGGACGCAGTTTTGGTAGAAGCAACGAAAGAACCGTTCGTTAAAACATCCTCCGTTGGCAGCATATCCGCTACTTGATTTAAAACAGTAAACGCAAGCTTAGGATTTGCGCGTAAAGCAGCAATGTTAGAATCAACATCGTCCACGTCAACTACGTTAGCTTTTGCTAACTTATTAACAATTTCCGCTAATAAAGTTTCATCGACATCAAGACTTGCTTGCTTCCTTAAATTATTAAGCTCATTAATTTGAGATTTTAAATCTAAGTTTTCCGCACTAGCTTTTTTAATTGTTTCTTCTAGTTCCAGAATTTTAGCCTTTTGTGTCGCTACAAGTTTCATAGCATCAACAACAGCAGACTGAGCTTCACTGGCAAGCTTGGTTAATTCAGAAATGTTGCTATTTTGGATAATGTCGTCCATTGAATTTTTAATTATGTATTTATATTAACCTAATTTTTTAAAAATGTGCAAGATAAATATTAAATATCTTGCACATTTTTTTGTGAACTGCCATTAGACTGAAAATCTGATGGCTTCAAGATCGTTATGATCTATCTTTTTAGACACTTCATTGCTTATGCTTTTTAAATCATTATTAGATTTATTAAGTCTTATTTTAGCTCCATGTCTGTAATCGTCTGTTCCGGACGATGACTGTTTTAAAATAGTTAGTCCTCTATTTAAACTTACTTTACAATTTCCGAAGCTTCTTTGATAGACTCTTCAATGATTTCTTTTTCATCAAAATCATCTTCGTCGTCATCATCGTCTTCGTCATCATCTTCCTTGTCGTCGTCCTTATTTTCAATTACTTGAACTTCTTTTTCTTTACAAGGAACATCAGCACTGTTTTCTGCAGCAGCCGTTTCAATTACAGCCTTGATCTTTTCAGCAAGATCCGGATCCAGTTCGCCCGCAGTAACAGCTAAATCAATTTCAGCAGCTACATCTGCGGGAGAAAGCATGACCTCAGCAGAACCTTCCTCAGCTACTTTGGTAGCATAAGCAAGCTTAATATATTTTTCCGCTATTGAACGCACCTTCTCAGAAGCCTGTTTTTCAACGGGCTCAGCAACTGTCTGATCTGCAACTGCTGTGTCTGCAGGTGTAGCTGCGGCAGCTGGAACTTCGGGAGCGGGTGCTGCACCTTCGCCACCCATTATGCTAAGCATAATAGCTTCTGCAACTTTGGGATCAACCAGTCCTTGCTGAATAGCCTGTTCAAGGAACATTTGCGCTTCTTCAGGTGAAAGCTCCTCGTTATTGTCAGTTTGAGCAGCTTGAACAGCCATTTGTGCTAACATCTGTGCTTGTTCGGGAGTTATTTCATTACTGGCAATCATTTCATCAAGTGCCGTACCAAAGGCATCAAGACCTTCCACGGTAGGATCAGCACCTTCAACTGCAGCTGTATCATTAATGGCTTGAGCATCCGCAGCACCTTGAGCATAAGCGTATTTCAGAGCTTCATTATCCCCAAACTGTTCCATATTTTGACGATGGATTTCTTGCGCACGCAGGTACTTTGATGCAATCTTAAATTGTTTCTTCTGTTCCTTTTCGGGAAGCTTGCGTATTGCGGAAAGGATGCCTAAACTTGCATGCTTAACCATTTCAGCTTCACGCTGTGTGGCGAATTTCAGTTCTTCTAAAGCCTGCACTTGTTCGGAAGCATATTTTATTTCATTCAGCGTAGCCAGCTGCATTTGCTTGCCCTTTTCTGAATCAATGGCGTGCTGCAAAGCAATACGTCCTTCCTCGGTTTCAGTAAGCACATGAGCAACCTTGGACATAATGTCATAGCTCATAACTATATTCTTAACTAAATCGTCTTCGGAAGAAGCCGCAGTTTTTTCAGCAGGCTGCGCCTGTTTAGGTTGAACCTTCGCAAAGTCTAAAAGTTTCTTAGTCACATTAGCCGCCTTTGCAACTACGTTCTTTTCTTCCTCCTCTAAACCTGTGCCGCCGTTTTCCGGCTTCACTTCAGCGGGCTGAGCAGCGTTGGTTTCCTTTGGCTCCAGTTGTTCCTTTGGATTAACTCCGCCGATAGGCTCAACTGTAGATTTCGGACAAGGTTCTTGAGGCTGAGTTTCATCCGGATCTTTTGGTTCATTAGATTCGGAAGCAAATTTAGAAGCCTGGTTAAGCTTATCCATTAGTGCTTTGAGATTTTCTCTCTTAATAGAATTTTGTCTCATGAGTTTATTCTAATTTGATTGTTAATCTTTAAGTTTAATTAAAAAGAAAAATAAAACTTGTTTAATTGTTTATATTTAATCGCTAAATCGCAAGACAATTCTGCGATATTGCGTCTACATAAACGATCTCCGGTAAATTATTTTTAAAATGATATGTAGCCATATCATGCAAAGCCGCAACTTTATAAAATGCATACGTAAATGCTAATTGCTTGGCAACTATTAAATCATCTTTTGAAAGCTCTATATTTGGATTAAACGATGCCGTTTTAATTTTAAAAAACTTTCCGCAATCTTCTTTTTGAATATTTTCATCAGGAACATGTTGAGTTATTGTGATTTGAATTATTCTCGGTTGCTTTTTCTCCTCTTTATAAGAAAGCTGATCTTCAATTCCGTCCATGATTTTTTGCACAGGATCAGTATTATTTAGATCATACATCGCTTCTATGGGATCACCCGCTTCAAATAATTCATCCACGCCATCTCCGCAAGGTAAGACATCTCCGCTTTCAATAAGATTTTTCACTTCTGAAAATACTGTAGGAACAATTGCTATTTCCGCATATTTAACAATTTTATTCTTATGATCTTCCGAAGCAAACTTAGGATTGCCTTCAAAAATTAAATCTACAAAAGGTTTAAATGAAAGCACGCTGGCACGCTTTTGCAGTTCAAAAAATAAAGTTTCAGGACGTAAATTCCTCAATTCCGATATATCATCTTTAGATAAAGTATAACTTTTGTCAAAGTTTACATATTTAGCGTTTTTAATGTATGCAACCCTGGGATCGTTCGCTTTATCACTTGAAGAATTAATATCTATAAATTCTTTTTCGATTGAGGCTAATTTCTCTAATATTTTAGCTTTATCTTCGCTTGCAAAATATGAAGTTAAATCGCCCTTCGTGCGTATAATATCCGAACCAAATTTTAATAAGTCATAGCCCATCATTTCCGGCAATAATGCGGAAGGTACACAAGCATCATTTTCGCATGCCGATTTTAAAATGCCGTCTTTAACTGCGTCATTAAATCTGTATTCCAAATAGTCGGCAATGCGGTCCGCAGGTTTTGCCACTATGGATAAATCAAAGAAAGTTGGCGTATCATTATGAACATAAGCCCATTTATTTATCGGTTTGCCATTCCATTCTTCTATATACTTACCAGGAAATCTTTTCATCCATGGTTCATATTCGGACGGGTTCTTGGAAAGCTTGCCAGAGATATTGTCTCTATCACAAGAGACGCTTGCGCCCATGCTTGAACTTAAAGGCTTCCCTGCTAATGCGGCTTCATATTCAGCTGCAGCTTTCTTAATATTCGCCCATGCTACGACCTCAATGCGATGCATATCTTTATTATATGCAGCCGCCTTGATGATACCTATGCGATTTTTAGGCGAAGAAGAATTATGTTCTCTAAATAAATTCGCATTGGTTTCAAAAGTTTTATAATATTTTTCATTAGCTTTTTTTGGAAAACCATCTGCGTTTTTATTAAAACCATAAGTCTCATCATCGCCAATAGCCGTTATATGAATTAAAAAATGATCTTTATCCGGCTTGCAATCTTCTAAAAGCTGCCTTGATATGGCACTTGAAGAAGCCTTTTTAATATTAGAGTAAAAATTAGTATCTCTAATTACGGATACCATCACTCCATCCAACGAGGAAAATAACTCGGAATTAGAATCTGGATAAATTAGTTTTTTCATTTTTTTTAATCTCCAAATAGATCAGAAACCCAATCCACTGCTTTGTAACCTGCAGCTCCTCCGATACCCAATGCGGCCAAAGATGGAGCCCTTTTTACTGCAGAATTAAGTGTCTTGCCTGCTCTTCCAAGAATACTATTTACAATTTTTTCTGCAGCTGGAGATTTTGATATAGAAATCTTAGGTACATTCTCTAAAGATTTGATACCTGATTCAAAAGGGTACTCATACCTAAAGTTTTTCACGAACGCATCTTCTAGCTTATCTTTAGCTTTCAATCCAAGCATACCTCCTAATGTAGTACCTGTACCTTTAAAAAAATTTCCCCAATTGAAAATTTGTTCAGATAAAGACGGACTGCTCAAATTTTTTACTAAAGATTCAACTTTTTCTCCAGTTATATCTTTTCCTTTATCTAATAACTTGCCTGTTGCGACATAAGACTCAGGAGATGTTTTGCCAATTATTGAGGCTCCAATTAATCCAGCAGAGCCTAATGCAGCTGTAAGTGTGGGAAGCAAAGTTGCACGAATAATTCGGCGCCTTCTTGCGGCAGGACTTTCTCCTACTCGTTTTTTGCTACCTGCTATATATGCTGCTGCTCCGCCTGTGCCTAAAGTTGCTACTAAGGCAGGAATTAAATATCTTCCCAAAGCCTGCTTAACATTGGTTGTTAACTCAGGATTTTGCGTAATAGTGTCAATAAAATTAGCCATAATTTACTTATTATTGTTATTACCGTCTACTTTCATCTTATTTAAGATGCTTACAGTATTTAAATCCATACCTCCGGTTTCGACTCCCTGTCGTAAGAACGTTTTTAAAACAGTCTTATTTCTTACCAAATCAGGGTAATAGTCTTTAGCTGCTTGATAAATGTCAGCCAGTTCCCTGCGTTGATGATGATTTAATTTAGACAACACAGGATCAGTAGTCATTAAATCATTAAAAAATTCTTCTGATTTAACTTTATTAATTTCATCTACCAAAGCTCCTTCAGTCTTATTCACAACAGGTTTACTATTTTTCAAAGACTGATAAAGAAATTTATAAGGGGCCATACCTATATCCTTAGCTATTGTAGCAGCTTCAGCCAGATCTATTGGAGGAACATTACTACCTCCTGAAGAACCTGTGGGGAATAAATTTGACCAATTAACTCTAGCTGAACCTCTTGTGGTATCTTGGGGTATGGAAGTTTTTGCCTTAACCAGGTCATTTGGCTTAAATACCGCAGGATATTTTATTTTAAAAGCATCTTTTTTTTCCTTAGAATCGTCATAAGATTTAATAGGCTTGCCATTTAAAATAAAATTAGGCGTATACTCGGCATCTTTACCTGCAGAATCGTTGTCACCGTCATTTGTTTCTTGATTTAAAATTTTTTCTTTCGCAGCTAAAATTTCACTCACATAACCATCTGGTACCACAGCACTTTTTGATAATTCTTCTAATACATCATATGGAACTGTACGTACAAATTCTTCCCAATCAGGATCACCAATATCCGGAATTGCAAGGTATATCTGCCCTGTATCTTGATCGATGTCTATATATCCATTATCATTCAACCATTTCTCATAAAGAGTTTTGGGTTTAGGTTTAGATTTTGGACCAGGACCAGGGTCAGTTGTGGCAGCAGACTTATAAAAATCTCTCGAGATGGCTTCATTTACCACTTCGAGATTTAAGCAATTAGTATAATAATCATATAAATCGTCTGAGATATCATAATTATGATCCGGCGCCAAATGGCTGGCTCTTTTAAAGCGTACACCCCAGACTGGTTTTGTTTCATCATCGTTTTGTAATACATACTCACCTAAACCATAAACTGTATGTAAAACGTTTGCTAACTTGACAGCTGCTTTATCAAAATCTTCGGAATATATATTGTATAAATCTTTAGTATCTTGAACAATTTCATAAAATTCTTTATCCCTTTTGGTATTTGAGGGGTTAAAGAATTTGGCAAACTTATGTTCAATGCCGGATAAATTAAAATTTAATTCCTCAGCAAGATCTAAATAATCCTGCTCAGTATAAGATTGTCCCTCTTTGTTATTGGCAAACTTATTTGCCACCTCTGCATCAAAAAATATTTCAGCTTGATCTGTAAAAGCCTTATCTGCATCACTTGGGATATGCTGAAATTCCGATTCAAATAACTCGGAAATATTTCCTTCCTGAATATTATTGGAATGATCGGCAGCAACCTTTTTAATATCCTGCACTTCAACGGTAAAGTAATAATCATTATCTTTGGAGATATCCGACATGTTGACAATATTCGGCATAGATTGCTTGGCGTATTTATCAAGCAAAGCTTCTGTATCTATCGTACTAAAAGAACGACCCCGTTCCGAAGCTTCTTTGGCGGTCGCATAAACACTTTGTGTCTTTAATGTATTTATAGCTTTGGCAATAGCGCCAAGCATTTCAGGCGCCATTTTTCTTTCGCTTGCAAATCGTAACAGTTCTCCCTCGGGATCCGATGACTGTTGCATAGCAGGAATTAATTGTTTAACGCTTTCAATGACGCTATTCCTATCAAGTATCTTGTCCATGTACTAAAAAATATTTTTTAAAATCGTAACTTATATTCAATGCAGAAACTTTATCAAAGGCAACTGAAAAATCAACTATTCTTTAGCATTTTCGTATTTAGCTATCTCCATTTCCGTTATAGCATCCAATTTTTGTTGAATTTCTGGGCCTTTTATATCCTTTATGGCATCCCATATTGATTCTCCAAGCGAACTTAATCCTTCAGCATCAGATTCCATAGTCTCCGCTCCGCCCTGTTTAGCGGCAATAAGCAGACCTTTAGCCGAAGAAATACCATTATGACGCTGGTTGATATAGCCATTCTTCACTAAGAAATGCGCATTAGCCATTATTGCAGATTCCAACTGTGTGGCTGAAACCGCTGAAGATTTTTCATTTAATACGCTATTGGCCATTTTTAATCCTGCAAAATATGCTGCATCCTCAATTCCATTATTATATGCTGAGCGTAGAATTAATTGCCCGAAGGATTCCGTCTTTACATAATCATCTTGTAATTCTACCATACGGGTTTGAGGATACACATGGTTTGCTATAAACAAAGCTTCATGCTTACGGTCTTTAATATTATAAAATAATTGTTCATAGCATCTTAAAGCATCTTCGCTAATTCCTGTTATGCCTGCAATCTTGCTAAAAGATTCATCTGTTATCAAAAATGCTTTAATAGTTTCTTCCATATTTCTGCTGGAAGGATGATGCAATCCAAGCGCAAATATTACAGAATCATTATTAACATCTCCAAACTTTTCAAAAAAATATAAATCCCGTAAATAAGGTTCATTTACCGTAGCAGGTAATCGAATATTATCTTTAATTAAAGCTTTAATAAATTTATACCCAAAGGACAAATCCTTATATGCGCACATAAATTTATTTACCGCTGTAACTTGCTGCGTATAATTTAATACTTCTCTAAAATAAGAAGAAGTGTCCGGCAAATAACTTATTAAATCTCTAATCCTTTCAAATGTCATTGTTTCTATTAAGAAAAAAGCTTGCCAAACAAAATGGCAAGCTTTTAAAACTTAAATATGTATATTTTTAAACTTTATTGGTAGTATTTGTAGATACACCGGAAGTCTTTTGTATTAAATCTAATGTTAATTCTGATAGCTGTTTAAAGCATGCTGAAACAGAATTTTCCAATCCTTTAATATCATCACTGCCGTAGTATTTCACAAAGTTTTGCGGGCTTATTACTATTAAGAACAACAGCCTCGCAAGCTTATCCATGCCATCCCTTAACGAAGGTAAAAAGTCATTGATGTACATTTGTGCATCTGAAACCTGGGATAACACGCTAACAATGCCATGCTCAAATACGCTGCGTTGTCCGCTGCGTTCCGCAAACTCTGCCAACATGTTCGGAGTGGCTGTTTGTAAGAAATCATTGGGGTCTTCCCTTGATACTCCTTCGGTTGATTTTGCTACCCCCATCATGGTTGGTGTCATCATATCACCATATCGTGGAGCAGGCGGAGCATAAGAAGTTTCATCCGTCATCAAAGCGCGAGTTTCCGGAATCTCATACGGAATATTTAAATCGGAATCAAACCCTTCAAAAAAGTCCGGATCAGGATTTAAAATTATCCTGTCTGCAAACTTCTTGAATAGGAATTTATAATCCTCACCGCGTTTTTGGTTATCATTTGCATGCTTAATTATATAATCAGCAGTTTCTTCGGAAATATTTACATTCCCCATAAGCAACGCCATAGCACCCATTACATTTACGTTTGCAAATTTAAATCCTGCTATGTTTAAGTTATAACTGCCGTCGCCATTGTAATTGACATACCCATGTCCTACGCTGGAATGTTTAACCAAAGTATTGGCATATAGATTTGCCCAGTTCCCCGGAACCCATTCGGCTTGAATTATATCAATGCGATAATCCTTTTTCTTAAATGAAAAAGCATCATCAATTTTAAATTCAGCCTTCATCTTTTTAGCCAAATCAATTGTTTCAGTAGGCAACTCTATCCAACGTATACTTGGCTGAAACACCTTTAAATCATACATTGGATATTGAGCTGAAGGATTTACTTGAATAATTTCATCCGTTCCTTGAACCAAAGCTTCCCAAGGCTTAAACTTATCATAACCTTGAATTGGATAAACTTTTACGGTGTATCCCTTAGGATCATCAGCATTATCTTTTACTTCTCCAACATAAAAAGCCTCATCTGATATATAGCAATATTCAGGATCCCAAATGCCGTAAATTTTTCCAACTTCGGGTTTTTCTTTTAACACCTTGGTTAAATCTTCCTCTCGTTTATCCGAATCCTTTTCCTCTATCGCTAAAATATTTCTAAAGTTACCTACTACAGGATCGTGTACGCCTGGAGCTTTAACATTTTCATCCTCTTGATTATATAATTCTTCGGGACTATTAATGTCATAATACTGAATTATTCCTTTGCGTTCCGGATCTATCGAAACTAAAAGGGCCGGAGTTTTACCATAATCTGAGTTACCAACGATGGCAACGCACCTAACCGTAGACCCATCGGTAGTTAAAATGTCATAAACAGACGGCGCATTAGTAGAAATACCTGCCCAATTCTGATCCGGATCTGCGTCATAGATGATATTAAGCTGATCTTCATCTCGGTTATCCTCAAATGAATAACCATTGGCGATTTGTTCAGCAGCAGTCTTAACGGTATTTTTATTAAATATGCCTTTATGCAGAATTAATAAATCTTTCTTTGGGTTCTCAGCAGCATGTTTAACATTTTGTTTTGCCTCGGATAAAACATCCATAGGAATATAATCCTGCTCATCGCAAAGACCTACCACATTATTGGCAAATTCTCTATCCGTTTTTAAAGCATCGGATAATTTATTCCAAGCATTTATACCCGCAGATTTTAAAAACACATGCAGCGGGCTATAATCTGAATCAGGGGAATTAACAAATGTTTCAAAAACATCATCGTACATGTCCGAAAAAGAACCATATTCTTTTTCGTCTACGGATAGATTTAAATCCGAAGCAAACTTCTTTAATGAAGATGTCTTATACAACGGTGTGGCAATGCGCATCATCTCAATATCTTGCCTGCCTTGATTGGCCTCCGCCATATCAACTGGCAGCCCGTCCGCATCCTCTTCATAAAGACCTATAAAATAATCACACCATTCAGGGCTGAGATAAACAAACTTTTTCTCCTCTACATTATATAAGAACTCCGTGCCTTTTATCTGGCCATTAACGTAGAATACAGGCGCATAAAATATATGTTTGTTAACTCTAAACACATATATGCCTACCATTTTTGTAAACGAGTCATTCGTTTTTACAATCTCGAAACCTAAATAGTAGTCATTCGTAAAAAAAGGCGAGGCTTTGTCTTCCATTACCGTAGAAGACGCCCTGTAAAAAGCTATTTCAGCATCTGTTTCTTTTAAAGCTGAGGAAGCAGCCTTTTTAAAATCATAGTTCTTTAGTGAAAGCATGGTGTATAATAAATTTTGATTGAAACAATTTTACGTGATTTTCAAATATTAAATCAATCTTAAATTATAACTGGTTTGCAATATCTTTTGAAAATCTGTCTATATCTTCTGTAAATTTCGGGTCGCTGGATCTTCCTATGGCTGTTCTTAAGGCTTTAGCTTTGCCCTTTTGACCTTGAGATTCTAATATGGATACCTTTTTATTTAGATCTTCCAACACATTATTTTTCTTTCCATAGTCACTTAATATGTTTTTCAAGAAATCTTTATTGTTATTCATTAAAGAATCATACTCTCCAGATTCCCTATCTTCCGAAGTTATGTTAGCATCGTAGTTGCTTGAATTAACCGTGGTATCCTTTTCATCAATATTTGTTTGATCTGCTTGATTCGTTATTGATTCAGTTAATTGGTTTTTAATCCAATCAGGACTTGCAGCAAATTTTTTAAAATTAGAAATATTAAACATATTAAACCGCTTGGACATTAGAGTTTACAGGGTTGAGTTTTGCTTGTTGCTGTGCTATGTAAGCTGATACTTCGGGATTTACTTGAACATTTTTATAACGATTATTTAGTTGATCCAACCGTTGAGAGTTTATTTGATAAAATTCAGCACGTTGACGAGGATCATTTAAGTCATATTGTGAAGCAGCAGCATATTCTCCCAACATTTGATTACCAAGATTACTTTTATTTCTTATGTAATCTTGCGCCTCATTTCTTTGACGATTCATAAAAGTGCTATATGCCCATTCTTTAGGAATTTTCACTCCCATGCCTGATAAAAATCTTTGGAGTATAACTTTAACCTTATCCCATCCGCTAAGATTTTTAAAATCGTTACGCGCTTTATCTTCTAAAGTTTGAGATACACGCGCCTGTGTGTTTCGAGAGTTATACATATTTTCTTCTACATCACTTTGATACCTTTCTAATTCGTTACGCATATTCTTCTCTAAATCTTGTGAAGTGCGAGATGTAGATTTCATCACTTGACCTGCAGCAGAATCATAAGCACGAGCCTTAGCCATGCGATCCGCAACATCTTTGGGAATCGGTTTTCCTTGTGCTATATAACTTCTTGCGATTTGTTGAGCTTTAACTGCATCGGCTCCGGCTCGATCTGACAAACCTCGAGAAACTTGATCCAAGGAACCCAAATCACTATCAACTACGGCTTTGGTATAGTTACCCGCTTCTTGCATGCCGCTTTCATGCACACCTTTAACAAAATTCTTACCTTTATCCCAAAGTTTTCCAAACCAACCTTTTTCCTCTTGTTTATTATTGTTGGTATTATTATTTGTAGTGTTGTTTTGAGGCTTCAGCTGCTGCTGTTGTGTTTGGGTGTTATTTGATCCTGTAAGTTTATTCCAAATTTTTTTAGCTCCCCCTGCAATCGCTCCTCTAGCATAAGCTCCTAATCTCCTTGCCTGAGCCATTGTGCCTCTATTCATATCCAGCCTGAAATCTGACCACTGATTATTATCATTAAAAGATTTTCCATATTCGTCACGAACACCTTGACGAACTTCTGAAGCAACTTGGGGATTCGAAGCAAACTTCTTAAAGTTAGCAAACTTAAAAGAACTGTTTTTTGCTGCAATGTTTGAAGCAAACTTTTGAAAATTTTTCGTAGTTAACATAATTAAAATCTTCCTGTTGTATCAGTGTTTTCGGCAAAATCAGGCATGGACATTCTAACAAACGGGTCTAAATTACTTTTGATATTAGTTTTATAACCTCTGACTGCTGACTCAACATAATTCTTTGCCTGATAAGGGGCTGTTGCCCTTTCTAAGAAATTTCTATTACCCTTGTTTGGAGCTTCCCTTAATCTTACATAAATTGGCGTAAATCCCGGTTCATTATCCGATACCAATACGGAATCCGTTATGCCGGTATTTCTGATGTGATCAATCATTTTATTGGTTAACTTGGTACCGATAGTATAATGCAATACTGGTTTCTGTAAGTATTTGCCTTTTAAATCTTTATTTTTAGAGGATATATCTATTTCTTTTGAATCCTTATCGGGTTTATAAGAAGCTTCCAATGCATTATAAGATACAATATCTCCAGGCAAATAATCTCCCACGCTATCAGGATCTGTAATCTCTACTTTATCTACAATGCCTCGAGCCAACACCTCTAAATTACGCTTATGTGCGGTGGCATTACTGTCATCTAATAACTGTTTGCCTATGTTTACAAATGCCTTTCTACCTTCCCCAAGACCTCTCAAACGCACCACATCTCCTAAATCTACAAGCCCATCCGCCAACTGATCTCCTTGTTCAACATCTTGACCTTCTTGTACTTCAATATTAGAATCCGGATCAACATAGTGTTCTACACCGTTTACGACAATATAATGTCCCCCTTGTGGAGCTTCATATATTTTTTCTACCCTACCGTCTGATTCTGCAAGCGGAGCTTTCGATTTATACTGCTCAGGAGATTCAAAAAATTGATTGATATAATCAAATCCGGAGAATGTGCGCTTCTTTCCTTTAAATCCACCAGCTTCATGCTTAGACGAATTATGAGATATAAGACCGTTTGCTAAAACAAACAAATGTGTCGGACTATCAACTTCTATGTCAAAACACACCCTATTACCCAAGAATCTTATATCAAGAATACGCGCGGGATCTCCAAGAACATCAAAACATAAAGATTTTTTATAAATTTCTTTTACAGGCAGATCTAACATTTCCCCATAAATTTTAAATTTATGGTTACGAGTACAAATAACAGAATACGCAATATCGTTGTGCTCAAATATAACTTCATAAACATTCCTGCAACCTTGCTTAAATTTATTAAGCACTTTAGCTGCAATTATATTGCCATTTGTATCTAAGCTTTTAACAATGTCACGTCCCGGAACAATATCTCGAATTTGTTTTTTTGTTCCATCCCATAACATAATTTCAGTTGTGTAATGCAGACACAAACCACCTTGAATGGCAGGTTCACTAGTGGCTGTAGCAGCAGTAATACCTGCGTGAAAATCTCCAATTTTTGGCAACCGTTTATTATAGTCTAAACCAAAAGCTTCAGCAGATATACCGTCTGATGATACAGTGGCAATAGGGGAATGTACAATAACGGTTTTTACCCCTTTACGTTTTAAAGAATTTAATACATCTCTATCAACAATTGTGCCTTCAGCATATCCGGCAACCGGACGCGCCAATACTCTGCCATATAAGGATGCGTCATCAATATCTAAATCAATGCCGTTGTTTGACGTATCTTTTTTTGAGGTTATCATCATATTGGATACCGGGCGAAATAAACTTTTACCCCAGCCTCCAAACTTTGCTGTACTCTTTTTTATGGCAATTGTTGCTGCGCGTGTTCCGTATGTACTCGCCAAATATTCAGGAATAGATAAACCTTCTCCAAAACTATGCTTAACAAAATAAGGAATTGTTCTGCCCTTATAATCCGTATACAAAGCCGGAGTTGTTATCAAAGCTTTTAACTGGAACGGAGAGCCTCTGGCACCTGAAGATACGGAATTGTATAAATTATTGCGATTTGTTTTAGCCGCATTTAAGGTATCCTTTTCCAATTTTGTAGCATACCTTTCATATACGTCCATTATAGCTTTGTTCTTTTTTTCTTCGTCTTTAATATTGTCACGAAGATACTGAACCTCGTTGTGCATTTCTTCTAATGCCGCATCTTTATCAAACGGAGGTTTAAAATCGGAAAGCCGCAAAGTCTGTCCCGAGTAATAAACAGACTTACGCGCAATATCCATAATTTTATCCATTAATTCCCTATAACGTTCCGGATATTTTTCAGCTATAGCAGACTGCAACTCGTTCATAGACTTGGCGTCATATGTACGAGTGTAGTCCCTAATATCCTCAGGTAATACGGAGTTAATAAGATATTGAATTGCCTTCACAGTAAAGTGTTGCTGTTAAACGTTCGGTGCAAAATCTACTGAATTTCCAGATACACTGTCAACAGCTGTTGTATTAAAATTTCCAATATTGTTTATTGAGTTGGATTGTATTGTATAATTAGGTTCTGCGTAATACCTTTGAGGATTGGTGTACTTGACCTCATTAAGCATAACAGCCTTCATTGGCTCATACTGATACGACACATTGACAGCATAATTTTCCGCTGTGCCTGTGACGACTAATTTATAAATTGCGGCAAATAAATGTTCAAACTTAAATGGAGTGCCTGCAGTAAGATCTATTTCTTCACCCACAGGCATCCAAGTATTAATTGAAGCCACGTTCCCATCTTCGTCTAATTGCTGTATTGTAGTATACCGATAAAGCGCAGCTTTTAATCCTGTGGCATCCGAAGTTCCGTCATAAACCTCATTAACCGTAGTAATCGGATGTGTAACTAATCCATAAATAGTATTATCATCCCCTGAAACATTAAACGATAAATCCAGATACTTTTCATCTTCCAATCCTGCTTGTGGAGAAGCATAAACGGGAGAATAATAAGCAAACTCAGTGAATAATTTGGCAGTTACCCTGCAATATGTATTTGAGCCAGGCATATTGAAATAAAATTTTAAATGTTAATGCTTTATTTTCAGGTAAAGATAAAGAAATGTAAAGATAAAAACCTGCAGATAACCACAGGTTTTTACCTAAGTTTAGGATTTTGTTCTACGTCTGCTCTAACTTACTTTAGGTTTCCAGCTTGAGCAGCTAAAAGTTTACGAGACAGAATCTGGGATATTTGGGTAAGTTTTCCAAATGCCTCATCATTCGTTTTTACACCCAGAATTACAAGCGTGCCTTGGAGTTCTGCACAATCAGAAATTGCTTTGCTTATATCTGAAGCGGTAGATAGAGACATCCACTTGATTATTAATGCATTAATATATGCGGTGCGTGTAAATCTATCATATTTTAAAGCAGCTTGTCCAGCATCGGTGTTAAGCAGAGACTTAAAAGTGTCCCAATCCTTAAAACGTATTGTAGCGTTAACTATTTGGTTATCATTTAGTTTAACACCATTAATTTTATAATCATTGGATTTTAACTCTTGATAAAATGTAGGATTTTCTACCTCGGTTACTTCCTTTAAGTTCCAAACGCTTAATTTCGTGAAAATCTCCGGAGAAGCAGAGACAGGACAATTCCTACCGTTGTCAATAGTAATTAAATAGCTAAAAAGTTTCGTAGTTGCTTCAGGATATGATGCACCCTTTGCCTCTTCTGAAACTTTCCACGCATCAAAGGCAGATATGCAATCTTTTAAATTAGCTTTAATATAAGCATAATTATTTGCCTGAACTCCTTTGGCATGTATGGCTCCAAACTCGGAAGACAGCTCGGATAGATTCTTGGCATTTACAACGCCAGGAATAATTAAAGCAGCGCATACCACAATACAAGAAATAAGAATTTTATTTATCATAATTATTTAGTGAGGTTGTTAATTTCTTTTAAAATATTAAATTTTTCAATCTTATTTTCAGCAGTATAATATTCTTTCCATTTATACCATACCGGTGTAAATGGATAAGCTGAAACTGCAGTATTTAAGGAAAACAAAGACATTTCTTGTTGCAACTGAAATGTCTTTGTTTCTGCCATAAGATTTAAAGTATCCAAGTAATCTTGGCAAAGATTTAAATCATTGTCATCATCTGCCATTGCACTGGAAGCAAAGATCATTCCAGGTATAGCTAAAAATAAATTTAGTTTTCGCATTTTAATTTAAAGGTTTAAAAAATTGTACTACAGCGGGGCGCCATATCTTGCCCCCATTTGTATCTGTATCTGCCGTGCTTCTACCTATTCTCCAAATTACAACTGTATTATTGGGATTGTTAAACACAGATAAAAACGCAGCAGACGGCTGCACGATAATTCCTCCAATGCGCAAATTTGAAGATACTTGGTTTGCAATGGAAGAATCCAAATTAGAAAATTGAGTTTTAACATGCGCACAAGTCATGCCTGGGCCCGACTGAAAATAATAACACACTGCAGAAGTATCACAAATTGCAGGATTATTGTTTTTTACCCAAGAACTATTAAAATTTACCGTAGTAAAAAAATATAATTCCGTACCATTAGGGGCCAGAACTTTTATTTCCATATCAGTAAAATCATCCATTGGGCCGGAATATATTTGCACATTTGAGAATGTAGGCAAGTTATTAGCTGCGGAAAAATTTGTAGGTGTATTAACCACCCCTGTATTAGAATTATATGTTACAGGCTTGGTAGCAGCACATAATGCCAAAGCTGTAAATCCGGAAAACAATCCAAGAAAAAATTTATGCATTGTATTCGTTCCATTCTTCTTGAGTTAAATAAGATGGTGTAATCACTCCATCTGTTTGTTCAAAAATTAAATACACAAAGGTATTGGCAACTATTTGTTTATTTGAATTAAACACATTCATTTTTATAACCTTTACGGGCCCATTTAAACTAATTGAATTAGTTGCTGACAGCTCAATGTTGGTTAACGGGTTGCCATTACCGTCCGTGGATAACGTCATTTGACCATCTGCAGACGCAGAGGATTTGATATATCCCGAAGGATAAACTATCCTATTATTTTGACAGGACGCTAAAGTTGTTGTAGATCCACTTGAAGACATATCAATTTTTGATCAAACTAAAAAATTCTGAAGCAATTGTTATTGTGCCTCCAATACCGCCTAAAATACCAACTAAAAATATTACCGTGTTCTTAAAAAAAGATTTTATTGTATTTTCTTTAGCAAGTTCAGCTTTATGTTTTTTTGTAAACTCGATAGCACTATCCACATCATTCTCTACTTTATGCTTCCAAGTTTTTAACTGAATGCAGGTGCCATTTGTTTTCTTTACTTCACGAGATATATTTTTTAATCTGGGAATCATCCAGTCCATCTTCTGGCGTATTAAGTCCAACGTTGTCAGAATGTAACGATCGCGTGGAGTTAAATTTTCCATTTGTGCCATCATCGTTTCAGCTTCCGAACTAACTTCAAATGCAGGTATGGTTATTTCTTCAATTGGAGAAAGTTTTAAAGCAATTTGATCCTCGGTTTCAAATACATCTTCGTGATTAAGCAATGATTCCGTAGGATACGTTGATATTTCTACAGGGCGATTCATTATTATTTAAAATTAGCACACTTTACATGTGCTTGTCGATAATTAACTTTTGGACAGTCTTACTTTAAACAAAAATTTACGTTTAGGATTATCCGTATTATTCAGATTTCTTTCTTCCGCTACTTTATTTTCTTCTTCAGATTTAGTATTTGAAGGATTTACAAAATTGTGAAATAAAGTTCCTATTCCACTCATTTGCATCCATTCTTCCGTGCTTGGTCCAAATGCAGACATTCCAGCGGGAATTGTGATTCCTTTAGAAGCATAAAGTTTATCTTTTTGATCTTCCGTCATTTATAAATTATCCTTTCTGTTGATTTCCATACGGTAGGCATCCGCCATATCCATAAAATATTTCATGTATTTTGGCGAAATTTTATAATTATTTCCATTTTCACATTTTGTGATGCCTTCGTTTTTCTTTAAAGGCGGCACAATTTTGTCACCGTATTTATCTATTAAAGCGTTATATAAATCAACTGTTTTTTTAGTAATTATAAAATATTTTCCTTCTTCAATATCTATTAAACCCCCTGTCTGATCGCCATATTCATCATAAGATATTACATCTCGTTCTATAATGTCAGGAGTCTTATTAGTTGTAGACATACATCCTGCTACAACTATGCATATACTAAATAGAAATATTCTTGCGTATCTCATCGAGAGCTTTTTTATCCCCTTTTAAAGATTTGTTTATTAATTCATTATGCTTATCTGACTCTTGGTTGATCTTCTTAGCCAACTCATTGTCTGTCAAATCTTTATCTTTTGCTCTATTAGCAAAAATAGAAGCAATATATTCAATAATTTTTAAAATGGATGCTATAATTGTCTGCATTAGAAATAACTTTTATCAAATGTCCACAAGTCCATTACATAATTTTTATCCGACAAGAAGGAAGCAGGGAAATAACCATATCCAAAATCACCTGTAGAAGTACCCCAACTATTCAAAAATTCAAAATAAGTTTGACCATTCTTTTGTTTAAACCCTGTTATACAAACGGCATGACCTCCGATTAACTCCGCTTCTTTAATATTCTTACACGGATTTAAATAACCATAGTAATCTAAGCTATCCATTTGCTCCTTATACAAATACAGCCCTGCAATAATTGGCAAATGTTCTGCTACTAATACATTTTTACAAATTTCTTCCGGATTCGCTTCCATTGATATCCTTAAATACTCTTTTATTTTAAAGTTTTTATCAGGATCAATAGCGGCAGGCGGATTACTGTCAGGCGTGAATTTATAAAATGGCATAACAATTTCAGGAATTACACCATATTTTTTTAATGCTTTCATCAAGCTTCTAAGCGTAACTCCACAATCCGGCAGAGGAGAACTGACATTGCCGTAAAATTTATCGTCAAATAAGAAATCTACAAACCTTGCATTATAATAAATATATAAAGGTGAAAGTAAAAAATTCCCGGATACTTCTTTATCTGAATTATCGGGGCGAACCATATTTAACATTTTATTTCGCAAAATAAAAACAGCTGCGGAAGCCGCGAAACCCCCGCATGCAGAAGTATCCTTTTGATTTTGTACGGGAGGGGCATATTTTTTTAAAGAAAAATCTTTTATACTATCAACTGTATCTTGGTAGATTGCCGAACCAAGTTTTATATGGTCACGGGTATCAGGCAGGTCGGGCTTACAACCCAGTAATTTGGAAGAACCGGCATTTGCTTTAAATAAAGCAGTTAATTTTTCAGAAGAAGTAGCTTCGTCTCTACGATTCTTTTTAAATTTATTTTTTACCCAAGAAAATAGAGATTTTATACCTACCATAATGTTTAGTCTCCGTCTTTATTTTTTACAAGGTTCCTTGCTTGATTAACATAGAATATTTGGTCTTGTTCAGAAAAAAACTTAAAATATAAATTTCCTAATTCTTTATCAGATTTATTTAAAAGATCAGGATTGTTTATCGCGTCAAAATATAAATTTTGAATGCAATCATCCCTGTATAAAGCTATTTGTTGTTCCTGTATTTCCTCAATATCATCCTTAAATGATAGCTTTACTTGATAAGAGCAGGCTGTAAGAAGAAACAATAAAAATATGGAAAATACTTTTTTAACCATTATTATTTAACCTCAAGTTTTGGAGTTAACACACCATTTATAGTGTCTACTACGAGATACATTTGTCTATCTATTCCGGTATTGTCCTTTAATGTATAAGATTCCTGTGCTCCAGTTGAATCGGTAGTTTCGTTAAAATTAAACTTGGCTAATATATTATTTCTCGACAGATTTTCAGAGTTAACCGTCATGTCATAATATTTATCTTCGTTATTTAACGTAACCTTAAATCTTAAATTATATATTGAATCCCCCTCCGGTGATGTGCTGCTCATATTTATTTCCTTTCTTCAGAATATTTTTCAGGATCTAAGACTCGTACGTCTTTTAAAAATTCAACTTTAAAAAAATTCTCGTAACGCTTCGCTGTGTCAACGTCACGAAAATCAAACATGTCCAAAGTGCCTGTTAGTTTATTTTGAACCAACACAGACATTACTTTTCCTTCATCATTACATAACTCCACAAAAGAAATGTCTTTTGGCACTTCTACAACTTGTCTGTCTAAAGCTGATCTTAATCTGATGATCATACAGAGAGTTTCGGAGCCTCGGGAAGTTTCCCGCCTTGCATGATGCTTATAATCGTAGAATACTGTCCTGCAATTTGCGAATACTTATTCTGCAAATCAATAAAAGATTGCTTAAGATCAGCAAATTCTTGACGCATAGCATTAATGTCTTGTTCCTGTTTTTGAACTGTAGATCCAAATTCCTCCAACATAGGAATTATTTCAGCTACCGGATCTCCGCCTTGGGGAGCAGCTCCACCCATGCCAGGATCCATAGGTGGCATAGCCCCACCCATCATTGAAGGATCCGGAGGCATAGCTACCGGAGGAGGCATTGCGGATGGGTCCATGGGCGGCATTCCTCCTTGCGGGGGCATGGCTTCAGGAGGCGGTGGAGCTCCGGCGCCAGCCATTTTTTCAGCAGGCACAAAAGCCGTTTTAGCAAATTCTAAAAATTCTTCAACCGTGGTAGGTGCATTCGTATCTTTTGACATATCCTTAAAATTATTAAATTTATCTTTGATTATTAATCTAATGCCTAAATTCTTCAAGTATTCATTTCCTGATATTAATGATTTAAATAACGCTTGCGATTTTTTATTATCTTCATGAACTGTCCAGACTGGATTTTTTAATTTACCATAGCCGCTTTTAGACTCAAAATCGCTAATAGCCTCGACAACCATTTTTTTAGCTATACCTTTACCTCTATATTTATTTAATAAAGCTACGCTAATATATTCTCCAGGTATGCTTTCATATGGCAATAATTCCGTTATTTCTGATCTTGGTGTTATGCCTACATAACCGATTAATGTGCCTTTGTAAAATAAAGCGTAAATTTTGTCATAATTGCCATTAAAGTTTTCTAAGCGTAACCCATTCCACCAATATTCAGGATTTTCATCCTCTACCTCTTTAAAAAATTTTCTTACTGATTCAATTAAATTATGGTTTTCCTGTGTAGATAAAAAACAATCATCATCTAAATTAAAACCATAATTTTCTATGTTTAATGGAATGATTTTTTTAATCATATCTTAATTTCAGGTATTGGAGTTATCGGAGGCAAATATCTCAATTTTATACCATTAACATAAACTTCCCTAGCAGTATTGGAATTGCTTTTAGGACGAGAAACATTTGGGCTTTTATTGATTGCTTTTGCATTAGGTGTCGGTGAACCTAATCCAAATTCCTTTTCTAAAGCGTTAATTGTATTCGTCCATCTCGGCGTAAATTTTTCTCCCTTTTGAAACCTTTCCTGCTCATTTCTCCAGACATTGGAGTCTCTTAAATGCTTAATTATTTCCGCCTTATTGCCTGCTGCAAGAGCTTCTCTAAAATTGGGCCAATTGGGAAGATTAGCATTAAAGCCTAACTGCAATAAATGATTTTTAGCATTTTCAGACAGTTTATTAAAACCTTCCAGATTACGAACGCCAACATGATTCTGTAAATACCATTCTTGTAGCTGCTTTGAAATCTTTCTTGGAATTTTAGAACCTACTTTTAAATCTCCGGTATATTTTAAATTCTTCCTAAGATACTGTTCTACAAAGGGATAAAGTTTAACGCCCCCAGGCATTGTTGGAATATGTTTGTCCTTGGTGTCCTTTGTATCCATATAGATCTCATCGTTATTACGTGTACCCCATCCTTCATAAGACTGCAAATCCTTAACCATATCTGCATAGGTATAAGGTTGGGAAGCAACAGATGCAAATTTTCTAAAGTTATTTATCCGAATCATTGTTTTTAATTTTTATTGTTCCTAAAGAATCTTTATCAAATAAAACTCCTTCGTCATAGTCAAAATAAACTGAAGTTTCAGATTCTTTTTTAATATCAAAATATACCGATACTTTTTTTGCTATAGTTCCGTAATTTTCCCTAACTACTTGTATAGATTCTGCAACAACATTGCTTATTTTAGATTTAATCAAATATTTTATGGCAACATCGTCTTTATAAACCTTCTGCAAATCTTGGATGAATCTTTTATCTTCCAATACAGATTTTATGGAAGAATCCAAAGATTCTTTAGCCAAGGATTGTTTATCATCCAAGGCAGGTGTATAAGGTTTTAACCCCGGAACAATTTTGCAAAATACACTGTTCCATATGAAAGTTAAAATATATTTAATAAGTTTATAAATAGGCGTATCTTTTGAAACACAAGGCAAACTGATATAAATTACGCCTAGGATGAATACAATTAAAGTGGCAATACTAACTGCGGTAGTAGTATCTGTAAATAAAGAAAAATCTGCAAGATTTTGATCCATAGTAAATCTAGTCTTGCAGATTTTTTAAATTAAACAAGTTTAAAGATGGAAAACTATTGTGCCTTTTTGTTAATTTTGTTAATATCCACGTGTTCCCATGGGGAATCCTGGTATGGTAGCTGGAGCGACAGAAGCAGGGGGTTGATTGTTTTTATCAGCACGATTTTTGTACTCTTCCCCTTTACTTTCAGAAAACTCTTTAATTTTATTCCCTACAACTTTTGCTGCATTTGCCATTGGATTAAGAAATTTTCTTTCCACTCGTTCTATAGGTGTTTCAATTTTAAAATCAACCGGAACACTACGCCTATTCGTAGACAATCTTACATCTTTATCAATTATATTTTTACTATTTTCCGCAAATCTGTCTGGCTCTCTCTCTGCAAAAGCTGTATTTGCCGCTTGTTGAGCTACCGTAGCTTTTCTATTGTCATTTCCGCTCAATCCTGTTTCTTCCTTGATACGATTAATTATCTGAGGAGCATTTCGTCTTGTTTCATCTTTATAGTGGTTTAAAGCCAAACGCTGAGCAGCAGCTTGCAATCTAGCTTCTTCCCTTTCTTTTGCAGACAAAGACGGATCTTTAGCTAAGCTGTCATAGTGCTTTATCTTTTCATTATAACTATTAACCGCATTATTCCACTTATCAGCTTCAGCTTTCATGGCCTCGTCATATCTTGATTGCGTACGATCTAATGTACGTTGACTTTGGGCATCTAAAACTGTTTCTTCAGGTAGTCCTACAACTTTTGTTAAGAAATTACGCTTTTTCTCATAATCCTCTGGAGAAGATAAGCCCGAGGTGTTAGTTCTGGCAATGTTTAGTTGTTCCGGAGTGGCTTCTCTATAAAGCTTTCGAGTTGAATTAATATCATTTTCAACAGAAGCCAAATTTCGTGCCATTGCATCATTATATGCCTGCAATCTTTGTTCTTCTTTAGTTAAGGGAACTTTGGTTGTATTCTTAAACAACATATATGGAGTTCCGAAAACCCCAGGTTTTATATTGCCCCTATCATCATAAGATAGCAGATTACGAGCAAGCATATCACCAAAAGAATTATAGCGATTGCCTAAACCAAATAACCATGTGTCCTCCGGAGATACCGCTGCAGTGGGTCTATAAAATCTTCATAAGGACCGAAACGTTCCATCATATACTCAGGAAACATTTCGTATAAGTCTTCAATAGACAAATTTCGAGCAGGATTAGACATTTTTATTAAATTTATTTAAAACATCAGGATTCTCCCGTAGATACTGTAAACCATAGCCCCCTAAGGCTCCGAGAGCAAGACCTGCTAAAGCTCCATTACTTCCTCCCATTAAACCTCCAACTCCACCTAATGCAGCCGCAGGAGCCGCATAGTATGCCCAAGGATTCTCATCAGCAAATTGCATTATTTTATTAAAGGCGTCTGATGAATTATCGGAGTCTATTTGAGTTTTCTTTTTCTGTTGATCCCATAAATACGCAGCACCCCCAACAGGTGTAATTGCTGCTCCTATTGCCAAAGGTTTACGCCATCTGTTAAAAATTCCTTTAAAAGGCAATCTTGGTACTATACGTGTTTCAAGTACGCCTGGAAGCAACTTTAATCCTGTAGCGGAAAATTTCTGAAAATTGTCTATGTTCATAATAAATAAATTTCTATTATTTAAAGAAGGTTTGATAAAAAATTCAATCACAAAACACTATTTATCTAAAATAACAATTTCATCCGACAATTTAATTTTGCCGGAATTTAATCCTTCCATTAATTCCTTAGCACTATTTAAGATCCATTTATTTTCTGCAGGCGCCGTAATCTGAGAATTGGGGCCTAAGATGTAATCCTGCTTTAGTTTGTTCACGACCCTATAGTCCCTGGGAGAAAAAATCTGTTTTGATGGAAGTAATTTTTCCTTTATTTCTGCTTGAGCTTCAGGAAGCGCAGGCACATGCACATTCATCGTATTTGAAAGTACAACCCCGCTATAATTAATAAAGGTTTCGTACCCAGGAACTGTAAGATCATAGCCGTCTAAATAGACACCCGTATCTTCAATTGTGTCAATGGTCGCAAACTCTAACCCTGGTTTATTAACCCAGTTATCAAAGTTATAATTATCATCAGTTTCTAAAACAAATTGTTTTAATTCTTTATCATATGAAACTAATGTAATAATTCCTACTCGATAAAATTCCTTTTGCACATCCCTTATTTCATTAAAATCATCAAAAAATAAAGGAAATATAAATTCATCTTTACTGTATTTATTCTCCGCAAGAACTGAACACACCGGAATATTTATGTCAAATTCTTTAGCTTCTTCGGGTGTATGTCTTTCGTATTTTCCGGTATTTTTATTTAATCCGTATATTGCCCTAGGATCATCATCCGTAAAAATCTGCAAACCGTTAGATAATGTCACAATAACTAGTCGTCGTCTTGGATGTATTGAAAAGCAACTTACATCAGCCCACTTCCAATCGCTTTTATCTTCATTAAAAGCTAATACTTTTAAATCCTTAGTATCATAAAAGTAAATAGGCCCGTTTTTACCTTCAGGATTTACGTTAGTCAATTTTCCGTGAGGTATTTCAGACAAATCAGCCAAAAATACCGAATAACCATCCGGAATATCTGGTAAATTTAAAAGCTCTGGATTTTTAATTGGTTGCATTATTAGGTTTTAATAATGCAAAAACAAAATCATATGTCAAAAATAAAACCAAGGATCTAATGATTCCTTGGTTTTAAACTTAAGTGAATAAATTTATTCCCATCGAAATTTAGATTTCATGCCATTGTCATACATTTTATTAACAATGGATTTTACTCCGGTTCCTACAATATTATCCCCGTAAGTTTTCTCTACTTCCTTAGCTAAATGCTTTTTATCCAAATAACTTTTTAATTTGCTGGATCCGTAGCCTATTGTTCCTCCAATTAAAGCATTTCGTATTACCCTGTCAGCTATGCTAGTCCTTGGACCTGCAAACATGGCGTCAAAAGCTGTAGCCGGTAGGGAAACTAATAATCCCAGCTTTAATCCAGGATCCATTTCGTTCCACAGTGATTTTAAATTATCAGTTATATCTGACATAATAATTAAACTGTGATTCCCTTAAATCAGCGCGATAGTTTTTTTAATACATCTAAATTCTCCAACACTTTTACTTGTCCTTTAGGTGAAAATAAATTTTCAATTATATAATTGTCTACCTTGTCTTTAAATACATGAGGCTTCAAAGTAGAGGTTACGGATTCCACTTGTTCTCCAGAAGGGGATTTTATTAGTTTTCGAACAACATTATAATCCGTGGGGCTTGCCCCTATAGTATCCATATACTTATTGAAGTTCTTATCTCGTGCGAGAAGAGAAACAAGTTTATTAAGTCCTGAGCGCGCAAGGCTGCCTAATCCGGCATACTTTATAAGAGAATTATAGTTAGAAGGTGTCATAAATTTTTAAATAATATATTTTATTGCAAATAGTTTAAACATTGTCAAAAAAAAAAAAAAAAC